GTTTTCGGTCTTGACGAAATGGATATTGCAGAAAAGGCTAGAGAACAACTTGAACGCTTTGGGGAAAATCTTCATGTTACTCTCAAGAAACGAAAAGATGAGAATAGTCTAATGGTTCATTGTCAATCAAAACAACTTGCATGGTATTTCGATAAGAACTTCAAGCAAGCTAATACTGAAATTAGAGTACCTGAATTTATCTTGAAAGCGCGTCATCATGTCAAGCTAGCATATGTAGCTGGTGTTACAGATGGGGATGGTTGCACTGGTAATAGACCAATTATTGTCGTTTCTACTGTTTATGAAAAATTTGCTCGTGATTTGCAAAATGTCCTTTATTCTTGTGGTATTGAAAGTAGGTTGAATATTTGTACTAAAAATTATCCGAGTAGGAATGATAACTGGCAAAAAGTTCATAATTTGAGTTTGATTACCAAGAGATCCCAAACAGAATTTTCAGAGATTCCAGAGCTTATTAAGGATCTTAGAGTGAATTCCAAATCGCAAAATGCAAATGGTTTCCCAAGTAGTTTTGAAACAAATTCAAAAGTTAACACTCTATATGGGTTGTATTCAAATAAGCAATTTAATATTGATGCATATGCAAAACAGTATGGAGAATGTTCGTTTACCCCAATTGAAGTTGTTGAAGTTGTTGAAGACGTAGAAGAAGAGACATATGATATTGAAGTTGAAAATCGTCATGAATTCTTTTGTAATGGAATTATCTGTCACAATTCGGCTGAGATATCCTTGGGCTATGTGGATGATAAAGATTTTATGAATCTGAAGAATTATGAAATTAATCCAGAACGTTCTGCAATTGGTTGGTTGAGCAACAACTCTGTTGTGCTACGTGCAGATAATGGGTATAAAGATTTTTCATATATTCCCGAACTTGCTCGTCGCATTCTTGATAATGGTGAGCCTGGTATGATTAATTTGTACAATATTCAAAAGTATGGTCGGTCTGGAAAAGAACTTCCAGATGAAGCTACTATGGTAAACCCCTGTGGTGAAATTCCTTTGGAAAACTTTGAATTGTGCAATTTGGCAGAGATATTTCCTCCTAGGTGCTCTGATCCACAAAAGTTTTACAAAGCTCTCGAGTACGCCACATTATATGCATCGTCAGTATCTCTGCTACCAACTCATCGTCCAGAAACGAATGCTGTAATTGCTAAAAATCGTCGTATCGGAGTTAGCATTTCCGGAATTGCTCAATGGGCTAGTAAGTCTGATTCGGAAGAGTGGGGTCAAATGAATTATACAAAGATGATTACATTTCTTCGCAAAGGCTATAAAGTTGTTCGTGAGACAAACACACGTCTTGCTAAAGAAGCAGGTGTGCCAGCTGCAGTTAGAGTCACAACTGTGAAACCGAGTGGAAGTATTTCTCTTCTTGCAGGAGCAACTCCAGGCGTGCACAGTCCCGTCAGCAGATATGCTATTCGTCGTGTAAGAATTGGTATGACATCTCCACTAGTTGAACCACTCATAGCGGCAGGTGTTCCGCATGAAAAGGATATTGTTTCCGAGAATACTTATGTATTTGAATTTGTTATTGATCATGGTGATGTTCGACCATGCGAAGAGGTATCCCCGTGGGAACAATTTTCTGTAGTACAAATGATGCAAAAACATTATGCAGACAATTGTGTTTCCGCAACTATATACTTTGATAAAGATAAAGACGGACCCGATGTAGAGGGTATGCTTGCAATGTTTATACCAAATCTGAAATCAGTGAGCATGCTCCCACATTCTGGACATGGGTATGCTCAGGCCCCTTATGAGGCTCTAACATTTGAAGAATACGAAAAACGCAAGAGTCAGTTCAAACCTATTGACTACAAGAGCGTTAAAAATAATGTTCCAAGTGGATCAAAATTTTGTAGTGGGGACACGTGTGAACTTTAAAAGAATATTAATTCTAGAGTTTTTAATCATTTGAAATAAAGCAAACATTGTAAAATAAAAATATTTTACAATTCAAAATATAAAGTTGATTTTAATTATCAAACTTCTATCTTTATATAAAATGCATAAAAAGTATAATATTACAGCAAATTTTAACGTACAAGGCAAATCAGCTTTGTATTGTATTTATGAGGGTTGTAGTACTCGACCCTATTACAATTTTGCTGGAGAAAAACGTGGGATTTATTGTAATAAACACAGACTCGTTGATATGATTAATGTTAATAAAAAAACTTGTATTTATGAGGGTTGTGGTACTCAACCCTATTACAATTTTGCTGGAGAAAAACGTGGAATTTATTGTAATAAACACAGACTTGTTGATATGATTAATGTTAATAAAAAAACTTGTATTTATGAGGGTTGTGGTACTCGACCCTATTACAATTTTGCTGGAAAAAAAGGGGGTATTTATTGTGTAAAGCATAAACTGAGTGGAATGATTGATGTGAATCACAGAAAATGTGTCGAGTGTGGTATTTTACCAAGTTTTAACCTAAAAGGAAACCAAATACCTTTATATTGTTTAACTCATAAACAGGAAGGAATGGTTAATGTAGTTAATAAAACTTGCCTCGAGTGTGATAAACAACCAATTTTTAACGTAAAAGGAAAAAAAAGAGGTTTATATTGTGTTGAACATAAGAAAAATGGTATGGTAAACGTTGTAACCAAAACTTGTCTTGAGTGTGATAAGCATCCAATTTATAATAATGAAGGAGAGAAAAAAAGATTATATTGTCATGAACATAAGAAAGATGGTATGATTAATATACATAGCAAGAGTTGTAAAAGCGAATGGTGTCAAACTATACCTCGTAATAAAAAATACGATGGTTATTGTTTACGGTGTTTTATATATTTATTTCCAGATAAACCAGTTTCTCGTAATTACAAAACAAAAGAATATTCTGTTTTAGATTTTATAAAAACAAAGTTTTCTGAATTAAATTTTATAGCAGATAATATAATATCAGGAGGATGTTCGAGAAGAAGACCAGATTTGCTTCTTGATATGTTGTACCAGATTATAATTATAGAAATTGATGAAAATCAGCACCAAGATTATGATTGTAGCTGTGAAAACAAACGGATAATGGAATTATCTCAAGATTTAGGACATAGACCGATAGTATTTATCAGATTTAATCCAGATGGCTATAAAAAAGATGGAAAAAATATTACTTCGTGTTGGGGATGTGACAAAAATGGAATATGTGTTGTAAAAAAATCTAAGCAAAAAGAATGGCTTGAAAGATTAAATACTTTGGAAGAACAAATCAAATATTGGATATGTCCAGAAAATATGACATACAAAATGATAGAAATAATCCATTTGTATTACGATATGTAAAATACAACAAGTTTAGTATAGTGAACTCTGAATTTGTATATTACAATATACACATCATCTATAGTACAACTTTTTAGAATAAAATTGATAGTTTGATTTATGTATTTTACAATTCAAAACTGCTATTTTCAAATATAAAATTGATTTAAATTATTAACTTTACATTTTTTATGTAAAATGGCCAAAGAAGGAATGATTAATAGTCAAAGTTGTAACCTTAAACCTGAAAGGTTCATACGTAAATCTAAAAGACGTTCAGGGAAAGAAATTATGTCACAACTTTTTCTTGGGAAAGGGTATAGAAATGTTAATTTTGCCACAATAAGTAAATTTGTATCAGATGAAATTGTTGAAAATAAACCACTAATTGTTGATTTACCAACTTATCCTGAAAGGCACACTATCCTAATCCACGTTATGTTAGATCAACAAAAAATAATGGTATCTGATTGGGGTGGATTAGAAAATGAAACAAGAGGGGAAAGGGGGAACAAAGGATTTGATGAGAGGTTTATAGCATACTCTCAATTTATGAAATTGCTTAGTAAAAAGTATGAGTTACCCATTGAATTCTATCCAGAAGATGATGAGTTGTATAATGAAGCACTAAAACATCACAAAAGTTTCAAGAACAAGAGTGGTGGACACGGTGGATGTTCGTTTTACATTTTCAAATGGGTTTGTAAATATTATCCAGATTATTCTTAATTATCTAAAAGAATGAGTTCTAAGATAAAATATGTAAAACCGATGTTCAAAAGAAGATAGACGTAACGATAGCCAAGTTAAGTTTATATCTAAAGGATATTAAGTTCTTTCTTTTATTCCTGTCGTAAGAAAGTTTTTTGTTTGATATAATTAGAAAAACAAATATACCCAGTGTCAAACTAACTAAATTTTGGTTAGACGCTAGAGGATAAAAGAACATATTTATCAAGAATACTAGGTTACGCTGTCCTCAAGTTTAGATTTTTCTAGATTTAAAAAGCGGTGTCTAAATATTATCCAGATTATTCTTAAAAACTTCTAAGTGAATATTGTATCAATTTTATTCTAAAATTGATATTTTGATTTATGTATTTTACAATTAATAGATAATTATGATTCAATTATTTAAAGCAAACAAGCTTGTGGTAAATGAGTTAGATCAATCATCATTAATTAGAACACTTAATTATATAGGAGGAGGAGCGCACGGTAAAGTATATAAAATATATAACATGCTTGATGATCAAGTATATAGTTTGAAGAAAATAGATTTGATAGATGAAATTTCTGAGATATCATCAGAAGATACATTTTCATCATTAAAAGATAACACTCAATTACTTTTAAGAGAGATTCGTGTTCTTGCAAAACTAGAACATCCAAATATTCTTAGATATAATACTTCATGGATAGAATTTGACAAAAAGAGACCAATATTATGTATTCAAACTAAGTTATATGATTACACACTGACTGATGTAATGTTCAACGATAATCTAAACAAAGAAAATGTGTGGAAAGATATTGTAAATGCTATAAAATATTTACATTCAAAAGAGATTATGCATAGAGATCTTAAACCCGATAATATATTTACTGATAGTGATATGCAACATGCATATGTTGGTGATTTTGGTTTAGCCAAATATTACGAAAATAATGACAGTCGTGTTATGTCTGATTTATATATGGGATCTGAACTTTATTTAGCACCAGAGTGTAAAACTGCAACACCTATTTATACATTTGAATCTGATATTTATAGTTTAGGTATTATTTATCTTCAGCTATTTAGTCAATGTCAATCATCAATGGAGTTTATTTCTATATTCAAAAACGGTTTTGAATCATTCATTGTACCAGATAAAATTAAATTGATGTTGTCTTTTGAACCATCAAAAAGACCTAAAATAAATGATTTATAGGTCAATTACTATTGAAAGACGTAAAGATTAAAGTGATACTTAAAAAGTAAAAATGAAATATTATGATTATTATTGAATTTATAAATAAAAGATGCGATCTAAACGTCAAAATATTCAGAAAAGAGCTTTAAAAAGGCTATCAAGGCGTCAAGCTCTTAGAGAAGCAAAATCGAATAGTCATTCAGAATGTCCAATCTGTTACAGAATGTATGAATCTGAATGTACAAAAGAAGTTCCAGTTGGGTGCATCCATTACTGTTGTTCAGATTGTTGTTTAAAATTATCAAAAACAGAAAAAGTGTTTTGTCCAATTTGTAGACTTGATTGGACTTTATGGATACACTCAAAGTTTAACAATGACGCAAAGGTTAGATTTAATTTTGCAAAATGCTTGCATGAAATAACTATGATACCAGAAGATGAGGAAATGTTTACAATGAAATCAAAAAAAGGTTTTCCTTATAAGGAATTTTATTTTGTTTTTTTACAACAAGGTTGTCATGATGAAGACAGATACGCTCTGGTATCAGCAGATACTTTTTACACAGGTATAAGAAATATTATAAATTTTATGCCGTACTATAAAATTATGCTGAATTACACTTTTGACAAAGATCTTTTTTGTTTTTGTGATGCAAGCAGAGCTTTTGACTATTACATAAAAGTAACAGAAATTGTTGATGATGAATTTTGCACATGTTAATTTTACTAAACTTCAAACCAATTGTAAAATAAAAATATTTTACAATATCAAAAATGAGTTGTTTATTTAATAGTTTAAGCTTTTTTATCAAAGATGACAGTTTTAAAATAAGACAGACGATATGTGATTATTTACACGAAAATAAACCAATTATAGATGGATTAGATACAAACGAGATACTACAATACGAGAATGATAATTACATTCAAAATATGAGAAATACATCTACTTGGGGTGGCGCTATTGAAATACAGTGTGCGTGTAATATCTGGAATCTAAGAATAATTGTATTAAATAATAGAGATAGTGGAAATAGATCCATCGAATTTATACAATTATCTGGACAGTATGAGAGAACTATATACTTAGATTGGACTGGTGGTCATTACGAACCTTTTAGAAATTAAAATGAAATACTCTGGATAAATTCTTAAATAATAACAATAAATGAACAGTAAAATTACACAGAAAACATATGATGAATTTACTACTTCTGTTGATAAAAAAGACCTTATAATAAAACCATTCTATATTTCTAGAAAAAAAGGTACCGTTTTGCTTGAAGTTAATAACTTTAAAGATAACGTTTTTTGTTTTAGTTGGGATATATTGCGGCGTGATAAATATGCAGAATATTGTGCAATTAGAGATACGTATGATAGAGAATATAGTCATGATCATTGCTTTGAATTCTCATCATTTGAAGAGTTGTCAGAAAAACTAGCGAAAGAATATGTATGTCCATATCATGCAAATTGTTGTATTGGTTGTTCGGTAAATCGCATTACTAGTCCAATTGATAAATGTTCTATTTGCCTAAGAGAAGAACAAATGCATATGCTGGAAGAAACTCAGTGTGGGCATTTTTTTTGCTTAAGCTGTCTGGATAAATATGTTAAAACTAGACTGAATTTCTTAAATGACGAAGATAGAGAATGCGTAATAGAAGAAGGTATTCCGTGTCCAGTATGTCGCAGAGATATAAATTTATGTTCAGAATGTAATCATGCTACATTTGAATGTAGTTGCTAATAGCCAATTGTAATATTAAAAATATTACAATTTTTTCTAAGCAAGATCTTTAGTATCAAAATACTTTACAAGATTGTCCAATATAGTTTTTTTGCGATCAGACTCTTTTCGACCAAGTTGACACACACTTGATATCTTATACAGTTTGTCACGATTATATCTGTCTAATCGTTTATCTCTATCATATTTATTAAGAGATCTTAGTTTTTTAACCTCAGATTCTACTATATCATCAAAATTTTCCTTAAATTTAAGTCGTACAATATTCCTACACTGTTTGCACTGTCTTTTCTTTTCATCAAAATCTCTCGTGTGCTTTATTGTTTCACATTTTCGACAAATTTGCTGGTTAGGTTCAAGTAAGATCTTTGACGGATCTTTTCGAATCTCTTTTTCAGTCATTAATCCAGATTTAACTTTTATTATAGCAACGTCCAACATATTTTCACAATAGATGCAAATTGTCATTGGGCTAGCACTTCTTTTAGCAAAGTCTGTCGCAATTTTATAACATTGACACCAGCCATTACACCAGCGCTGTCCCTGAGGAGCATTCTTATTTTTGATCAAATAATCACCTCGAAGCACTTGAGGTCCGCTTAAAAGGTTAGATATCTGAGAAATTGGAGTTCCGTAGTATGTTGGTATGTTAACCGGTTCATGTTCTTGATATTCTTCTGATGGTGGAGGTTCAAGATTATAACGCCACAGATCTGTTTCAATTATACTAGAAAAACCATTCGATTTATCAATCTCGTTATATATCTTAATAAGATTGTCTAGACTTTCAAAAACCCACTCGTGACTTGGCAACTCAAGAGTATCTTTGCATCTTACTTTGATTGCTTTCTCAAATAATTCACAATGATCATTGTACATTATATAACGAACTTTAATATTCGGGATCATCGTTCTGTCGTTTGCAAGTCTTTGGTTGATATCTGTAGTTAGCCCGATCTTAAACTTATTGTATTTGCAATCAGGATCCTGTAAAATATATACGCAAGATGCCTCTCTAAACTTGTGTCTATGTGAAAACTTTGTCTGAGTCTTCATCAAGCTCTTTTTTGTACTAATAACATCTTTCTGTTCTTGCAATAAGTCTGTTTGCAATGTTTTAATATCTTGATCTTTGTTATCAAGAACTTGTTTGAGAATTTCTTTTTCCTGAGTTAATTCAATAATTCTTTCCTGAAATTTATTGTCTAATTCTTCTAATGATTTCTCATTTCCTAACTCTACTTTGCCAGTAATAAGAAGTTCATCAACCCAATTTGATACTTGTACTGCAAAATTAGGTGATAACCATTGAGCTAAATGTATAGCTACTTTTCGATGAACCCAAGTACCTCCATATTTTCCTACTGTTGTCACAAATAATTCAATTATCGGAATTCCGATATTTAGAGCTAATGCTTGTAAATATTCCTTCGTTTTTTTATTCTCATTGTAATGTCCTAATAATTTCTTACCATGTGCTTTGCATAACATAGTACCATTTATCATCCCATCTTCTCTCATTGGAATGGTAATAGAAGATCCATCTGATAATTTCAGTGCACAGTTAAATAATCCGTTAGTATTCTTCATTAATTTGAATTTTTCTTCTTTAGTATTTAGAGAATATTCTTGAGATTGGTTGGTTTTAAACTCATTCTCCTCATTGGTTCTTTCTTCAAGTTGGAGTCTCAATTTGTTAGATTCCTCAATCAATATTTTCTCTTTTTCCTCAAAAGAGTCTTTACTATTGTTAGATTCTTGAATCAATTGCTTGATCTTTGTCTGTTTTGTGTTGATAAGCTGTTTCAGCTTGTTGGATTCGTCAACCAATTGTTTATTTTCTTTCTCTTTTGTATCGAGATCCTGTTTCAGCTTGTTGAATTCTTCAATAAATTGTTTATTTTCTTTTGCGTCAAGATCCTGTCTTATATTGTCTGGATCTTGTTTCTCTATAGCTTGTTCTACCTTACTATTCAAAGCAATTTCCTCAAGTTTATATAATCCTGTCTTTCTTATGGATGTTAATATTTCTCCACATACATAATCTTGAAAATTTTGCGCAGTTGGTTTATTTGATCTCATTATCAGTTTGTACATAGCTTGTTCTGTTATTTTTATGCAATTTTGACTAGTATTGGGATTTACTAAGGTTACGCCTCGATGATTTTCAGGAACATGCCTTAATGCTTCCGTTACATTTTTAAACCCTAACACAACACATATATCTTTGGCAATATACCAAGTATCTTCATTTGTTCCTAAAACACGTATATTTTTTTCGTTGAAATGTAAAGTCTTGTCAATTGCGTTAACTAATTCTGTCATTTTAGTAAAGGAATCAAATCTTTAAGTCTAAATAATATATTTTTATCGTCCTAAAAATATATTATCACCTGTTATTAAATGCTTTTTATACATTTCTGGGTATACGTAAATTAAAAATTGAATTTTCTATCATTTATAGCCGAAGAAATATAAACTAAATGGAACGTTCCTCTTATTTTATTAAGGATAGGGCTATGTTTGGCAGTTTTCCTACACAAGAAGCTGTCAATGAGCTCGAAGAAGAGGGTGTTAGATTTTTCATAAATCTGACTGAAGATAATGAAAAAAAAATCACTCCCTATAAAACAAAATATACATACATATCATTTCCAATTGCTGATAGACATGTGCCAAAAGATTGGTGCTCCTTTGCACTGCTCATAATTCGAGTATCTGATATTATAAAAGCTTTAAAACCAAAAGAGTCACTTTATCTACATTGCAAAGGCGGCCATGGAAGATCAGGTATTGTAGTAGCAAGCTTGTTTTGTTATATGTTCGGAATGACTCCCGACAGAGCCCTAGAGCAAACGACAAAATCGCACAGTAAGAGAAGCATTATGCGCGAAAAGTGGAGAAAACTTGGGTCACCACAAACATACTACCAAAAGATTTTTGTACACAAGTTTTTTGAACCTCTTATGTTCTACAGAGCGTATAGAACTGGTGCAACAGCCGGATTTTCTAATTTCACTACTCACAAAATTACAATCGAAGGTCTTGGAACATTTTATAACGCTGAATCAGCTATTCAGGCTTATAAAAATCCGACAAACAGAGATTATGTTCAAAATCAAGAAAAATCATACAGTCCGATTATTTCAAAAATTTTAGGTCGTAAGACTGAACTACGCAGCGACTGGATAGAAGTGTGTGACGAATTAATGTATAAAATAGCAAAAGCCAAATTTAATCAAAATCCGGAACTAAAAGATAATTTACTCAGAACAGGATTACGTCCTATTATTCAACACACCAGAGGTGATCATTTTTGGGGAGATGGTGGAGACGGTAGTGGTCGTAATAAACTAGGTAAAATTTTAACAAATTTACGAGAAGAATATTACCGGGAAATTAGATAATGCTTTATATTCAAATGAATACAAAGCAATCAAATTTATTATACTTACTTAAAATTATATTTAGATCTAATAAATGTCTAACGCACGGTACATAGAAATTGATTCTACATATCGCAACAGAAAAGAATGGCCTTCTCCATCTGAGTTTGAAGTTCTTATCGCACAATCTGGTAGAAAAGATAGATTAAATGCTCAAGATCCTGTAAGTTATGCTGCTCGTTTAAATAATTTTTATTGGGATTCTAATAATTTTATTAGAGGAGCTACAGGAGCTACCGGAACAATCATTTCGGTTATAGCAAAACAATCAGGAGCAACTGGAGCTACTGGTATTATATGTGCAGGTGATAACAAAACAATAATTCAAGTTACATCATCCCCAAATACTTTGCAGGAAAAAGAAAACTACTATACAGGGGCTATATTAACCGATGGTACTGACTCTGCTCGTATCGCTTCATACGTTTTTCTAGGTAATAATAGAGCTCAAATAACTGTGCAAAGTTCTATAAAAATAACAAATTATAATCTCCTCTCCATTAGTGATCCTAGTGATATATCAGATCCTGCAAATTCTTTTATATTTATACCAGATGGTCGAATAGGTTTAAATTCATATACAGGAAATATCTTATATAACGAAACTACTAACACCTACTCAAATATTATAAATTATGATCCAATCACTAAATTGTTAAAAGTAGATATTTCTGGGAAAAATTGGGATCTCACTCAGCACCAAAGATTTTCTATTCGCAAACAAATTCCTGTTGTTGGAATTTTTAACAATCTAGCGTCTCCAATTGAACAATCAAATATAGTTTTTTCTTTACCACTTACATTTACAGACGAATCAGATGCATATAGAAATTCTTTTCTTTTTATTAATAACCAAACAAGATTGATTACTCGTTACGAAACTTTAACAGGTAAAGCACTTAATGGAACTACAAATTCTATTAATTTTCCAGAAGGAGCTTCAAACATAAATGGGTACTATAATGGTGCTTATATACAAATAACATCCGGAACTGCTAATAATAATGTCCGTAAAATAATAAACTATACTGTTTCCGGAAATGAGCCTAATTTTGTTCGTACAGCGACTGTTGCAACTGGATTTACAGGTGGTATTGCTCAAGGAGACTCGTTTAGTTTCCGTTCTATTTTTGTGGAATCAGAGTTCAGTGTTTCTAGCTCAAAATTTGAAATTCTTTTATTTTCACATGATAATCACAATCCTTTTGTTTATACAGGAAGTTTACAACAAGAAATAGTATGTTACCAAATTGAACTTCTTAATGTTGTTTTGCCAAATAAAATTTTAAATTGTGGATTAGGAAGCCGTATCGCTTACTATCCATACGTATACATAGAGTTAACTAATATTTCTGGTTCAAGTTCCGGAATGAAAAATGTTATTTATTCTAATAATCCTAACGCGACCAGGATGGTTTTTCGTGCTCCTATTTACGATGTTCAAAACCCTAATAACTCTTCTTTTGTTAATCTTGATGGAGATGGTATGGTACAAACTCTTAAATTTAAAACGAATGATAATTTGTTTTTTTCTGTGCATCTTTCTAACGGAGAACTTTACAAAACTTTAGAAGATGAAAATTACGCTCCTCATATTCCGAACCCAGAGATACAAATAAGTGCTACTTTTAGTTTCAAGAGAGTTGATAAGTAATTTTTTTTAAGACAATTTTCCTAGTATTATATAAAATGGTTCACGATACTACTGATAAAGAAAAAGAAGATAAAAAAAATCTTACAAATAACCTTCGAACAGTTCTTATCTCAGCTCTATCCGTATCTGTTGCTTTGGGTTTTAATGACTTAATTATGACAATATTTAATAGTTTTCCTAACAGCCAACATATTATAGCAAAAACGACTTACCTTGTAACAATGATTGGAATAACTCTTTTAGCTTCCTACTTTCTTTTTGAATTAAGCTATTCTGTAAAAACAACTTCAAAAAAGTAAGTTAGTTTAGATATTTTGGTTCTAATAATTTATTTGTAATGTGAATAATTCCATTATTTCTTATAATATCTTTATGTATAATTTTTATATCATCATTAATATAAGTGATACCACCAATATTACGAACAAATATTCTATTATAAGGATCATTTGTCTTAAAAAATGAAGAAGGACTATCTTCTAATAATTCAGAAGTGATTTTTCTATCAAGCATACAGCTTTTAACAATTTGACGAGCTGCACCAACGTCTATGTCATCAAGATTTTTGTTTTCTATACCTAGATCAGTTGGAATAAATAATGTAAAATTAGCTTGTTGAGATGCTAGTATGTCATCCATTAGTGCTTTTTTTACAATATATTTAAACTTAGAAAAATATCTCGTATTATTAATAACACTCATAATAGAATTTGAATCATACTTCTTTTCAGAATTATTTCCTCTCAAATCAACAAAGTCAAACATGTGAGTAAAATTATTACTTTGTGTTGATGGTCCATTCGATACCATTTTATAAACATATAAGAAATATAAAAATAATATAAAGTATTCTAATAAATTTTATTTATATAAGTAAAATTTATTCAATATTTGGTGATATTTTTAGAGAGAACCGGTTCTTTTCTTCTGATAATTTATCAATAACAATTATCAAAACTCCATTTTTAGAAGTTATCTTTACATTATCGCGATTTGTAACGCTGATAGGAATAATTATTTGACGTTCAAATGCGCCATAAATTATTTCGTTCTTAATAACAGTATTTCTATCTGAAAAAGGTTTCTTTCTTTCTCCAGTTACAATGACTTTGTTATTACAAAAATCAACGTCAATACTGTCGTTCTTTACTCCTGGAATATTTATATAAAGTGTAATAGTTGTGGAATTTTGAATAATATCAACGGACGGTTTCCAAATTTCATTCATGTTTATCCCCTGAGTTCTAAGAAACTCTGTTACAGATCCAGATAAACTTGAATTATTCGCTTCTATTATAGAAATTCCATTAGACACTAGTTGTTGTAATGATGACATTTAATAATTAAAAATTTATTCTTAAGTCTATTTATTATTGGGTTTTTAAATTAGCAATCCTTTCAGCTAAACTAGGAGATGATGTCAATAATAATGGAGAAGGAGATAAAATAGGTATAACATTTGGATTTTGTATTGTTATTTTCTCTTTCTTCTTTTTGTTATAAATGTAATAAGCAGCGCCAGATGCTCCTAAAATTATAATCACAAGAAAAATAAGTTTCCAGTTTGTTTTATTTTCTTTGCTTGGTGAGTTAATAGGAGGAGGAGTAGGATGAGAAGTAGGATGAGAAGTAGGATGATGTTTAGGAGCAGAATTAAAAACAGGTTTAATCGGTTGTTTGGGTCTAGGTTGAATTTCTTTCTTATTAATTAGGATTTCTACATCGCATTGTTTTTCAGCCTTAAGACATAAAAAATAGTTTTGATATACATTATTGTCAGAAATAATATTTCCAGAAATTACACCCTTTGCGCGTTTAAATTCTAATTTAGGGTTATTATCCAAAGTGGTTTGATCTACTACAAGTACATCAAAATGCGAATTGTCTAAGCTTTTTGCTGTAAACGTAAGATCAAAATTGGTTGTTTCCTCATTTAGATCAATTAACTGTTGCCGACTTGTAACAGATAAAATTTTCTTTATTGACATTTTATCTTTCCATTCATTCTTTTTAAACCGCAACTACATTATATTTTAGTCTAAAACTTATATAGAAAACATTCTCTTTATTTGATTTATAATTATCAGCGTCTGTGAAACGCTATATTCATAAGATTGGCAGTAGTACTCAAACCTCCAAGCTGAGCAAATCCTCTGCTTTCATGTGTTTTCTTATTCCACCATATAGCATACCATATCATAAGTATTGCTAAAGGTATACACAAACCACCTAGTAAAAAGATATATTTGCGAGTTTTTTCAGCGCATTGCTGTTTCTTTAATGCGAGAGCTGCATTCGCTGAATCGCATGCTGGCTGGTCTACTTTTCCTAAAATAGGTGTACACGCTTCATCTGCATCCAACTTTTCATCATCTGACTTACAATTGAATTGAGGTGTAGGTATAAGAGCATATATTATACATGCAATACCAATTAAAATCAAAAATCCTCCAAAAATGTAGGATCCAACTAACTGTATTTCTGATGATGCTTCACCAATACCAACTTCAGCATTTCCAGCCTGTGTACCTAAATCATTTATATTTCCAGATACGTTTCCCATTTATCATATGATAAAATAAATTATAAAAAAGCAAAAATCAATTTTGATTTTTATAACTATTTAACTATAATAAGAATAAATTCTTTATTTACAAAATGCAATGTCAATACTCTAATCCGACTCTGGCTACTCTTAAAAACTTCAAGAGAATTCGAAGAAATGCCTAACACTAAGAGGTTTGCCTCATAAAAAAAGCTATGTTCTGAGCTTGGATGCGAAAACTGTGATGTAGGTAGAATAGACAAGTGTATAACACATGGTTGTTTGGAAATACCATCTTGGCAGTAGAAACCGATGAGTTTCGTTAGCTGAAAGTGGATATTTATTCGTTTCAATCCAGATAGTAAACGTAATGACAAGACGGATATAGAAGATCATATTACTCAATTAATAGAAGAAATGAAGAACCAGATTGAACGTATAAAGAGTTGGTAGAGATTATAAAGATGTTTTATTGAATAGTGTAATCAAAATAAAAGTGGATCATCTTTTATTTTACGATTCTCTGCTACTACAGTTGGCACTTGTGATTTTATTTACGGCAAATATCATATGAGTTTACAAACCATTGTACAGTTTCTTTTAGACCATCTCTAATAGACCGAAAATGTACATCAGAGTGCAAACTCTTTAATTTTTCGGAAGATATTGTTTTCTTTATTTGTCCATCACTTTTACTCGGATCCCAAACTATTTCTCTATCATATCCTAGCTCTTCAGACAATATTTGAACTACATCTGCTATACTGTGTTCTTCCTCAGAAGACACAATTAAAGGTTCGTCCGAATCGTAGTTAGAAAGCATCCACACTAGATATCTACAAAGATCTGCGGCATGAGTAAATTGTCTAAGCGCTTTTCCAGACCCAAAAACAATTAGTTGTTCTCCAGATGACTTTGCAATGTTCATTTTATGTATTAGAGCAGGGATTACATGAGCATTTTCTAGATTAAAATTATCATAAGGACCGTACAAGTTTCCCGGAATAATAGTGATGTATTTTGTTCCATACTCTTTATTATAAGCTCGTCCAAGAACATCAATCATTCTTTTTGCATATGAATAACCTTCGTTAGAAGTATGAGGTGGGCCAAAGTGAAGCTTGCCCTCAGTTATTGGATATTCAACTTGATCCGGGAAAATACATGTAGACATGACAGATATTAATTTTTCTACATAAATACTTGACTTCATTACATTCATATTTATCAGAATATTTTTTTCAAAAAACTCTACACAGTTAGTCATGTTTTTGTACAATCCACCAACATAAGCTGCCAAATTAATCACATGTGATGGTTTAAACATGAAAAACAATCTTTCTACTTCTTCCAGAATCATCAAATTAGCATCACAACGTCCAGCAAAAAACCATTCATTTAATTTATCTTCTCTCACAAGGTCCTGAAGATTCTTACCAATTAAACCATAACTTCCAAGTACGAGAATTCTCATTGTCTTTTAATATAAAATAAAAAATCTTTAAATAGTAACATTCTATAAGAAGCAGTCTGTTTTACCTGAATTATTGCAAATCCACCTTGCAAAAACAAAAAAGAAATCAGACAATCGATTCATATATTTAAACATAATTTCGGGAAGTTCAGTTGATTCTGTCATACGATACTCAATAAGATATCTTTCTGCCTTCCTTGTTTGTGTTCTACATAGATGAGCTACTGAATCAGCGATTGTCACTCCAGGTAATATAAATTTTGTAAGTTTTGGGTTAGACTTTTCCATCTCGTCAATTGTTTCTTCTAACTCACTGACTAAAGTGTCTGGAAGAATAGGTAATTTCCTATTTGTTTTGTCTAAAGTTGCTATGTGTGAATTAAAATCTTGAAGTATTCGTTGAATTTTTCGCATCATAGTTGTATCTTCTAAGTGAGTACACAATAGGCCTATTCTTGCTGAAAGTTCATCTACCTCTCCAAGAACCTGAAATGTCATAGAATATTTTGGCGCTCTTTTTCCATCAAAAAAAGATGTTTGTCCTGAATCACCGGTAGTTGTATAGATTTTCATGTTTATTTTCTAACTTAATTTTTTAAATGTAATTATCAAATTTATTTTTTCATATTCAGATTAAAGTATGAAAAAATTATTTACCAGAACTTCCAAATCCATTTTCGCCACGTTCAGTATCTTCAAGTGAATCTACCTCTACTGACTCCATAAGAATCAATTTTCTTGGAATAAGTTGTACAAGCTTGCACGGTAGAGCTATCTCAGAAGCTTCTGGATCTATTTTTACTAATGCTACAATTATTGTGCCAGTATAAGAAGAGTCTATGATACCTATGTTATTAGCCAACATCCACCCAGATTTAGATATCGAAGATCTTCCTACAAGATCAAAATAGTAACCATTTTCTGGTTGAACTTGAATACCAGTATCAAAATAGTGAACTCCTCCTTGAACTTTTATTTTCTTTAAAAGATGTAAATCATAACCTGAGTCTGAAAATCTATTTTTTTCCGGTTTTGGAGCTCCTTCAATCGTTCGTGCCCATCTAAATATAGGCAACCGATCAATAATATGATTTGACGAATTATTTGCAAGAAAAATAAATTTTTTATAGTTTCTAATACTATATATAGATGCATTTGCATATAGTTTCTCTAAAAACTCAATCGCGTTAACACCAGCCCATTCGCAATCTGTGCGAATAAAATTATTGTAAATTTTACATTTAATACAGCTAAATTTTTTAATATCTTCTAACATTTCAGGACATGAGGTGTTTATACTACATTTTGGGTATCCATCTTTGATATTTGAAATACATCCAGCAGAATCAAAAAATCCTCTCAAAAAATCCCATTTTAGTTGGTCGTTGATAGCATGTGGAAAGTATACAGGACATTGAAGGTGCATACGCACATCATCTACTATAGTTTTGGAAATGATTCTAAAAGATATTAAATTTCCTGTTTCTACCAAATGAATTTCTGGACATACAAAGTCTTTAAGTTTTTGAACAATTTCAAATTCCCTTATATTAAATTCAAGTAAGATTTCATTATCTGTTATTATACCAACGCCAATGATACATCCTAACAGATATGCTTTTTGTTCAGAATCTATATACCTCATTAAAGAGTGATCAAGAATATCAACTGTTATTTTATCATCATTTTCTGACATCTTTGTTTTGTTTTTGAAAACACTTCTTTATAATTCATTTCTATTTTTTCTTATTCATATGACGGTAAGCTAAAAAACCTAATAGACATAAAATAACAACTACAGAGATAATAATTATAATTTTGACAGAAGAGTTATTGTTGCTATCTTTGCCAAAAACCTGAAAATTTTCTACAACAGATCCCGGGGGGCACCGTTCAACATAATCTTTAGCTGGAAATGTTTCACTACTTTTACAGTTTCCAGGAGCACAAGCTTGAGCTTTTGTACGAAAACCGTCGGCAGTATCTGTATATACATTCTTACAATCAGATGCATACATTGTCATTTTTATATATCTAAATATAATTTATAATTTTAAAGATTCTTAAAGACAAAAATATAGTATATACAATATGCTTGTAAAGAAGGAATTACTATATCCTATCTTTTTAGAATGCTCTCAACACGCAGATGACACTTTTTGGGAAAACATTTTTGAAGATTTAGCCTACGGAAAAGCCCCATACGGTACCTACATTTCTAAAGATTTTCTTTGTTGCGGTTACAAAAATAAAGAATTTAGTTATAAAATTGAAAAAAAAACTTCACAAACAATATACAAAGAAATTTATGCCTTGCTAACCAAACGTCTTGGACTTCTTTCTCAACGTGAAAAAGTAAAAAAGAGAAAGATATTTACAGACTTAGAAGATAGTATTAAAGATACTAGAAAAAAATGGAGTGATATCAAAAAAAAAAATATGCGTGAACTTTTGATAGAATTATACGTTACTCGTATGAAAAGTAAATACATGTTAACTTCAAAACAAGCTAAATATGTGATATCGATTATTTTAATTGCAATAGTTTTTAAAGTGATTACAGCTGCTAATATTCATTACAGCGATGGGCGTATCAATAGTATTGATGGAATTGACTTTAATAAAAAACAGGTAATTATAAAACGTGATTTATATTCATTAGAAGTTAATTTTGCTCCTCATATTTTTATTGACAAAAAAGTAATGGCTGATAATTGGGAAAAGTTTCTCGAAAATTTACGTAAATTTTCTGAAAAATAAATACTATTTAATCGTCCATTACGTAAATCATAATTTTTTCGTTAATAGCATCAATAAGTTTAAGTTTATCTTTTACGCGACGAATATCCCAGCTACATACAAACGTCGATGTTTTACTATCATCTGAAAGTTTAAAATGCCAATTAGTGCATCTTCCTATTTCTTCTGGAGGTAAAGGTAAATCAGAATCTTTATATTTTAACCAATCTATTTCAAGCTCAAGAATTAGTGATAGATTACTAATAGTCCATGTAATCTTTTTTCCAGGAAATTTATATTCCTTGTCATTTTTTAACTCTTTTGGAGTCATTTATATGTCTTTCGTATGTTTTTTAAACTTTATATTATCATACCTGTTTAGGTATGATACTTAACTTTGCAGGTTTTAATCAGAATCAACTATGATTGGGGTTATCGGAACTGAAATATACTGATCTTCCAATTCTATAGTTAGCACATTCAACTATTTCTTTGCGAAAGTCTCGAGATATAATATCAGGAAGATATTTACAAAAGATTAAGTTGGCAAAATCTCTTTTATTATTTCACAAGTTTCTCCTATAATAATTTCTTGCAAGAGCGCAGGTGAACAGACTCAACTAAACGATTATAACAAAGATTTTGTAGGCTTTGCATTATTCTCTTTTGTTTAAAAATAATACGATCAATTTATTTTAATTTTTGCCAAAGTATTGAGTATCTTATAACATCTGGTGGTAGAACAGAAGCCTCGCTATCAACACGTGGAAGTACTTTTTTAATAACATATGAAAATTTTTCTTTTGATAGAACATTTCCACCTCCAGATGCTAAGAAACCAAGCACATATGCACTTGGGTTTTTATATTCAACATAGTCTAAATTAGCTGCTTTTACAAGCATTATATTAATACTATTTTCATCAATATTTTCTATTTCTTCCCAATTATTAAGATTTCTACATATGGCGTTTACTTTTCTGCAAAATTTTTCAAGAGGATCTTGTGTTGATTGTTCTAATTTAGAAGTTGGTGTTTTACCAATCAATCCAGATGACCCTGTAAAGTTGACACGATCAGATGCGCCAATTTCAGGTTGTAAATCTATACTATTCGTATCTTCATCATCTTCTTCATCTTCATTTTCTTCATCATCTTCGGATTCCTGCCATTCATCTACATAGTCATCTTCACCATCTGAGCTCATTTTACATAAAAGTAAGAATATAATTTACAATTGAATTATTTAATAAACTATATATTTTAAAGAAAATGACTCAAGTAATTGTTGCTATGAATGAAAAAGGAGGGATAGGTTATCAAAATCGTCTTCCATGGGAATGTAAAAAAGATCTAGCACTATTCAGACAAAAAACATTAGGAAAAACAATTGTAGTAGGTAGAAAAACAGCTCAATATTTACCTAAATTACCAGAAAGAAAAATTATTTGTATAACTAGATCCAACACTTTAGATATTACAGGATGGAATAATGATGTCGATCTGTTATATAATTTAGACGATTTAGTTTTGACAGATGATATTATTATTGCTGGAGGATCTCAAATATATGCATCAGCTTTTCAATCTAGATCTATAGTACAAAAGGTATATTTGTCTATTATAAAGGGTGAACATAAGTGTGATTCTTATTTTAAACTAGAATGGTTAGATAATTTTGTTATAATAGAAAAAACGGATTTTGATGATTTTTCACATTACGTTCTTTTGCGCACATCTAACGGTGAACAAGAATATTTAAAATTATTGAAAGAAATTATGTTAGATGGTGATAGACGTATAACTAGAAATGGAGAAACTATTTCCATGTTTAAGAATGATATGAAATTTGATCTGAGAAATGGGTTTCCTCTCCTTACCACAAAGAAAATGTTTTTAAGAGGTATATTGGAAGAATTTTTATTTTTTCTTCGTGGACATACTGACTCATCTGTACTTTCCGAAAAAGGAGTTCGTATCTGGGAACAAAATACATCAAAAGAGTTTATTTTGTCGGTTGGTCTGCCTTATTCTAAAGGTGTTATGGGACCAATGTATGGGTATCAATGGAGATTTTTCAATTCTCCTTACACTCTAGACGATCATGGTTATCCTATAGTTAAACAAGGAGGTATAGATCAACTAGCAGAAATTGTAAATTTAATAAAAACGGATCCTAATTCACGCAGAATTTTAATGACTTCTTATAATCCAGAACAGGCAAAAATGGGAGTATTATATCCTTGTCATTCAATTACAATTCAATTTTATGTAAAAGATGATTTCCTAGATATGTTTTGTTATAATAGATCACAAGACGCTTTTTTAGGTGTTCCATTCAATATAGCTTCGTCTTCTTTATTGCTTATGGTTATAGCTAAACTAACTTGTAAAATTCCTCGTTTTTTTTATATGACGATGGGTGACTGTCATATTTATTCTAAACATATTGAACAGGTGTCAGCGCAACTAAATCGTATACCATATTCATTTCCAAGTTTGCTAATACCAGAAATTTCAACAATTGATGATATTATCAAATTAAATTCAAAAGACTTTATTCTTACCAATTATAAATATCACCCTGCAATTCATGCTGAAATGGTTGCTTAAATTATGAAAATAAACTTCTAACAAGTAGTATTAAAAGAATTGCTATCAATATACAAAATAATACAATACCAATTATCCAATAAATATTATTTGATTTTACATTTTGATCTCCATCAGTATGATGTTTGTGACCTTTATGAGTTCTATCATTACCTCCAGTATGACCTCCAGTATGACCTCCAGTATGACCACCATTACCTCCATTACCACCATTACCACCATTACCACCATTACCACCATTACCTCCATTACCACCATTACCTCCAGTATGACCTCTGTGACCTCCATTTTCACCAGTCGCTGGAGTCCAATTATATTCAGAAAGTTCACCTGGTAAAAAAGAAATTGTTCCACCTGCCCATCCTCCTTGATCAGACATATAAATTGGTATATCAATACCAGTACGCAAATTTGGATTAATATCTGTTGACATTCTAAAACGACAATAATCTGATATTGCAGGTGTCGTATGTGTTGCAGGTAAATTTCCCCATGAATTTCTCATTTCCCAAAAATTTTGATCGTTCTCTATACCCCAACCAGTTAAAACTACACCATGTCCTTCTTTTAAATTAGGAGCTGTGGGTGTATAAATATCATTATCTTTATGAGTCATCCACCACTCCATAAAATCATTTGGTACAAAGAAAGTAGTAGCAATCGGTCCATTTCTGTAAATATCGTGTTTAATAAGATTTATAGTTGCTTCCGCATCAGCTGTGTTGTTATCTGAAGATAAAGTTATTAGAAGGGGGGATTTTGTACTTCCTGCTTCTACATTAAATTTAACATTGGAAATCCCATTTGTATATCCACAGCAATCGAAACAACAATTAGAATTAGATTCTGTAATTGGACAGATTGGAGCAACATACATAGTATTTTTATCAGGTTGCTCCGAAGGAGGAAACCATGGTTTATCAGATACTGTAGAATAAGGCCAACAACTTTCCATTCCAATACTATTTGTTTCTAACCATTTACTTGCCTCAAAAGGACTTCCGCCACAAAGACACTGTTGATTAGCAGCTGCGTAACCCATTTTTGGTCCTCCGCAACTAATCATCAACATGGCACTTGGGTATGGAGCTGCAATATTGTATTTAATAGCATATCTGTCACCAAGCGCGGAAACTAAACTTACGGCCCAACAACTCCCACATTGTCCTTGATTGCGATGTCCGTCTTCTATTCTATTTACACCTTCATATCGCCAACTCCAATTGTCTGGGAGTTGCGTTTTGTCAGATAATGCATTTAAAACATGTTTAGGTGTTGTTTTTACTTCGGAGGATTTGATAAAACTGTAAGAACGATTTATAAATGGTCCTTTATAATTAGAGTGCATATCTGTGTATCTCAAGCTACGTTGAGAAGTGCAAAGTCCTGGATTAGGTAACACCTTGTCTGGGCCACCTTGATTTGGACATTTATTTGCCATTTAGTATATGAAAATATTTATATTTATAAATATTTAAAAATATATAAATGGTTGTTAAGGATTCAATGATAAACACTCGTAAACATAATCCACCTGGTACAGCCAGATTTAGAGAATTAGATAGCGAAAATCCACCTCCTCCTGAAAAAATGAAAGTTTCAACTCAAATATCTATACAGAAAGCTCGTCAGGCAAATAAGATGACACAAAGAGAACTTGCGAATAAGCTAAATATGCAGACTTGCATTATTAATGATTATGAATCAGGAAAAGCTATACCAAATCGACAAATTCTTATTAAATTAGGTCAAATATTATGTGTAAAATTAATATAGAACCTATTTTAATAAATAAAAATATAAAATGTCTTTATATAATAAAATGAAAGAACGTCAATTTTATTGTCTTAGTTGTCGTAAACGTGTGACATTAAAAAAAGATGATATTAGAATCACTAGATTTAATAACAAGAAAGTTGGTAGAAAAATTCCAGCTATGGTAGGAAATTGTGAATGCGGTACTTTTGTATCTAAATTTATTTGTGAAGCTATTGAAGCTGATCTGGTTGTAGAATATGGAAAGTATTAGACTTATAACTAACATCTAAAGATTTCTATTTACAATGTAAAATAGAAACTAAAATGACAAGTGCCGAACTCAAAAACGATCAATTGTCAAATACTAAAAATCAAGACTTTAAATCTGAATTGCCAAATACTAAGACTCAAACCGGAAAAACTGAATTGATGAAAACATCTGATATAGTAGAATTCAAACTTACTTTGAAAAATAACACAGAATTGTCTATACCTGTAAGTAAAGATGGTTATGTTAATGTAACTAAATTATGTAAAGCCGGGGGTAAAGAATATAAACATTGGAAAGAAAATAAAGAATCGGAAGCCGTAATTAACGGTATTGAAAGGTCGATCGGAATTCCGATCGACCTAATTATTAGAGATATTAGGACTGGAAAAAATGAAAGTAGAGGTACTTTTGTTCATAGAAGATTAGCTCTTATAATAGCGCAATGGATAAGCCCTGATTTTGCAGTACAGGTAGCAGCTTGGACAGAAGAACTGACATTACAACTTGAAGAAAAAAATAAGGTTATTGAAACTAAAGAGAAAGAAACCAAACAATATCAAGATTCTCTAACTACTAAACAACAAAATAAAACAAATTTTGAACAATCATCAGATATAATAGAATTAAAACTTGTATTACAAAATAATACTGAAATAAATATACCAGTAAGTAAAGATGGTTATGTTAACTGTACTAAATTATGTAAAGCTGGAGGTAAGCGTATCGATAATTGGAATCGTTTGAAACAAAGCGAAGAGCTATTACAGGCTTATTCTAAACTACCTCACAATCAAGGTACCGAAAAAGCGGTACCTCACAAACGAGGTACCGAAAAAGCGGAGCGGTACCTCACAAACGAGGTACCGCTTTTTGTAGGGTGATTGATGGTGGAAATGTGTCTCTTAATAATCAAGGTACATACTATCCAATCGATATAGCTATCCAAATAGCACAGTGGGCAGACCCATATTTTGCTATACAAGTATCTCGTTGGATTAGAGAGTTATTAGTTTATGGTAAAGTTGAGTTGGGACAAGAAAAATCTAATAAAGAATTAGAGAATAAATTTCAAGAGCAAATTAATCAATTAACAAATGAAAATAAAGAACTTACTCATAATTATGCAAATCTTAGACAATTACACAACAGTTTAAAGTTTAAGCGTAATTATCACCAACTAGAAGTAGGAGATTGCGTCTATGTTTGTCACAACAGGTTAGAACCTCCGAATAGGTTTAAGATAGGAAAAACAAATAACATAAATCACACTCTCAAAATTTACAGGCGAATTGCACCATACATGTTACTTGATTTTCTATTTTTTACGACTAAGATGTCTTTACTAGAGGATATTTTGTTGACAAAATATAAAGATGAGAGACGTCCTATTAATCATGAATTGGTTGAAGACATTCAGTTGGAAACTATAATACATGATATTAAAACAATTATATCTCTTATAAAGATACCAGGTTCTATAGGCTCTGTTGAAAGCATAGATATCTATAATAAAGATATAAACACACCTAATATTAATGCATGTATAGTCGAATCAGAGGATGAAGATGAAGAGTATGAAGAGGATGAAGAGGATGAAGAAGATGAAGAGAATGAAGAGATAAATATTTTGATTGAGAATCGTGTAGAACTTCTAGAGGAAGATGCTGATTTGATTGATGAAAGAATAAAAGTAATAGAAGAAAGTGTGATTATTGCAGATGAGCGGATAGAAGAGGATATGGCTATTGTAGATGAACGTTTAGAAAAGGTTGAGGCTAGAGTACAAGTAATCGAGGAGAATCAAAAGGAGGAATATATTAATCTATTGAAAGAAATGGAAAATTACACAGAAGCAAAACTAAAAGAATGGCTTATAAAATTAAGATTACCTGTTACTGGAAATAAATCCGTTAAAAAGCAAAAGATAACTGATCACCTAAAGAAAAATTCTATAGTTTTAGATACTGACTATAAAAAGTACAGATCATGTGATACATGCAAAGAAAGTAAGCTGTTGAATATTGAAAATTATAGAAAGTTTGCATATGATTATAACAATAGGTGCATTGAGTGCGATCTGAAAAGTTGTGAGAGAGTTGTAAAGTTGAGAGAAGATATAAAGACTGAAATAACCGAAACTACATATACGGCGGTTTGTTCTAAATGTAAGAATGTTGTTGCATTGGATGATTTTTACAAGAATAAAGCGAATGTAAGTGGTAGAGATTCACAATGTAAAAATTGCTCGATAAAAGGAAAAAACATCAGAAATAATGATGGAATATTAAAACCGATGAGAAAAATTAATCAAAAAGTATTTTGCGATGATGATCATAAACATTGTATAGAATGTGATACGATAAAAAGTAAAGAAGAATTTCTAAAATCAGCATCTCGGAAAGATGGTTATCAAACTTATTGTAAAAATTGCGATACCACAAGAAATTGTAAGAATCGGATGCTACGTAAATTAAAACAAACGGAACAAAAAAGATAGAATAATTAAGATTATAATACTATTTTAGTATTATAAGATATCTCATGGCTTTAGATTTTTGATTGTATTTTTTTTTGCCAATCGATAATGTTTTTTAAACTTTTTCAATATTTTTAAGATTTTTTTTGTTTTTGCTGCTTGTTCCTTATACGAGAACTTCTTAAACACACCTAAAATTATGTGTTAAGAGTCATTTCATTGAAAATCTTTTCAAAATACATTTGACGAGATTTTCAATGAAATGTAAACTAGCACTATGAACCTCAAAGTAATGACATGTGCACCTGTCAAAACTAAACAATGTTCTAAATGACGTTACATATTCGTTTCGCGAATTCTAGGAACTATATACAATTTTTACCTTAATACGCTTCAAAAACCTGTGTTCATTTTTTTTTCATAAAATTGAAGTTTAATAAATTGCTGTAAGTACACAATTTTAGAGTTACATATTTTGGTTTGACTAGGTACGATTTTATAAAGTTATAAAGAATTGCTGTATGTACCAAAGAACTTTTACTTTCTTATACATAAAAGAGAAATCTTTAAATCATTATTTTTTTAATATATATAAAATATTAAATAATTAATAATATTTCTTAATATAAATGCCACACGAATACAGTAAAACTCAATTACATAGTATGGGTATTACTGATTTAAAAAAAATATGTAAAAGATACGGGATACCTAATTATAGTAGATATACTAGTTCAGATAAACACGAGTTAGCAGACAAAATTTTTGCCAGATTTCAGGAACTTGAACCTATCGATTTTGGTCAATTTCCTATAGACAAAATAATGGGACCACCTCAACCTAAAATTAAACCTATACTTATACCTAAACTTACACCTAAACTTACACCAAAACTTACACCAGGAAATGAATCTCCGACACCTCCTTCCTCTCCTGGTTCAGATTCATCCAAAGGTTCAATTACTAAACCTAAAGGTCCAATTACTGTCAAAAAAATAGATTTTGGCTTTAGAGACGAAACTGATACTATGCCCGGAATTAGAGTTATTCTTGAACGCTTGCCATCATTTGGAAGTGAGGATGATAAAACTCCTGATGCAGATGACCCTAACGATGTCACACCAGAAATACTTTTGGACTTAATTAGTACTGAGAGTTTTTGTCGAAAAGTAGCTATTTCACTTAGAGACATTTACAAAGTAAAAGAAGAAAAATACAGAAAATTAGAAGAAAAAACTGCTGAAAGTATTAGGATAGACAAAGAAGAAAAAATAAAAATGTCGGGCGTTGTAGACCCACAAGATCTAGATAAAATGTTTCCAATGATTTCTACCAATACAGCTTTGTTAATAAAACTACAAACTTTGAGAACTCTTTCTATGAAAAAGTATAAGGAGTTTTTAACTGTAGACAGAACAGTCCTTAAAAATATTCGTGAGAAATTTACACTTGCTATTACTGATCAGGAAGATGGTATTATTTCTATTACTGGTGAAAGCAGAAGATCAATTAGGAATCAACTTTGTAAACAACTTTTTATATTAAGCAAAGGATATCGTCCTTTTATGGATGCTTTTATTAATATGGTGTTTACAGGACCAGCAGGGGTTGGAAAAACTAAGCTAGCAAAAACTTATGGTTATGTTTTTCAGAATTCTGGTATATTGCTGAAAGGAGAACTAATAGTTCTTTCTCCTAAAGATATGATAGCTGGATATGTAGGGCATACAGCTATTAAAACAGCTGGAATGTTAATGAAAGGTTTGGAAAGTGTTATTTTTGTCGACGAAGCATATCAACTTATGCCTTGCAAAGATGGTAAAATAAATGAAGAAGCTTCTACTTTTGGTCCAGAAGCTATCACAGAAATAGTAAACTTTTTAGATAAAAATATTGGAATGAGTATTATGATAGTAGCAGGGTATCAGAGAGAAATGGAAGGTTGTTTTTTCGCTGCTAATCAAGGTTTGAAACGTCGATTTCCAATTAATATTAACGTACCTAAATATTCTAACAGTGATTTACTTAATATTTTTCTTAACGAAACCGTTAAACGAATTGGTCAAAATATATTTGATGAAGAAAGTGCTAGATATATATATACCCTAATTGTAAAGCTTGATTCTGAAGAATTATCGATTTTTAATAGTCAAGCGGGTGACATGATGAACTTGAGCAGTATGTTTCTTCAAACATATTACAGTAGTTACATATATGAATGGGGAAATCTAGAAGATGACATAAAAATTATCAAAACAACTTTCAACCTTTTCTTGCAAAATAAAGGTTACAAGATGACTATAAGCTAATGAGAAACTAAAAACGATATGTTTTATATAATCTAACACACTTGTTGTTTTTTCCAATTTGATGATCGGATATTTGAGATACAAAATTAGCAGAAATATTCTTAAATACTTTTTCAATATTTTTTATATGCGCTTTTCCTAAGATCAAAATATATTCATCAACATCATTTTGTTTTACTATTTCCTTAATAATAAAATAATCAGCTACTATAGCCCACCCCTTCACTAATTTTTCTCTAATATAATCTAGATTTTTTTTTTGTGCGAGTTCTATATCAATTTTTTTAAAATATCTAATCATATTATCGACATAAATTCTCAAAAACTGTGATTCTTGTGAATCATTTTGATTCAGTTCAAAAAGGCTTATATTCTTTAAAAATGGAACAATAAAAGCGTTTCGAACTTTATCGTGTGTTTTATAAGTTTTCCACCCATCCCCATAAAGATGATTTTGTCCTTTACGAGTAAGAAAATAAGATCTATAATCTAGAGGAATGATTTGATTTTTTTTTCCTGTCCTTTCTAATGCTCTAAAAGTTGTACGAATAGATTTTGACCCCATTCGATGAGGGTCGTCATCTTTGTAATACTCTAAAATTACTCGACAGTTTGGGTTACGACCCGTGGCGTTTTTGCAGTAGTCTGATATAGATAAAGAAGACTCGTTACATTTAAAGCTTTTAGTGTGCAGTTCTCCTATTAAAGTTACTAATGTACAGCATCTGATTATATATTGTAAAAAACATACAGCGCTTTCTAAGGTTTTATTTGTTTGTTGAAAAACAATATGATTATCAACATTTTTGCATACAATTGGTAATACCATTTTATTATACGTAAATATTTAGTTTACTTATCATTAAAAAGTATATGTTTTATATATATTTACACAAACAACTTTTCCATCCTTATCAATATTTTTATTTTGATCAACTAAATTATAATATAAATCTTTAGATTTTGAGAAAGATTTAATAAATTCTGTAATATTTTGTTTATGATATTCTCCTATAAGAACTATATACTCGTCAATATTAGGATTAGAAGGACTACGTATAAAAAGTTTTTTAAGAACATAAAAATCAGCTACTTGAGCCCAATATATCTGAAGAAGTCTTTTAATCTCAGCGATAGATTTTTTATGTTCAATAAGACTTTCGTCAATAGATTGGGTTTTTTCAATAGATTTTTTCTGTTCAATAAGAGTTTTAATGAATTCAAACTTTTTTATCAAAATCTTATGATAAGATACTAAATGATTATAAGATTCTAGATTTAGAAAAAAACGTTGTGGTAATAATTTTAATAAACCTTTGTCATCTTTACATTCAACTTTATCAAAAAAAGGTTTTACATACCATTTTGAAATATAATCATATTCATTACCATATGTATGTGTATCAAACGAAGACCAGTCAGCCCAGTAAAGATCATATTGTTTATCTATACCAATTATAATAGGTCTTTCATCAAAAGGAATTACTTGAGATGATCTTCCTGGTTCAAGTTCCAATTTTTTTAAACAATCAAAGGTTTCTTTAATTGTACAGTCTGACCATTTGTTTACATCATCTCTACTTCCATATTCCAACATGATCCTGCAGTTTGGATTACGTTTAGCCGCATTTCTACAATACGTAGCTATAGATATTGAAGGTTCATCACACTTAAAAATTTCTTTATGTAGTTCACCTATAAATGTAAACAATATAGCTCCGTTATATATATATTGTGATAAAGATATAGCACTATCTATACTTTCTTTAGATGTTACAAAAACTATATTCTTCTTCATTTTGTCAATTTTTTTTTGGTGTATATCTTCCAGTATATCTTCCATTTATTTATTATATATAAATAAATTAACTTTTTTTGAGAACATATATCTATATAGATACTTCTTTCATCAGAGATAATAACACAGATCCAATTTCTTTCTTTTTTTCTATAATTGAATATAAAATTTTATCACCTGTAGGCATTGTAACATCATCTGTCTCACCTTCTGGTTTAGTTAACAACATAAAATAAACATCTACTTTTCTTTCTGCTGGAGGAAGGTGCGCGTGTGAATTAAATCTAATTGCGCGACCTACAATCTGTTGAAGACCTGCGTCATTCCAAGTTGGATCTAATACAATTACACTTCTTACTCCTTTAAGATCAATACCTTCTCCTCCCGCTCGAGTAAGAACAAGAACATTAAACTTATTGTTGTTGAAATCGTCAACCATTTTTTGTCTGACTTCAATCGGAGTATCTCCAGAGAACACTTCATAAGTAATATTATTTTCTTCTAATGCTTCGCTAATAGGTTTAATACCAAAGTCTACCCAATTTGTGAAGATAATAGCCTTTCCTTTCTTAAAAATAGGAAGAGCGTATTTTATCTTGCTAGAATAATACTTGTCTCCCGTTTTATTTACAGCTCTACGATACCCATTATAAAACTTTCTTGGATTAGCAAATACAAGACCGTATATACCTTCCTCTCTCTGCAATAAATTTGTGTATCTTTCATAATATTCATCGTCCATTGGCACATCTATATGATGATCAATTCTTTCCGGAAAAAACTGTGGATCTTTGCAATCAACCATATCAACTTTATCTTGTAATAAATATTTGAATGTCTCAATATTTCTGTCATTTGCTTCAGCTCCTAACCATTCATTTGCATACTTTCCATAAAACTGTTTTCGTGTTCCAACAATCCTTTTACCGTATATCATATTTATAAGCGGAATAAAATCTGTCATAAAATTTACATAAGGAGTAGCTGTAAGCAAAAGACGTTTATCAGCATCTTGAGCAGCTCTGACTAATATCATGGATTTTTCACCTTCTGGGTTTCTCACATTATGTGCTTCATCTACTATAAGAAATTTATTCTTGAGAGAAATTGGTCTACCAGACTTGTATCTCAACATAAATGCATCATATGAATAAAAAGTATATTTTTTACTGTTTGTTATACCATATCGTTTCATTTCTTTTTTGAAATTAGAAATAAGGGATGCTGGTCCTACAAATACAACACCCCGTTCTGGATACTTGTCTAAATAACACTGAGAACATGTAATAGCAGTTAAAGTCTTTCCGCAACCTGTTCCGTGTACTACAAGTAAGCCATCATTATCTTCCATGTACTCTACAACCTTGAGTTGTAAATCTCTAAGTGGTAATTTTGATCTTTTAACACAATCGTTAGCTATCTTTTTAACACGTGACCATCTTTCCATTTTTACGCGTTCTTCTGGTTCGCGTACCAATGGTCGTTTCTTGTAATCACTTTTATTTTTACATCTTCCAGTCTCTGGATTACGTTCCTGATGAGGTTTGCATGGAACAAGTTCCTTCTTTCGTCTGTTAGATCTATTAGGTTTATTTGGGCTAGATTTTTTTGGCGAGCCATCCTTTTTGTTTTTGCATCTATTAGTAATTTTATCACGATACTGATGTGATTTACACGGAACAAAATCCTTAGAATTCTTTTTAGGTTTCTTTGGACTAGATTTTTTTGGCGAGCCATCCTTTTTGTTTTTGCATCTATTAGTGATTTTATCACGATACTGATGTGATTTACATGGAACAAATTCCTTAGAATTCTTTTTAGTTTTCTTTGGAGAACCTTCTTTATTTGGAGAACTAGGTTTTTTTGGTGAACTACCCTTTTTGTTTTTGCATCTATTAGTGATTTTATCACGATACTGATGTGACTTACATGGAACAAGTTCCTTGTTTCTTCTAGATCTAGAAGGTTTGCTTGGACTAGATTTCTTACCTTGTGATCTTTTTATAGTTCCTAATTTTTTTCCTTCTTCCTCAGAAATTCTTTTACCATCATTATAATAATATTTTTGATCATTTGATGCAATTATGTAATAAACAACCATCTATTTATTTACTATATAGAAAAAATATTTAACTTAATTTATATTTTTTCTATATCAAATACACATCTGTTGTTTTGTCATGAATGATAAATTATCCATTTTTATTCTTGAAAATAATTGAATCAACATTTCCCACACAGTTGTTTGTTCTTCTTTTAACATATTTTATTTATAAAAAGTGTTTTTAAAATATAATTAATATTGCCTAATTAAAAATGGAATACATTCAAACAGATAATCCTGAATATAACCAATATTGGTTTTATATAACAACACCAGAATACACTGTTTACCCAAAAAGTAGTAGTTGTGATGATGGAAAAAACTCTAAGAAAATGACATCTCGAATGGTTGGTATAACAACTCCTAAGATTTTAGACTCTGGAAAAGAATATAAATATATACTTAATACAGACTTTAATATAGACGGAATAAGTTCAGACTGGTGGTGTGGTGATGATCAATATCAAGGATTGGGTGGAATTATATCAGACGAATGGTGTACTTCAGATAAACAATATAGAATGAAAGCACAAATGAATTTATTTAGGAGATTTATAAAGGAAAACTATATTATAGTTCATCTTTCTTTAACATATGAAGATGTTTATTATAATCAACCATTATATAAAGATTCGACTGATGTTAACAAACCTTGTAAAAAAATCTGGTACCCTAATAATCCAGATCAACAATACTTGGAAAGACTTTTTAACGTAATATATAAAAATACGTTTCCAACACCTATTAATAATCTAAAATTATCTTATAATGATATCTCACTTTTTGGTTTGTCAGTTGGTACTGGTGCTGTTAGCAGATATATTAATGAATTTCCGTTTTTGCAAACAAAACCTGACATGTATAAATTTCCTTTAATAAAATCTGCAGTAATGGTCGCTGGTGGATCGTTATATTGCTATTCAAAAATCTTTTCTCCATGTTTTGATACAAATATTAATCAAAGAGGTTGTTGCCCTTCTGACTTATCGGAACCCAATTTTGATAATGGTGTTATTCCTTGGTCAAAACATCCACCTGTCATACTAATTCAATCTGTTGACGATTCATATGCTGATCCAATGGCATCAACTTATTATCATAATATAATGATTAAAAATAAAGTTCCATCTAAAATGGTTCTTGATGATACAGTAGTACATGGAATATCTTCTGAAAATCAAATAAATGCTATAATAGATTGGGTAAAACAATACTTCAATCCACTTATTCCAATTACACCAATTACACCTAAACCAATCATACCAACTCCTCCAGAAAAATGCGTTGTAAATGACAACAAAGGTAAAACACTAAAAGTCTCTTCTTTAATTATAAGTTTGGTGATAGTCATTGTATTATTTATAGTATTAGCAAAAGAATATAAAAATAACAAAGATAAAACTATCATAGCAGGTATATTACTTTTTATAGTTGGTGTTATATTGATAATATCTTTGATTTTGACCTTAAAAAATAAAGTTAAAACTCCAATCAGTACTCCTCAAGTTACTCCTCCAATTATTCCAATTATTCCAATTAGTCCTACTGGTTCTAAAAATTCAAGCCGAAATTTAGATCAGCTGCCTATACTTCAACGGCAGTTGATGACAATTCGAAAACCATCAATATTTACAGCTGGTCAATTATTTGATAAAGTTGTTGAGATTAAAAATCAAATTTACACTGATTATCCAGACATAGGAGGTGTGTTAGTTCATCTGGCTGACTTAGAAACTCTTCAAAAGTTGGTAACAGACCCAACAGGATTTGAATTTAATTTAAGTTCAGGAGGTGGTAATTTTTTGTGTGATTGTTCTTTGCTAGGTCAAAATAAACCAAATTGTTCTGCTTGGACATATTTAAGAAAAGATTTGCCACCTATTGTATTTTCTTACTCAAGTAGTTTAGCAGTTGAAGGCGGATACTGGACACCTAGTATAGGTATTATAGTTGACCCAAGTATGTTATGGCCTATAATTAACACAATGGGAGTTACTGATTCAGCTACTTTTGGTAGAAATTGCGGCAGTGATCAAGATCAATCAAAAGTTCGAATTTTTAACGATGATGGAAGATGCAATCCAAAAGTTTATACTTCTGAAGGAAAATTGGCAAGTGATCAAAAAGACTATTGTATATTCAAATCTCAAACTACTTTGACAGGATGCAAAAATGACTGTTCCTACGAAAAAGATATAACGAATACAAATTGCAGAATCAAAAATTCAGGAGGTAGTTTAAATAGCAATTCATGGTATTATGACGATAATTCTGATTTTTCTTGGGATTGTCCAGACAACCCGACAGATCCTAGTTTTAAACACGGTATGCCAGAGTGTTACAAAGCAGTTGAAATAAATTGGAGTGATATATCAAAAGCAGATAGGGAAATGTTAGAAAATCAAGAATATGGTAAGTCCAAAGGTTGGAATAAATGGGCAAAGTATATACCGTCAGATAATTGTTACGCGACATCTCCGTCTCTTTATCAACCATATTCAACACCTTCAGGTGGTGTTACTTCAGGTGTGTTGTTAGCTAACAGTAATTTGGAAGTGTCAAGTAATGATAGAAATTATATGTATGTTGGTGATTCAATAGATTCGAATACTTCCGGTCCGACATTTTCACAACAAACATGGGAAAATTGTGATTTTTCTGATGGCTGGCCTAATTGTGGAGCTGGCGAACAAACTGCGAATGTACCTATATCTGTAACTTATATCATGAACAGACAGTTTAAATGGTTAAAGAAAGATTGGGGAAGATGGATCGAAGAAATAACTAAAATGTGGAAATATATATATTCTACATTGTCTGAAAAAGATGGTTATAAAAATAGAAAAGTTGGTCTTGATGGCGATGGTAAACATAGTGCTGGTAAAGATAATAATGGTAACTATTATAACTATGATTACAATTATATATATGGAAACCCTTGTAATGGGACTGATTGGTGGGAAAATGAGGTTAATATTTATATTAATGATACAATAGCAAAAGATGAAAATAGCGACTTGAACAAATTATTTAGAAATTCTATGCTTGGAATGTTTTATATTGGAAAATCATGCGAAGATTTTACAAGTGATTTACCAACAGGTACAGACTATGGAGAAGGTTGTAAATTTTCAAACAGCGTCGAAAGGTGTGTTGGATATATGTGCACTTCTACAAATATAAACACAAAAGATCCTACTAAATCAAAATGTGATGTTCCAATAAATGGAAAGAATTTCACATACGGTGAAATAAAAATAGAAGAAAGTAAAAGGATGGAAGAAAGCAAACAGGCTGTAATTTCATTTGTAAGTAAATTTAATACTAAATACAGATCTGGTTTGAATGGTATCACTGCCTACAAACTAATGACAGCTTCTAATGCATATCAATCCTGGCCTTGTCTTGATAAGTTATTTAGAGGTAAATTAACATCCGCCGACGTTTTTATTCCAATATAGAACTTCTATGTTTGCTTTCGAGCTACACATAGTTTATTACTGAGTTGGATTCATATGAATATAGTAGCGAGTATAAACAAAAAAAATTATTATATAATATTTTGAAATAAATATATTATATATATAATAAAATATGAATTATGTTGATCCATGCCCAGGTATGAACCCAAGAAATGATTTTTGTTACGTAGGTATAGATAAAAATACTAATTTTGATTTTTTGGTAGATTATGAAGATATTAAAGTATTTTACAATGAATCTATCCTTTCTAGTGCAGAAAGTCTTATACCTGCTTCTTTAGAAAAATATAAAGATCTTATTCAAATAAATGGTTACCATACAGCCGTCGGATTTCAAAGTAATAGTTATGCATTTACTATAGATTTAATAATACCAAAAGGTATTACAGCAAGTTTATCTCCAACTATTGATAGACATAATAATTTAATATGGAATAATCAAAATCAATTAACATATAATGATGCCAATTCTATTATATATAATGATCCAAAAACACCATCACCAAACATACCATATTGGGATCGTAGTACATATATAACTACAATAACTAAAAGTATATTTATGAGTGTATTAACAGATATAAAAGGATATTTGACTACATATCCTATATATGCATTATTTAATGTAGTAAGACCTACAGACTTAAATTTGTTATTTCCAGAATTAAAAGGTGTAACATGTGATAGTTTTGCATATTTTGTATTAAATAAATTAAAAACATATGGAGCAAAAGTTAATTTTATGGTTCCTCCAAAATCAAATCTTGTTGCATATGTAGCTGATAGTATAAAAATATTAGATATTTCTAAAGAGAAAGATAAGAATGAAATTATTACTTTCTATAAAAAGTATAATATAGCTTTTGCCAACATAGTTCAAGAAATACAAAGTATAAGTACAACTACTCCTGTTAATATTCCAGTATTGATAAATGCTATACATGCTAAAATATCAGAGTTATTTAATCATAAGTTTATTTACTATTGTTATGGTAAAAATTCTATACCAAATTATTATGAATTAATATTAAACTCAACTAAACATCAACAACTTATACTTGATTATACTTATGGTTTCCTTCCAAATGATGTAAAACCTTATTCTGTTTTTGGTGCACATCCTACACCAGGGCCTAATCCTAATGCTTGCCCTGCTTGCCCACTTCCAGCTTGCCCAACTTGCCCTGCTTGTCCACTTCCAACTTGCCCTGCTTGTCCACTTCCAGCTTGCCCAACTTGTCCACTTCCATCTTGCCCAACTTGCCCAGTTTCCACAGTTTGTCCATCTTGCCCTAGTAATAAAAAAAATATAAGTATTACATTGATTATATTTATTATTATATCAATTATTCTATCTATATTATTAATAACTGGATTTATTTATCATATTAGATCAACTAGAAAATAATTTATTTTGTTTGTGCATATTCTTGAAAAATATAAATAAATCATACAGAATAAGTATGATTTTAAGTTTTTACGGTAAAAGATTCTTACTTAATTGAGATTGTCTTCTTAGATTAAAAATAATGATCAAACAAATTTTCTTTAGATACCTAATTAAAAAAGGCGGAGAAGGAGGAGGAGAAAAAAAATCCAATTCCAAAGGAAATTTTGTATAAATTTCTAAAAATATTAGGAAAGAAAATGAAAAACCAAAAACCTTTTTTTGCGGCTCCGCCTTTTTGAAAAGTTCGTACGAAAATCCTTTTTTAGGAGAAATGGTTTTTAAAACGCGTCTTACACACACACATTTCAAATTTTTTTCAAAAAGTGACTTTTATCAGAGAATAGTCACTATTGTTTTGAGTTTTAAACAAATTTTAAACAAATTTTAAACGTTTTTTGTTATGTCAGGAAAAAGTGATATTTTATATAAAAAAAACCTTATAATTAACACTTATTTAAAGTTAAGGGGTCAAAAAATAAAACAAGATGGAGCAATGCGACTATTGTTCTAAGATGTTTGGTGACAAAAAAATGTTACGTCGTCACCAAAAAAACACACAATATTGTTTAAAAATACAAGAAACTAAAAAAAAGAACAGGTTGAATCTGAATGTAAAGCTATTATTGAGGCTAATAAAGCCAAAGAGAGAAAAGAAGCCGAAGATGCTGAAGCTAAAGAAAAGGCGAAAGAATTAACTTGTCAGTTTTGCAGTAAAGAGTTCAAGACAAAATATCTATTAAATATCCATCAAACACAAGCCAAATATTGTCTTAAAATACAAGAATCTCAAAATTCGCAAGAGATTATACCATCTTTGGTTGTATGTATATATTGTTCTAAAAATTTTTCGTCTGGAAGTTTTAAGAGACATGATTTAATATGTAAGAAAAAAAATGCAAAAATAAAAACCGAGAAAGATGAAGAAATTGCTAAGTTAAAGCATGAGAAAGTAGAGAAGGCTGAAGAAATTGCTAAGTTAAAGGCGGAGAAGGCTGAAGAAATTGCTAAGTTAAAGGCTGAAAAAGCGGAAGAGATTAGTTTGATATATAAAGCATCTGCTGAACTTGCACAAGCTACTATAAACGAGATAGCAAAACAACCAACTTATCAGAAAAACAGCACAAAAAATATCCAGAATAATTTGATGATTTCAAGTCTTACTCCTCTTGATTTAACTCAAGCTCGCGTTGACAGTATAATAAATGAAAAATATACAAAAAGTGATTTTTACGAAGGTCAGAAAGGAGCTGCTCAGATAATTCATAAGCATATTCTGACAGACTCAAACGGTAAATCTCAGATAGTTTGTACTGATACAGAACGAGGTACATTTCATCATATAGACACTAATGGTGAACACGTTGTTGATTATAAGAATTCTCATTTAATCAACAGAGTACACTTACCTCTTAAAAGAAAAGCAAGTAAGTTTGCAGCAGAGGAATCCATTAAAAACTCTAGTTCTTTTAAGGACATAATTATGAGTGAGACTTCTATAAGAGAACTGGAATCTAAACCTGGATTATTCAATAGAACATTAGCCCAACTTACAGCTAAAAATTGTGTAAGACCACTATGCATAGAATCATCTCAAAAAACTGATTTATCAATTACAGAAGAGTGGTTGTTGGAAAATGCAAAGTTCTTGACTCTAGAACATATTTTAAAAGGACCTGAAGGGTATGCCGATTACGCCCTTAGTTATCCTTTAAATAATAGGCTTATCGAAGATGAAGACGATTATTCATTTGTAAAGTACAGAGATATTGATGGGTGTATAATAACAGATTATGGATGTAAAATATTATCAGAGATGATACTTAATTCTATAAAACATAGAACTGATGAATTACTAAAATATAGTAATATATTAGTTGATATAAATGATTGTATTTTCAAGAATGAGTTTATAACAATTTTAATGAATAATATATAGTTTTAAAATGTTATTGTACATTTAAAAAAAAGTATATGAAATTATAAATGACAGAAGACTTTTATAAAATTTTGGAAGTATCAAAGGATGCAACTGACAAAGATATTAAAAAGGCATATAGAAAGTTAACTCTTCAGTATCATCCAGATAGGAGCAATTCTTCAGAAGCCGAGGAAAAAATTAGAAAAATTAATGAAGCTTATGAAACTCTTGGAAATAAAGATAAGAGAAGAGAGTATGATCTCGGACCTCAGGTGGAAGGATTTCCACCAGGATTTCCACCAGGATTTCCTTTTTCGCATGGTGGAGATATAAATAATATGTTTAACATGTTTTTTAATGGTGGTGGTATGCGTCATGAAGGTATTAATATTTTTCATAATGGTATGCGTCAACACATGAACATAAAACCTCCTCCGATACAGCATGTTGTTGTATTATCTTTGGAACAAGTTTTTAAAGGATATACTTTAGATTTTAGCGTTATTAGAACTGTTTCTTTAGGATCTTCTATTTCAAAAGAGACGGAAACATTTCAAGTTCCTATTCCTGCAGGAGTTGACAATGAAATTTTTGTTTTAAAGGATAAAGGAAATGTCATAGAAAATTGTAAGGGTGATATACAAATTATTATTCAGATTGAAAACAATTCATTATTTAGAAGAAATAATATGGACTTAATTTATAAAAAGACTTTGTCTTTGAAGGAGGCCTTATGTGGATTTTCATTCGAAATAAAACACTTGAATGGTGAAAATATTAATGTTAATAATAATAAAGAAAAGAATGTAATAAAGAATGGTCATATTATGAATCTTTCTGGGTTAGGAATGTTTAGGGAAGGACATGGCAAAGGAAATTTGATTATTGAATTTGATATTGATTTTCCGGTATCTCTTTCTAATGAACAGCGTGAAGTGATAAATAAGGTACTCTAAATCACAAATAAACTTAAATCAAAAAATGATTTAAGTTAAAATATCAAATGTACATCATATTAAGAGAAGAATCTAGTTCTTTTCCTTCTAGAAGTTTATCGAGAATTTCTTTGTTTATGGTAATTGGGAAGGAAAGTTTTGATTTCATTTGAAAAGATGTTTTAAATGGGAGAATTCCGTTTTCATTTTGATGTGTAACTATAAAGTTAATTTTATTGACTATATCTTTAATAGTTTTCTCAATGGTTCTAACACCTTTGTCATTAGACATACATACTTTATTTATCAAATAACCAGCTGATCCTAATTCAAACGAAACGGATAATGCTTCAAGCCCGCAATTTTGTAGAGCACGCGGAAGAAGATAGTTTTGTATGATAGATATTTTATCAAATCGGTCATACCCATCTACATTTATGATCCACCATCTGTCGGCAAGTGCTTCGTCTATAGGAGGTGAATTCATAGATCCAACATACCAAATTTTGGAAAGATCTATTTTAATTTCCCCTCCAAGAAAGTTGTCACAATATTCAGTATTTTGACTAGGATCTATAAGATGAAGTAGGGCACTTCTAATCTCAGGATTATCTGCAATTTTATCAAGCTCATCTAGAAAAATAATACCATTTTTATGACCCATTCGTTTGATGCATTTAACTATTTCTCCTGGTTGAGCACCAACATATGTATATTCATGACCTTTAAGAAAATCTGCTTTATCAACACCACCAAATGAAATTTGAGAAAATCCACAATCCATTATTTCAGATATTAGTCTGGCTATGCATGTTTTACCTGTACCAGGTGGACCAACAAGTCCTAAATTTGAATTTATCATATTAGGATTTTGCATTTTCGCGGATAAGAACAAGAGAATTTGCTCTTTTATTTTTTCCATTCCGTAAAGTTGTTTATCCATATGATCTTTGGCTTTTTTGATAAACTCGGTTATATTATCAACTATATGTTCTTTTATTTTGTCATGTGGAAAATCAGTTGCCCAGGTAAGCCAATGTTTCATTTTGTTAAACTCGTCATCTGTAGATTCAAGTGCTAAGAATTCTTCGTATCGTCTGTAAATAACTTCTTTATTTTCTTTACTTGTTTTCAAGTTTAGAATTTTATATTTTAAAGCTAATTGAGCGTCAAATCCTGTAAATTTTTGTTCATCTTCTTTCATACGTAAGATATCTTCGTTAGAATATTTTTTAGATTGTTCGTAGCCTGCTTGATATTCTTTAAACATTTTATTATATTTAGTTCTAGATTCTAGCCAATCATTTGTGTTTGGTAATTGCGTTTTGTAAATTTCATAATATTGGCACAATTTTGCTCGATCTTCTAAGCGCATAGGGGTTAACAATAATTTTTCAACATCTGGTTCTGTATTAGCTATTTCTTGCTTAACTGCACATAAGTTAATGTAAACTTCTTTATTTATATTTTTAAGTTTTTCTAGATCAGAATCGATAATGTTATCACAATATTCGTTAGTTGACTCTTTATCATCTATTGACTCTTCATCATCTATTGACTCTTCATCATCTATTGACTCTTCATCATCTATTGACTCTTCATCATCTATTGACTCTTCTGATTCTTCCGAGCTTATTGTATCATCTTCAGATGAATTATTCTGCTTGAATCTTTTTGAAGGAATTATTTTTGAATCTGCGTTTTTTCTTTTACGAAGACTTGGCGCCATTAATTTATTATTAACAAATAATCATTTTAGATTTGTTCTGGATCTATAAAAATCAACAGATTGTGCACTGCTAATATCATCAAAAAGTTGCTTTATTATGTCAACCAGATCAACATCTTCTTTATCGTGGAAGCGTTTGCGTTGAAGTGCGTCATCTCCATATAAGTTAAATTTATCATTTTCAGTGGGAGTGTAACTGGCTTTTTTCTTTACTATTGTTCTAAGTACATTACAAAATTCTTTTGGCTGTCCCAATAGTATAATATTTTCAAGCAATTGTTCACAATCACATTCTGTTAATTGACATTTGTTTTTAAAATCACTTCTAAAGTCATTATCACCAAAAACATCTCTATATAGTTTTTTGAACATACTAATCATATATGGTAATACATTTGCTATTAAGGTAGAAGACACATCTTCTAGACGGCAATCCATTTTCCAATACCTTTTTTCCTTACTTACACGATCTAAAATATAAAATGAATATGGATCATCTTGTGTATTTTTTGGAAGAGGAAGGTAAATTACGTTAAAAAGTTCGTAACGATTAAATATGTAACGTTCTAAATTTTTTTTGAATGGAAATAATACTAAACCGTAATTGTAGAAGCAATTGAAAAATTTTATGCTATCATATGGTACATATTCTTTAGGAAATTGTTTTTCCAAATCTAGAATAATATCAAGTTTTTGTATCTCATCAATTTCTAAGTGAGTTTGTGTATAATTTCCGTAATATATCATTCGACTTTCTAAAGCTGATAAGCCTTTTGAAATAATATTTATACTTTTTTTATCAGTATAATTTTTTTCACAAAAAATATCTTCAATTGTACGAATCTGATCAGAAAGTAAATTTTGGTAATTACTAAGAGACATTCTTCCAAAGATATTCATACGTTTTTTTGCTAAATCATTCAGAATTTTTGTATATATTCTGCTTTGTTTAAGAGTATCAAAAGTTTCTTGAAAAAAAATTTTTGCTTCTTCAAGATCACCGAACTCATCTAATTTTTTTTTGTTTATAGCGTCAATTAAATCAATTTTAACGAGTCTATCACTGACACTGCATTCTGGAATTAGACTCATACAAGTTTTTATAGATCTATATGATTGTTTTCTTGCGTCTGTATTTTCCACACAGTTGTCTCTGGTTCTACTTCTTTTCTGCTGTTTCTTCGCACTAACATTTTGTGTAGATTGAGAAATAGTAGATTCTTCTATTTTTTCATCATCAACAATTATGACTTCTTTATCTCTGGTTCTACTTCTTTTCTGTTGTTTCTTTGCACTAGTAGATTCTTCTATTTTTTCATCAACGACAATTGTGACTTCTTTTTCTCCTTTCATTAATTCATGTATATATATAGGAATTAGACTTTTTCCATTGTAAATGTGTATTCCATCTTCTTTTTCAGTAACAATATTATCTATTTGTATTTTTGTGTTTTGATCTATTAAATTACGGTATATTTTATTTTTAACACGTTCAACAGATAATTGTGTTTTAGTTAAACTTGCAAGATTTTTAAGAGCATTATCTAATTCGCAAACTCTTTTTTTAAGAGAAGAAATTTGATCATTAGAAGAATTACACGATAAAATGTGGGAATCTATATTTTTGATTCCTTTAGTAAAATATAAACATTTGTTACATGTAAAGACAATATTCTTATATTGTTCACAATATTTCAGTTTTTCTTTGTGATATAAAAAAGTCTCTCTATCCGAAAATATCGTATCACAATCATCACAATGTTCATGCATTTAGTTATTTATTTTGCTTCTTTTAATCGTTTTCAATTTTAAAAAATAATTATACTTATGTTTATCCAACGCTTGATAAGAAAATTTTTCAATTAATTAAAAGCTAGAGCAAAGCTAGAGCAAAGCTAGAGCAAAGCTAGATATGAATATATTCAGATAGGTTACACTTAAAATAATTAATATTATTTTAAAATTATTAGGTCTGTCCAGAAAGAGTTCAATTTTATTCTAAAGATGGAAGTTGACCTGATGCTTTTGCCGCATCAACCTGTCTGTTTATTTGGTTTTCAATAGAATTGTTTGATGAATTATTTCCAATCATCCCTGCCAAATTAGGCATTCCATTTCCTGCGCCTCCAGCCATCATTGCACTCATCATTGGACCCAACATACCTGCTAGGTCTGGCATTGGTTGAACAGTTCCATCATTTGACGGGGCATTCGATCCAGCTGACAAACTACCCATCATTGTGTTAATCATATTAACAGCTTGTTGTCCTCCTTCTTTATCCCCAGAATCATCGCTAAGCTTGGTTACCATTTTTTGAACAGTTCCCATTAATTTTCCAAGGTCAAGAGAACCATCTTGCAATCCGCTACCCATTCCACTTACTAGATCTGAAAAAATACCTGATTGCATAATCGCTGTTACTGCTTCCATTGGGTTTGAATTGGGATTTACATTTGCTTCAACCTTGGAAATAATGTCAGACAAAAAGTTGAGTTCATCACCGCCTCCGTTATTTGATTGTTCTTTCAAAATTTCACGTGCTTTACCGGCAGGATCAACTAATGCAGAAATAGTAAGAAGGTGCTTCCAAATTACAGCATTTGTTTCAAAATCTGATACTTGAAAAATTTCCTTCATGTTTATAAAAACACGCTTAGAATATGCAATTTTTTCTCGTGAAAGCTTTGTAGATTTGTTATAAATGGCTTCTCTATTAGAAACACAAAACAGTCTAAATGCTTCAATATGTTTTTGGATTGGCTTATCATGAGCAAGTGTTGTCTTGTTAATCAAGTGTACATACAATTTTAGCGGTCTGTGTTTCTCGCTAAATACTTCTCCCAACTCATTTGTAAAATTTGAGATAGTTTTGAACGTGATCAAAGAGGTATCAACTGACATTTTTGTTTTGGATCTATCATTTTAGATAGAAATTTAAAATGTTTTAAATATGTAAAAGTTAATTTAATATTCATTTAATAATAAATGAATATTTTTCTCAACGTCATGAGAATATTGTTAGATATATTTGGTATATTATGTTTAATTCTAATTATATATATAATTATACAAGTTTTGATGAATAAAAAGGCAATTGAAATACCTTTTTATAATAAGCTACAATGTGGTGAAATTTATTGCCCTAGACCTATTGTAGATTTACCTGTTCCATCACAAGTAGGAACTGCTTACGACAAAAAAGTTGCAAGATATTTAGCTGATCTTTCAGTGCGTATTACATCATCGGTAAATGAACCATTTAAATCTCCACCAATATTAACACATGAACTAGATATGTATGATTCTAAAGATAATCCTATTTTTGGAGTATTGTGGAGTAATAATGGGATAGCTTATATTTCCTTTAGAGGAACTTTAGAAAAGCAAGAATGGATGCAAAATTTTACATATGAACAAACACCTTTTAAACATAATATTAAAAATGTAAATCAACAGCATGCTCTATTTCTTTCTAATTCAGATAAAGATCATTCTCCTCAAGTTCACAGTGGATTTCTCCAAGTTTACTATAATTTTAGAAATAATCTGATACATAAGATCAAAAAATTAAACCCTTCTCAAATACTTGTTGGTGGACACTCTTTGGGAGGTGCTATTGCCACTATTTGCGGTTTAGATTTAAAAATAATGGGTTACAATGTCGTAGTATATAATTTTGCTTCTCCTCGTGTAGGAGATGACGCATTTTGTGATTTAGTCGATAAAAATAAACTCACTTTATATCGTATTGTAAACACATGTGATGTGGCACCAACATTTCCTGTTTCAGTTTCGCCAAACTTTCAAGATCCGGAAAATCCTTTTATTTATACACATTGCGGTCAAGCGGTATATTTTACTTCTAATTGGAAATCAATTACTAATAATCACATTATGGGTGTTTATATTAATTGGTTAGATAAGGAACTATCATAATTTTCAATTATATCGTGTGACAAAATTTCAAACTGATCTTCTGTTTGTGTTTTTACTTGATCTTCTACTTGATCTTCTACTTGATCTTCTCTTTGTGTTTTTACTTGATCTTCTACTTGATCTTTTACTTGTGTTTTTATTTGATCTTCTATTATATTAGATTTAATTAAAAAGTTTGAGTCCTCTGATAAAATTGATGGTTCAAACTCAGTTGATTTAGGATAATGAGATTCATTAAAACCAAATAAACATGTATATATTGAATCAACTAGTCTTAAAAATATTAAAAACAAATTCATTTTTAATATGTATTTTATTTCTTTTATGGAAGTTTTGAAAAAATATTTTCTTAATTTTATCCAGAATATTGCCATTTTGTCCCACAATTACAACAACTGGCAAAAGTTGTCATCGGCTCGTCTGCGCTCCTGATTTGTCTTTGGTAACTAAAAACTCTTTTACTTCCACACACACGCCCATCTTTATCTCTCGCTTTACACTCTAAGACTCCTTCTTCGACCGCAAAAGGATTTTCAATGAAATCATTCTGTTCATCCAACATATTTTGCATTTGTTTGAATGCTAAATGATTCCACCCCAGTTTTCCAGAATTAATGTTACTTATCATTTCTCGCATGTTTTTTTTATTTAATATGTCTCCTAAAGCTTGATAAATATTATCTTTATATATTTTTTCCATAAACTCCTGATCTTGAGAGTGTTTTTTAAATGATATTTCATATATGTGTTTTTCAAAAATTCGAATATTTTGTTCATGTTTTAGCACAGTCCTCAAAGCGGATTTTCCTTGTTCTCTGTAAGACATTTGCTTTTATCTTAAATTTTTAAAAAAAATTCAATTTCATTTTAAGGAAGTAATTGAATATCTATTAAAGTATGTCGATCGAACTTGTAATAGACAACCGAGAACACGAGCTCATTTTGAAACTCCAAAGTAGTAATTCTATTAAAGTAGAGCAGCTAGAAGTTGGTGATATTTTATTTAGACTAGAAGGCGAGACTGTTCTAATAATTGAACGTAAAACAGTAAATGATTTAAAAGCCAGTATTTGTGATGGTCGAGGTAGAGAACAAAAAGCACGTTTAATAGGTAGTACACCTAGGCAAAGGATAATATATCTGATTGAGGGATCTTTAGATAAAACATTGAATTCTAAAATCGGCGGTATACCCGTGTCTACGTTGATTGGTAGTCTAATTAATACACAACTAAGGGATGGAATCAAAGTATATAAGACTAGCACAATTGATGAAAGTGCTGAATTCATTATTAAACTTTACGAAAAATTAGAAAAAGATGGGGATACATATTTTATGTCAGAAGATGGCAAATCATCTGACAGTACTTATGCGGCCACATTAAAAAAGAGCAAAAAGGCTAATATGACGCCAAAAATTTGGTTTATATCTCAGCTATCTCTTATTCCACAAGTAACTGAAAAAGTTTCCGCAATCATAGTAGAAAAATATCCAAGTGTTAGAATGTTAATACAAGAGTATGAGAAGACCCCTGAACATCTTAGAATAAAATTATTGTCTGATCTTACATTTACTCTTGCAACTGGCGCTTCTCGCCGAATTGGTGACAAAATGTCTGCTCGTATTTATCATTTTTTATATGGAATTGTAAATGATATTTCTGAGTAGGTTATAAAAATTGAAATATTTCTAGCGTATTAACAAAAATGAAATGTTTGTTAACAAAAATTACTTTAATTTTATTAATCTTTTTGTTAATTTTTATATCTGCATTTTTAGCCAGAAATAATTATTTTATTTTAGGAGGAATATTGATTTTTATAGTTATATGGTCTATTTATAATCAAATACACGAACATTACCAGCAAGATGATCCAAAATTAAAAGAAATAAAGAAAAGACTAGAAATTTTTTTTGATAATAAAACAAATTGGGAACCCCCATTGGATACACTGAATGGAAAAAATATCATGAAAAATATATCTTTATACAGAGGTAATAAGAGTTATACTATTAATAAAGAAAAAATATATATATGTTTAAAAGATGAAAAAGGTCAATATTATAATGATAATACTCTTTATTATGTTATAGGTCACGAACTAAGTCATGCTATTTGCGACGAGATAGGACACACTGAAAAATTTCACCTTATATTTGATGCATTACTTTTAAAAATGACTGAAGAAGGAATTTATAATCCTGATATATTGATGATAAATGATTATTGTAAAGATGGAGATCCGGAAATTATATAAGAAATATTAAAATATCTTTATTATGACAAAATGAACGAAGAATGTTGGAAAAAAATATATAGTATAAATAAAGAGAGATTTTATTATATAAATAAAGAAAGTGGACAATCGCAATGGGGTATTCCAGTAACTAAATATGAAAAACCTTTACCAATAGGTTGGGAACGGCATAAAAGTACTACAACAGATTACATGTATTACGAAAACCTTGAAACCAAAATTAGACAATGGGATTTTCCAAAGTCTCCAATAGTTGTTCCTGATGGCTGGGAAAAAAAAATATCTAATTTATGCAAACAAGTATATTATATAAATAAACGTACAAATAAATCTCAATGGGAATATCCAAAACCATTAAAAACTGTATGTGTAGAATTGGTAGGAGATTCGATTCTAGATAATTCATATTGGAATGATGTTAAAACTGATAATACAGCTGAAATATTACGTAGAATGAATATCAATGTTGTAGACAGAAGCACTGAAGAAGTATATACAGATCGTATGCTTGATGCTCTTAAACTTGACAAAGGTATTAAAGTAAACTATTCATATATTAGTTATCGTAATAACATAAATATACCTTATGATATGACAGATGACGATTTAGTAAATCCAAATCCAACTGATTCTGATATTTGGAATAAAACACCAAAAAATAATAGATTTATTGTATTATCACTAGGAGGAAATGATGTAGCTTTACATAAAAAATTCTTTATACCAGATATTATAAGTAAGATAAAAGAAGTTATAACACGTTTACTTACAGAAACCAAAATTTCACCTAGACATTTTGCATATCTTATTCCTTATACCCCAAGTCTTATTATGGAAAAGCAAATGGAAGAAAACGATCTTGATCCAAAAGAATTTTATAAAAATATGGTATTTCTAGCAAATAAAATGTGTAAAGAATTAGACATACATTGTATATCTTTGTCGCACTTTACTGATAAAGAAAAATATGGAGAATTTATACCAGAACCAACTAAAAAAGGAGCCAAAGACATCGCAGATCTCATCATAAAATGGATAGAAGAAGCCAAATAGATATTAATACATTTTTCACACTTATATTGAGTGTGAAAAACACTAAAGCCTCTAGGAATCAGGAAATAAAAAAGATAACATCATTTTGTATTCATCTATAAGTGTAAGATGCATTTTTTCAAAATATTCCAGGCTTTCCATTTTAGTTCCTTTTCTTTTTTCAATATTTACTAAGTTCGTGTACTTTTTTAAGTACTCTTCGTGTGTAATTTCACAGTTTATAAATAATATATCATTTTTTTTGATATCTGCTTCAATTGAAGCATCAGTTTCAGGATAAAATCTTGACCTTAATTTCTTGCAAAAAATTCGTGCGTCATGTATCTCGTATGTTATAACACATAATATTTTATGGTATTTATATTTTTCAGGTATTATATAATCAAAATTGTCACCATCACTCATTTTCTAAATTTTGATAAAGATACATAATATTTCAATTTAATAAAAAGCTTTATTATTACTTTGCTGTAATTTCAATATGATCTGAGGTATATGTCTTTTCAAGGTTCCATGAGTAGACAGAATTGACAATGAATTTTTGCTAGTTCAATTTTAATTTAATATAGATTTATTTTACAACATAAACTTAAAGAATTAAACTTTGAAGAGAAAAATGGTAGATCACATTCAACATCCTGAATGGGAAAAGGAAAATTCTCTTACTTCTCCTTTAGATCGTGACAAGGAAAATAGATGGCGTCCCGAACAAGGAGCTGCTCCTCTTACAGATCAAGAGGTAGTAGAAGCAATGAAAGAGCTTAATAATACAGCATTTGTCAAAAAGTTTCCTTCGGTTGATAGGACATATGCGGATCCTCCAATTCCTATGCAAAACATAGCATTGTTATCATTTACTCCAGCTAAAGGAGCTAAACCTAATGAAAATGGAGTTTTTGGTTTTGCAAAAGTTAGAGGTAGTTATTCAACACCTATTGAAGCAGATGAAAGAGCTGAATTTTTGATACGAAATGTAGATTCTTACCATCAGCTATATCATTTATATGTAGGAAGACCGTTTCCTATTACTTCTTCGTCAAAATATTCTGCTGAAACTACAGAGGTAGATATTCGAAAGGAAACAACAAAAGCTATTTCAGAAAATATTAAGCAGGAAAAGAACAAAGAGCAAAAGACTGTAACAGACATGAAAGAAAGAGAAGAGGCAATGTTGGCAGAATCAGATAAGGCTCGTAAGGATGATGGTATTGGAGATCCTGATGTAGATCCTTATGAAAACTACATTACACTGTCTGTTAAGAAAGCACAACTTTCTTGGACATTTTTGGAACATCTAAAAAAGTTGGAAGAGGTGCGTGATATCATTCTAAAAACTCGTGCGAATTTGGAAAAGTTAGATATTGAACATCCTGAATTCAAAAATAAGTATTTTGAGAAATATATGGACGCACGTAAAAAGTCTGGCTTAGATGAGAAAGTTAGAGATATCCAAGATAATTTTATCAAGTATATGGTCGAAGATGTTAGTATCCCAACTATTGATACAGACGAAGTTCTCCCTAAAGCAATACTAACTAAAACAAAATTGGATACCTTAGATGAGGAAAATTCTGTATAATTTCTTATATTAAATTTAATATAAGAATAATTAACGGCACGTTTTGCATCTTGTCAAATAGTAGTAAACTACTATTAATGAAATTAAAGTAATTATTATCCCACCCCAAAAAAGAATTTTTTTAGTTTTTTTATTACTTCCTTTTTTTTTAGTACCTGTTCCAGCGACTCCAGCACCAATCATTGCCAAAGGTAAAGCGGCGCAAACGCCACAAAATTCTTCTTTGCTATCTCCATTTTCATCTACCTCTCTCATTATTTTATATATACTCACTAAAAAAAATTCTTGTAAAATAAGAAATGGACTCTTCTCAATTCAAAGATATACCTGTTTCTTTATTTCTTGCTGTTTCAATTGTAGTTGTTTTTGCTCTTTATGTTACTACAGCAATAAAAACAATACCTTGTGGAAAGGATATTTTGTCATCTTTTTATAGTAATTTTGTTCATATAGAACCATATCATCTCATGGCAAACTTATTTGCTCTTTATGCTCTGGCAAGAGTAGAAAGAGATATAGGACCTAGACGATTTGGTTTTTTAATAGTGTTTTTATTATTATTTACATCAATAGTAGAAGTTATAGGACATAAGGTGTTTTCAAATCTACCTTGTTCAATTGGTCTTTCTGGAATACTCTTTGGTATAATGGCATGGGAGTTAACTACCAAAAAAGATTTTGATATATTTATTATTCTTTCTATTATAGGAATTGTTGTTGCCCCATCTATGCAAGATTCAAAAGTATCATTAATTGGTCACGCAGTTGGAGCTATTGCCGGAGTTATTGGAGGGGTATTGTGGAAATCTATTGAAAAGAAGATAAAATAACTAAATATGTTTTATAAATTAGTTTGGCAAAATGGAAAACCATCCTGCGAAAGCATATCTACTTGAATAACTATTATTCATAGATACAAAATGATCAGTTATGGGTACATCTTTAATTTTAAAAATAGTTAAGCTATTAAATTTTGGATTTATAGTTTTATAAACTTCTTTATCAGCAGAATCATAGAAATGTAATAATGCACCAAAAGATGGGTTCCAATTTTCAGTTAATTGAAAAACAAATGCATAATCACCTTTGCCTTTATCATGATGTATTGATAAATAATCACCAAAATCATATTTAGAGAAAAATGTTTCTTCAAATTTAATCTCACTTCCTACTAAATCAGCTAATTTTTTTTTTATTTGATCTTTATGAAAATATTTTTTAAATTCACACTGTATACAATAACAACTTTCATAATGATTGTCAAGAGTTCTTTTAAATCGATAGGCAAAATATCCTTTATTAAAATGGTCTAAATTATATTTGTTTTTTATATTAAAATCTTCACTGATATATAAATCTGGAAAATTTCTTATATTTTCTTTAGTATTGTTTTCATCTACAGGATACAGGGATACATACCACCAATCATCTAATATTTCCAAGAGCTGTTTTTTACTCTGTTCTAGAAAATCTATCGGTAAAAAGTCATTTATAGTGATCACATTTGCCAAAATTTGTTTCTTTGTGTCTTCTGCTGGTAAAAAGTTATTTACATTTGTCATTTACTATTAAATATATTTGTTTAAGTATTATATTTTATAATTAATATTAAGAATTATAAAATAATAATAAATGTCTAGTTCAGATAAATACACTCCAATACACTATATGATATCAAATAAAAATCTATCATGTGATCAAGTTTCAAAGCATCTTTGCAAAGTAGGTCTGGCAGGAACAGTAACTTCGCAAACTACAATCATTTGTGACAAGTTCACAGAAAAATGCTATACAGAAAACGGATGCTTGATTATAATTTATAATACACCAATATTAGATTTCTTAGAAAAAGTAGTTAAACCTTTGCATATAGAACACTCTTTAAATTGTGGTTATGTTCAAATTAAAGGAATATATACAGGTTGTGTTAAAAATTTGTTTAGAAAGTCTGATTGTTAATAATACTTTTGTAAGTATTATTCTTTGATACACTACATGTACACTACATGATCGTTAAAATCATCTGTAATGTCCGATTGACGGATAGAATATTTTTTCTTTAACAAAAAAGTTTTTAATATTTCAAACTCGTTACTGATTTTAATAGTAACATAATCGTTACTGATAGCAATAGCAATAGATTTCGTATCATTACCTTTTGTGATAATTTCATTCACATACCAATTGTATCTTTTGTAGTATGTTTTATATGTGTCTTCTGGTGGAAAGTTTGAAGTTGTTGCTGTTATAGACCTATTTTGAGAATTAATAGTAATGATCAAGCGACCAATAAATTCACGTCCACCAAAAATACTACCGTGTGATATGAGTGTAACATGCTTCTTATCATATTCAACTTTTTTGATAGATGATTCTTCGTGTGTTTTGATAATATCACTCTGTGATACAAACACATCGGAATTCAAAAAGTCTGGAATCTCTTTAGGTTTATATATAAAAGTTACTAAATCATCAAACGACGACGAGTATACAATTCGATACTTTAATTCCTTATTATGTTGCCCAAATTGATTACTGAATATGATTCTAATGTACATGTAAAACACTTTGCTGTCTGAATCAGAGATTTTAATAATTGCTGAGCATCTGGTCCATGTGGGTTTATAATCCTTGAGAGTCTTTGAGATGTAAATTGTTTTTGTAAAGAGTTTAATATAGAGTAATTCAGTTGTGTAATATCTAGGATTAAACATTCCAAGTTTGACATCCTTTTTGCTAAATTTAAACTCATTTGTTTCCTTAGATGTTCTTCTTGGAATGTATAATGAATACTTACTGTTCATCGATTCATTTCCGGTTAACAATACTTCCGGTATAGTCTTTCTTTTTCTTTTAATAATTTCAGATAAAACAATATCAAACTGAGGTAGTTCAGACATTTTGTTTTATTTTTCTATTGTATGATTTAAAATTCAATTTTAAAAATAATGAGTAATTACTGTATTCTAGGTGTGTTGCTCATTAGTCCAATGCTATGTAACCTTGAGCGCAAGCCGTCAACCCACTCCGCGTGAGAATGCACTGGCTCAAGCATAACAAGTAAGCGTTTTATATCTGTATGAACATTATCAAGCTTTTCATATATTTTATCATTCTGAAAACTTATCTTTAGAAGTATACTATTGTTTTCTTCTTCCATTTTACTATTCCTCTTTATCTTCATTTAAGTTGAATATTTATAAATTTTTAAACGCGAAGCTAGTACCACAACCACATTTGCTCTGTATATTATCATTTTCAAATTCAAATTTTGAACCCATGATATCAGTTTTGTAGTCTACTTTTAGACCTATTAAATACATTAGACTTTTACCGCATAAATATATAGTATAATTATCTATTTTATATTCTTCGTCTAGTTTGTTTGGTTTTACATCAGAATCTAATATTTTGAAATTATAAGAAAATCCATTGCATCCTCCTCCTTTTACATATAAAAGTATACTTTTTTTATCTACTTTACTTATCATTTCACATATTTTATTTTTGGCAGTTTGAGAGATAGTAATCATTTTCTTTTACTACATTTATTTTTTAATAATATTTTTTTTACACTTGATTTTATTCTTATATTTAAGCACTGATCAAATGCAATTTTTTGGCGGAGCAACTTCCAAAGGTTTTGATTCGTGCATCTTCAGCTCTCCAAAACAAGTCCTGTTTTATTCATTAAACCTATATTTCTTTGTTGATCAATTAGATTTTTATGGTAAAATCGAAATATATCACAAAATAGGAAAAAATTATTATTTAAATAATAATTTTACTTTCCTTAAATAAAATGAGTTTAGATACAGAAGTATTTAATCGTGTTATGAAAACTCTTGTTTACGGAGAAGCTAAGTGGAATATTATAAATAGGCTTCTTACAGAAAATGAGGCTCTTATAGCAGGTGGCGCTGTACTAGCACCATATATTAATAGTCAGGATCTTAATGTAAACGATTTAGATGTCTATATACACAAAAGTAAAGCGATGGATTTTGTAGATGGCTTAATATCATTATTACGATATTCTTTTATAAAAAATGGAAACTATATAAAACCTGCTTATGATCAATCTTTTTTTAGAAAAAATAATATAATTGCACGATTTAGATTGTATTTGTATGAGTTCCCACCCATAGATATTATGATAATACCAGATGAAATACCTATTTTAAGTGTTGTAACAAATTTCGACCTTACTTTTTGCGAAATATGGTATGATGGAAGAACAGTATCGGCAGTAGATCCAGTAGGAATTTTAGCTAAAACCGGAAAACTAAAAAAAGACTATGTAAACAGTTTTTTACTATATTTAAATCAATTTACTATAAGAAGAGTATTAAAATATGTTAAAAAAGGATTTACGATAACATATGATTCTGAAAAAATTAGGAATACATTCCTAAAACAATCAAAAAATGTAACAAGTCCCGAAGAATGGGTTGTATATAAACTATATAATTTTATGCTTAGGGGCTGGAGACATAGCAGCAGCGCTGGGATAAATTTAAAATTTATACTTGTTTGTCAATATTATATAGGTGAATATACATTAGCCAATCTTGAAAGAATATTACCCTATCTTAAAGAAAATTTACAAGATTCTTTTTGGGAAGGACTAGATAATAAAACTTTATACACAAAAATATTTGTTGAACTTGGTATTTATGATCATGAAAGGCAAGAAACAACATATCCTCGAAAATACATGAAATATATAAAAGATGTATTAGACATATCTAGTGAAGATATAGAAGAATTTTATAATGGCAATGGTCTTGATGATGAATTAATTCGCCTAGCTCTCGCAAATGATGATGATAGTGATGATGATGATAATCATAGTGTTGATCATAGTGATGATGATGATGATCCTGTTAGTGATGATGATCCGGTTCTTCCATTTGAATTTGAAGAAGCGGATGATGTAGATGAAAGAGAGATTAATCATAAATTATGTAAAGATTTATTCACAACGGAAGAAACACATATACAAGAATATTTAAGTAGTAGTGATGATACGTTTTTACTAATATCAAAAGATTCAGGTGGATTTTTTTATATGATTTGTTATGATAAAGAATATATCAGTCAGATAATATCAGACAAGGCCAATTGGTATTATGAATGTAAAGGAGATATTTTAGATGATGGTCATAAACTGATCAAAACTACTAGAAATGAAGATAAAGCACTTATAAAAATACCTATACATACTGATGGGATGATTGGTTATATACGTTTAATCGAACTTCGAGCATTATTAGACAGTAATCATAAAATATATTATCTATATTCTGATGGAACTGTTTCACATTCAATAACTTGGGGTAATTCAAGAAGATTTGGTAATCTTCATACGAGAAATGCCGGATCTAATTGTAATAATGGAAGTCAGATATTTGTTTATAAATTAAAATTATGTAGAAATGAAGAAAGGTGTTTAAAATCTATTGGACAACAACAATTTGAAACTCCAGCTCCTGATTCCGACATGTTTAGTCCAAATGATACTATATATGGTATGTATGATAAAAATTATCCAGATGATACAAATGGTCCAAGTCGTAAAACCAGAAAAAACCCATATGAAGAAACCAAACCCACACGTCTTAGTCGAGTATACACACATGGCAAAATACCTATAAAAACCATCTCCATTACTGGATCATTTACAGATGATAAACCTATGTATGAACATAATGAAATTATTTATGTTGTTAACAAACACAAATATGGATTTATACAGGAAAGGATAAATAAAGCTATAGAAAATGAAATTGAGGTAGGAGAACCAATAATTGTGAACATACCGACTTCTCCTGAATTTCACGCTTTCCTATTGTACATTGAAGGTGAACGTATAATGATATCTGATTGGGGTGGATTTGAAAATGAAAAAAGAGGACTCGAAATGATAAACAAAAAGAAAAACAAAGATTATGATCAACGTTTTTTGGCATACTCTTATTTTATGGAAAAGCTTATGGAAAAGTTTCCAGGGCGTAAGATTGAATACTATGAAGTGGACAAAGAGTTGTATGACAAATCACTTGCACGTCACGACTCTTTCTGTAAAAAGGATGGCAGTGGTGGGCACGGCGGATGTTCAGATTACGTTACAAAATGGGCTCGAGAACATTCGAAAGACTATTTTCCACGGTATTTTCAAACGTAATCTAATCTTTCTGAACATGACAATAATGAGTTAGAGGTTTATAAATTTCATCAGATTTATCTTCAAGATGTTTAGATACGTGTTTAATACTCTTAAAAACAAATTGATACGAATGTGTTAGTTTCCAATTCAACGGATGATATATAACACAACCAAAACATATTATAATATAAGGATAGTATTTTACTTTATCGTAAGGTATGAAAGGTAATAATGCTGATAATAAGGATACTCTCCATATATTATTATAGAAACAGGTGTCATCTACATATCGATAAATCTCTTTAAAACAATTTTCTTTTAATTTTACAGGATTTATACGTAAAATTTTATCAGAATCTTTCCCTTCTAACTTTAAAGCAAATTTCAGATCCAAGTTAAATAATTTTAAACATAATATTATAGAAGCATAGCAGACTTTGTCAGATGATAGACTATTTCAAGCTAAAATTCAGCAAATAAAAGAATCTATAATATATGTAATGACTATAAACCCCCACAATAAAGAGTGATCAAAGAAACATTTTTCCAGGTCTTCTTCTTTTCACTATTGCAGATCGACACGCATCTCGGTATCCTCAACAAATACTATCTTTTTTTGGGAGGGGGAATAAAAAAGATCTTACTATTTTACGAATTAATGATACTTAGATATTGTATAAGAAAATATGATACTATCTATGATTTGAAAGAACTTTCAAGTGATATTATTACGTTATTTTATAAAAAATACCACCAGATGTAGTCAACACTTGCGGTATATTATCTTCTGGTTCTAACACACCTCGGTAAATAATAATTTTAGCTACTATAGCATATTCAGAGTGATGTCTTACAAAACGTAATAATATCAAATAGTCTGATTTTTCCCAAATATAATATTCGTCTTTTACCAACATTTTTTGTATAACAATTCTATCCGAATGCTGGTTTAATAAATTATTAAAGTTCTTATATATCTGCATATAGTCCATTTTTAATATTAAGATGTTTTCTTTTATAAATAGATTAAATCCTATTTTAATCCATATATTTTATTTTTTACTTACTAACCAGAAAATAAAATAAGGTAACACTAGAGTTAAAAATATGAATGTAATAATAAGATAATCTCTGTACAAAAAAATCAAAATTTTACTATCATGTGATTCCCAAGATCCTTTACCAATATGAAGAGCGTATATATTTGAATTATCTTTAAGAGAAAGTATATCTACATTTAGTCCACATGGGTGAAAAAGCTCATATGGATAGTAATCTAAACGATATTTAGATTTATAATCAGAAAAAACACGATTTAAAATACCAGGTCCTGTTGTGAACATAATGGTCAGATGTTTACCGTAATATATCGGAGCTGTTTGGTTTTGTTCCAAATAAATAAAAAGTTTACTCCAAAAAATATGCATAGGTTTTGAATACATTAATGAGTTGGATACGTGAGTTTCTTTATATATTTTATTAGGAGTTTCTACTAAATAGATATCATTTTGATAGTTTTTTACTACTTCATCCCATGGTCTTTTACAAAAATAGTCCATATCAGCATATAGACCACCATATCTGTGTAATATAAAATACCTAACAACGTCACATCTCTGTATTTGGTAAGGATACTTGTTGTACATCTCTTTGTGTTGAGGATAAAAGATTCTTACTAAATCTTTGCAACGGATCAAATCCCAACAAACATAAGTCCAAGATGGATTTTGAATTAACCAACTGTCTCTATATTTTTTCAAACTATCAAATGTTTTTTTAGCTACTTTTTTATTCGGAATTATACCAAACCATATCTGATGTATAATTTTACCTTTTATTTCAAGTAAATATTTGTCAAAATCAACAAAATCAAGGTTTTCCATTTTAAATGTATCTTTTAAAATGTTTAAGTTGAATATGAAAAATACTGTATAATTACTATATAAAATAAAAGACTTTTGTTTTAAACAAAATATACATTGATTATAGCTTGATTGTAGGCTAAAAGGATTTAAAGTTAAATATTATATAATTATACAACTAATGTATGATGAATACATTGAATTATATAACACATACACTAAAAAATATGGTTCAAAAACAGCTATCTTTTTGATGGTAGGATCATTTTATGAATTATATGACATTATGAATACTGAAACAGGAGAAACAAAATGTAATGTTCGTGAAATTGTCGATATTCTTGGTATACAATTATCTAATAAGAAAAAAGATTTTGGAAAGAATCACGATGGCTTATTTGCAGGGTTTCCAGATTACGTAATGCACAAATGGGCTGGGCGCCTAACATCAATTGGATGGACTGTAATTGTTGTAGATCAAGTAAAGGATTCAAAAGGAAAAGTTAAAGAACGAAAAGTTTCACGTATTTTATCACCTAGTACTCACATTGAGAATATTCAGAGTAATGAAACTCCTTATATTATGACATTTTATTTTAAAGGAGTCGCTAATCAAGCACCCAATTTCGGTGCAGCGATTCTAGATTTATCAACAGGGTCAACCCATACTTATTTAGGAAAAGCAAATGGAAGACCAGATATTTGGACAGCAGATGATTTAGTTCAAATGATAAGTGTATTTCAACCAAAGGAAGTTTTGATTTATTGTAAAGCGGATATACCAATAGAAGAATCATATTTTAAGAGAGTATTTGGTCTTCAAAACATTCCAATTCATATTCGTAATATAGATAAAAATCATACTGATAATTTCTCAATTGATTTGGTTCGTTCAGAGTATTTAAGAAAAATATATTCTATTAAATCTCTCTTACCTGAAAAAGTGTTTTTAGGATTACGTTCAGATTATGAAGAATTAGCTCTATTATATTTATTACAATTTATTGAGGAGCATTATCCAAGTATATTGAAATCATTTCACAGAAATGAACCTTGGATTCCTGATTCAAGATTAATTTGTGGTAACCACGCACTAACACAGTTGCAAATGACTGCTATTAATCAAAATGAATGTGTAATTGGTTTGTTTAATGCAGCCATAACTCCTATGGGAAAAAGAGCTATCAAACTTCGTCTTTTATCACCTTATTCTGAAGCAAATGAAATTCGTACAAGACTAAATGAGGTGAAAGAATTGATGGAATGGCCAGAAAATACACAGAAAAAACTAGATAGACAACTCCGATTTATGTGTGATCTTCCGAGACTTCATAGAAAATTACTATGTGGGTTAATATCATCTCAAGAAATTGCTGGTCTATTTCAGACATATAACTCAATCGAAAATATTATTCTTCATATTACACCAGACACAATACTAAAACAACCATTTACATTTGAAGAATGGACTACCTATATCACATCGTTTAAACAAAATTTCTCTGAAGAAAAGGCTTTGCAAGACTCAAGTGATATAACAGCTTTTAATACATCAAAATACACTGAAATAGGTGTAGTTGAAGATAAAATACAAAATGTTCTGAATGATTTTCAATTGCTTATTAAAGAAGTTGCTGTAGACGGAGAAGTAAATGACGATGCACTGCGTTTAGAGTCAAGAGAAAAAGAACCATTTGGAATCAAATGTTCATCTATTACATTACGACAATTGAAGAAAAATAGTAAAAAACTACCAGATGGAGCTAAAATAACAGAGTTGAAATCAGGTGGTTGGTTTGATTGCAAACTATTGCAAAATCTAAATCAAAAACTGGTTAAACTAAGAGAGGACCTAAAATCTTTAATACACAAATATTTAATCGAAGCATGTCATAATATATCAGAAGCTGGTGAAAAGATTTGGCTTTTAATCGAAGAATGGGTACAGCATATTGATTGCACACAATGTATTGTAAGAGTTTCAAATAAGCTAGGATTTTCTTGTCCAAATATCGAAGATGTAACAGAAGAATCAGGATCTGGTTTTACAATTCAGAACATTCGGCATCCTTTAGTTGAAGCTACAGCTTCTCGTGTTTCATATGTAACACATGATGTTTCACTCGGTATGAACGGAGTTAAGGGTTGGTTAGTGTATGGAATGAATGCGAGTGGAAAATCAACACTAATGAAAGCTACTGGTATTGCAATTCTTCTTGCTCAAGCAGGATGTTTTGTTCCAGCCACAGAGATGATATTGCGACCTTTCAAGGCTATTTATACAAGAATTTTAAATCAAGATAATTTATTCTCTGGTCTATCATCATTCGCGGTAGAAATGTCTGAATTAAGAGACATTTTAGTAAATGCAAATCAAAACACATTGGTATTAGGTGATGAATTATGTTCTGGAACTGAATCAACATCTGCGCAAGCATTAGTATCTGCAGGTATTCAATATTTATCGGAAAAAAATTCTAAATTCATTTTTGCGACTCATTTGCATGATATTCCAAATGTAATTGATGTAAAATCTCTGTGTGTAGAAGTATGGCATCTTCACGTTGATTATGATCCAATTAGTAAAGTATTAAAATACGATAGAAGTTTAAGAAAGGGATCCGGATCAAGTTTGTACGGTTTAGAAGTGGCAAGAGCTATGGATCTCCCGTTTGCTTTTATTGAACAAGCTTTAAAAAATAGACACGTCATTGATGGTTCAACTGATGTTATCAATGCGAAAAACTCAACTTGGAATTATAGCATTATTAAAAAAGAATGTGAAAATTGTGGGTCACAAATTACTAAGGAATTGGAAGTTCATCATATAAAAGAAAGAAATTCAGCTCTTAACGGTATTTTAGAAAATGGAACACATATGAATAATATAAGAAATTTAATAGTTGTTTGCCAAAAGTGTCACGATAACATTCATAACCACAGTATTGAAATTGGCTCTGTTATACAGACTTCAGAAGGTTCTGTACGAAGTAACGATGATAGCGAGACGAGTTCTAAATCGAGTGATTCAAAGAGGAATAAAAAGGCAAAATGGTCTGATGAAGAGTTAAAAACAATTAACTCCGTTATTCAGAAGTTTAAGACATCAAGTCTCAAGGCTATAAGAGCATACTTAGAATCAAAACATGAAATTACAATTAGTGAGGCTGTTTTGAGCAAGATGCGGAAAGGAGAGTATTGAAAAGTAATACATTCGAAAATTTATATTACTGACTATTTATAATCTAAAATATCTTAAAATTCTGATAATAATACTTTTGCAAAAGTATTATTACAAGATAATAAACAATATATCTTTTAATTGATAATTTCAAGTCTATTTCCTTTTCCATCGTAAATCCATATCTCACACAAATATCCTAATGCCTTTACAGCTTCCTGTTTTATTAAAACCTTATCTTTTTTTAGATTTAGAGTATAAGTTGATTTGACTTCTACACACAAATTTTGATCTGGTATAAATATATCAACATAATATCTCTTTCTTTTTCCTTCATACTCATACCAAACTTCAGGAACACTTGTACGATCAGATACTATACTTTCCTCAGAGACACTAGAGTTTATAAAGTATTCAATAGCAAAATTCTCATAACCTTGATAATTTATTAGTTTACCAGAAGGTAATTTGTATTTTTTATATTTACATGAATTTGTCATTGCTTTTTCTGCTATTTCAGCATTTTGCATTGGATACGGAACTCCGTAATTTTTCATAGAAGTATCAATCTTTTTTTCTTTAATTTCTGGACATTGAGATACGTTTTCAACTCCGTATTTTTCAATACACGTTTCCTTATATTTTTCTTTAAATTCTTCTGATTGAGAAGCATATTCAACTCCATAATTTCGCATACATGTTTCTCTGCTTTTTTGCTTAACTTCTTCTGATTGCAAAACATATTCAACTCCGTGATTTTGCATACATGTATCTCTGCTTTTTTGCTTAACTTCTTCTGATTGAAAAGCGTTTTCAAACCCATATATTTTCATACAAGTATCTCTTATTTTTTGCCTAATTTCTGGAGATTGAAGAGAACATGCAAACCCATATATTTTCATACAAGTATCTCTTATTTTTTGCTTAACTTCTTCTGTTTGAGAAGCATATTCAAAACCATATATTTTCATACAAGTATCTCTGCTTTTTTGCTTAACTTCTTCTGATTGTAAAGAATATTCGACTCCATATCGTTCTATGCATGTATCTCTAATTTGTTTCTTAATTTCTTCGGATTGAGAAGCGTATTCAAACCCATATTTTTCCATACAAGTATCTCGCATTTTTTGCTTAACTTCTTCTGATTGCAAAGCATATTCAACTCCGAATCTTTCTATGCATGTATCTCTCATTTTTTGCTTAACTTCTTCGGATTGAGAAGCATATTCAACTCCAAATCTTTGTATGCATGTATCTTTCATTTTTTTCTTAACTTCTTCGGATTGAGAAGCGTATTCAAACCCATATATTTTCATACAAGTATCTCTTATTTTTTGCTTAACTTCTTCGGATTGAAGAGAACATGCAAACCCATATATTTTCATACATGTATCTCTTATTTTTTCTTTAACTTCTTCAGATTGACAAGCGTATTCAGAACCATATATTTTCATACAAGTATCTCTGCTTTTTTGCTTAATTTCTTCCGATTGGTTTGGATTTTCAACTCCAAAATTTAAAAAACAAGTATCCTTTTTTTGTTGTTTCACTTTTTCTAATTGAGAAACATTGTTAACACCGTATGTTTCTTGAGTAGTAATTTGTCTAAATTTATTACCATTTTTAACTGTACATTTTCTACATAATAAATTATCTTTTTTAATTATTGAATTAAACGGAACTGTTGTTTCTTCAGTACACTCTGTACAAATACCTTCAATTAAATATTTTCCATTCAGTTTTTCGTTAGTATAATCTTTTAATACAGTAATACTTTTTTTATTAATAAAACTTGATAATAATTTGTAATTATATACTTTCTTTTTTTCAGTAGGAGCTTTTCGTTTTAGTTTCTCTAAATTAATTATCAGAGTTTTATTTCGAAAGTTGTTAATACAGAATTTAGCTGTTTCTTTATGTCTTTCCAAACTTCTGATAGTTGTTAAAATAGTATTGCAAAATTCGCATTTATAAATCATTTGAATAAAATTATAATAATATCAGTATTAATTCATTTTTAAATTTGCTTTTACACTCTTTTATTAAAGCTGTTTGTTTAACAGATTCTATAAAAAATCGTGAGATTATAATAGAATGCAATCAGAGACCAAGAGTTACAATATTAAGAGAATTTATCTTTGACGACATAGAAACAATATCTCGTCTTGTAATTCCTCCATCTTTCTTATATGTGTCTAAGAATATGAGTAATTTTTGATATGTCATATCATATTTATTTCTTCTTCTATCTCTTCAACAAACCTTTTCTTAGACAAAAGTATATTAATTGTGTAAACACCTGTTATTTCTAACACAACCCATTTAATTAGAGCTAAATCTACTTGAGTAATTGATACTAAATTTGTAAAAATAGTTCTCAAATTATTAAAAGACCAGTAAAGAGTGGCAAGAAGTTGCAATTCTCTCTTTGATTTAAAATCAGTAATAAGTTTTTTATCAGGATTGTATATATTAAACCCAAGTATAGGCTGTGCAAATTCGCTAACTAGAGTATCAATAACCGAATTGAACACTATAGCAAATACCAATACAGAATATTTTTCTCGTGTATCTATAACAACTCCCGCGATTGATAGATGAGTAGATGGACCAAATGAAAACCAGCCTTTCTCTTCTGCAAAAACAGTTGTGAAAATAAGTGTTATAATCGTTAGAACTGCGGAACCTGCAATACAGAGACTAAGTTGAACCTTTAATTTCATTTATATGTTGTTATGTTGTTATAAACTAATAAAAATACACTGCTACTTTTTTCGAAGTAAAACATTACCATAATTAATAGTGTGTTTATATGCAATTTTAGAAATTTCATCCATTTCATCAAATATCGATCTCAACCATTCTGCAATATCTTTCTTACCATGAAGGCATGAATGAATAAATATTTTTTGAATAATCCACGGAAAATCAATTGGTTGATTAAATTCATATTCTGTTGTAATAGACAACCAGAATTGTTGCATTTCCTCGATAGATCCTCTTTCAATTATTTTCTTTACATCGCTAACTATACTTTGTTCAACCAAATTGCTCATAAAATACACTTTTATATAAATTAAATACAAAATAATTTTCAAAAATATGATTTCAAATTTCTAAGAATTTGTAGGAAAATATTTTTAACCTGATTATTCTATATTGTTCATTTTTTGAGAAATAATATACTACAGCGTCTATCCTCAAACGTCATTTGCTAAAAATAAATTTTAAAATTGATTTTAAACAATTTTTATAATATAATTAGAAACAAATGGCATTCATAAACTCTGAAGTTCAACGTGCCTTTTTTGAACTAATTTCCAAGAGACGTATAAAAAGAGTTATGTATGGTGCAACGCTATATCATTTGGAAATGTTGTTTGATAGATGCCTTAATATAATTTTATGTCATCATCCACATATTTGGTCTTATGGAACCGGAAATTTACTTGTTGCACCAAATACTCCTGTAATTATAACAAAGTCAGCTGAACGAGCAACTGAATGGCGGAAGGAATCACTAAACAAACAATATGAAGATCTCAGCCAAGTTATTGGCAACTCATTTGGCTATTTTATCCGATATTCGATTGAATGTCGCAAAAGAATACGAAACGGAAGTAAACTCAAGCAACGTTGCTTACATTTGGTTCAAACTCTCATAGAACATACAAACAATCTTCCGCTTTTACCAGAAATTGATATCAATAAATCAAAAGACGAAGCACTCAGAGTAATCGAAATGTTACCCAAAATCTTCGCCAAAGTAAGTTCAGAATTAGATACACCTATAATTGACGTATTTTGGGAAAAATTGGTATATGACATGTATTTACAAATGTTTAGGTATGTTGATGTACCTGTTCCTCAGCTTGCAGATTTAATTTTAAATATTAAAGCTGTATGTCGTAAAGGTCTTTTTAGATATGGCAATCCTTTTATTAAAGGTTTTCATTTAACAGATTCTATAAAAAATAGTGAGATTATAATAGAATGCAATCGAAGACCAAGAGTTACAATATTAAGAGAATTTATGTTTGACAACATAGAAACAATATCTCGTCTCGTAATTCCTCCATCTTTCTTATATGCGGATGATAAAACACAATGTGTAATCTGTCTAGAAAAAAAAGATGTTCTTGTATGGCCTTGTCACACATCACATGTAACTTGCACCCAATGTACTATTGAATTATTATCTTTACAGGTTTCTTGTCCATTATGTCGTCAGTCAGTAAGTTTTATATATGGAAAATGGTACCTTGATAATGATGATGACAATACATGGCTATTTGTTCTTCAGCATTTGTGGTATGAATGACACCTTAGAAATGAGAACTAATGTTCTAGTTAAGCCTATCATCATCTTATTTAAAAAAATAATATGACATAATAACTACTCAAATTATGCATGACGACAAAATTCAAGAAATGATAGACGAAATATTCCAAACAAATTGTCCTGAATTGGATATTGAAAAAAGGTCTGGTTGGACTTCGTATATAGACTTTATTAAGCCCGATGAGTTAGGAGAATCTGACGTTATGAAAGGTAAAGATGCTGCTGGTAGAAAGTTTATTATTTTCAAATCTGAAGTGCAAACCAGTGGAAACAAAATTCGTTTATTTACAATTTTTTTCCAACGGTGGTACGATTCAGAAATAGTATATCACACAGCTGGACATTACGGAACACATATGTTTTTGACATGTGGAGGATCATGCTTAATGCAAATGAAATTGTTACGTGATTTGTTAGTCAATGGAACTGTCAATTTGACAGTCGAAAAAATGAGAGAATGTCGTATCGGATACAGAGATTACCTCGAATTGGAAAAGATGGATCCGAACTCGATTGACACCATTATACTAGGATGGTCAGAATAGAAGAGTATGATGCTAAATTTAAACAAATCTGTATATAAATTAAATGGATAGTCCTATGTTGAAAATGCTAAAACTTGAAAATCCAGATAAAGAATATACGTCTAATATAGGGTTAACATGGTTTGAAGATGAGGAAACCATATTATTAGAAGAATTAAATAACAATATTGATATCAAAACAATAGCACGAAATCATTCAAGAACAATAGGAAGCATTAATGCAAGACGCAGAGAAATAGCTTACAAAATGTATTTGAAAAATATTTCTATAGAAGAAATAATTGAAAAAACAAAATTAGATTTGAGAACTATTAATAAAAAAATAGATAGTAAAAGAAATTATAATTCGATAAAAATGACAAAGACTAAAAATACAATTTCATTAGAAAGTGAAATTGATGAGATGAAAAATGACATTAAGGAGTTAAAAAATATAATAAAAGATTTGGTTAAAATGATGAAAGCTGTTTATGAATTTGAAGATGTGTAATATTTAGTTACAATTTAAAGATGAAGTCTTTTATTATATAATAAAAGACTTCAAATGAACAAAAGATCATCACTCGATTTTGTACTTGATGAAATTTTAAAAAGAGAAAGAGTGCCTATTCCACCAATCTTATTAACCGGAAAAAGATTTGGTGATCAAGAAAGCGTTTACAGCATATTTAATGTACAAAAATTGATAAAAGAACCAAATAATTTTACTTTCAATGCAGATAACAATTTTATTAAGTTAGATGATTATCAAAAAGAATTGCTTTATCTGAAACTTTTTGCATCAACAACTGAGCAAAAGCATATAACAAAAGGAACTTGCTTTATCAAAATCACAGATATTGCTGATCAAGTTTTTTATATGTACATCAAATTGGTACTAAAGTGTCGAAATCTTTATGAGGATACTGGAAATGAGACTAAATATAGAATAATTTACTCTTCATCGTTTGATAACTTGCTAAACTTTATATATAAACCAAAAGAAATACCTGATCTTTTAAATTCGGAAGCTTTTGTATCGAAAGACGATAAAACAAAAGAACAATCTCAAATTCTTGAAGAGCATGCAAAAACTCTTATAACAAATGTAGAGTATGACTGTAAACACGTTAAACTTGAAGCACCTATTTCTGCGTTTGGCACTTTACCTAATATTATAAATATTATTATTAATTATAATAACAGGACTATTTCAACTACTTTAGCTGGTAAAACATTTGAAACCAAATATAAACAACGACATGAAATTTTTACGAATGATATTATAACAAAGGGTCGAGATAACGTGATTGTCTCTGTCTCTGTTTATAGACACTCTATTGATATTGTCATTAAGAATGATATTGAAACATTAAAAGAATTTAAGTTGAAAGAAAAACAACCTGAAAAATGTTAAGTATATAGTTAGTATCAACTAAAACAATTAATAGTTTCACAATACTTTTGTATTGTGAATTGTTATCTAAAGTTTAGAGTATAAAAAGTATGAAAATGACACATAAGTGCTATAATCCACAATGCGATGTAACAAGCTATAAAATGAAAAAATGTCAGCAATGCAAGAAAGCTCGTTATTGTTCAAGAGATTGTCAAAAAGTCGATTGGAGTGTTCATCGTATAAATTGTAAAAAACACTCTGATATTTGTGAAATAGACTAAAAAATCTTATACAACTGCTCTGCACAATGGACATCTAGAGTTGCGAGCTGTTATTTTTAGAAAACACTCCTCGCAAGTAACATGTGAAGCATGACACGGCCATTCGACGACTGTTCCTTCTATAAGGCAAACAGAACATTCACCGTTTGATTTTATGAGTTGAGGAATAATACTCGGTACAGGATTCCACGCAAGACGAATGCATTCATCTAAAACACTCTCTTTAGTTATAAAGATTTTTTCACCGTGATCATATCCCAAGGAAGGTGAAATAATCTTTCTGCCATATCTAGATTTCATTTCAAGTCTTATACGTGTGTTATCTTCAAATGGCACAACATGTAACATTAGTCTTTCAATTTTTTTATTTCGTATAGGAGAGTCTTTAGGAAAAAGTATTTCAAAATACGTATCTTTTTCCATATCAGTTGCAAAGAATTCAAAGCCATGTTCTCTAGTTAATACACCTGCAAGCAGTTGGTGTAAATCATTTGTAGCACCAAGACAATTGTTTTCCATTTTCTGTTATTTTAAAACAATATCGTTTTAAAAAATCATTTTTTAATTGCGGATAGTCATCATCTTACAAAATGCCAACAGACTCCGGAATACAAGCGCTGTTATGACAAGTTTGTCCAGATGGACAAAATCCTTGTGGGTGTGTTTGACTACAATTTGGTGCGCATATACCCATATCACATGTATATCCTGGGAAACACGGTCCGTTTGGTAGGTCTGGACTACAACCGGGTTTACAAGTGCCGGCAACACACAAATATCCTTTCTGCTGCGCACATGATCCGGTTGGGTTGCTTTGATTACAAGCAGCAGTACAAATGCCATAATCACACACATTATTTGGAGCACATGTTCCGGTTGGGTTTGTTAAACTACAAGCTCCAGAAGATGTATCTGTACATGTTCCCTTATCACATGTATATCCAGACTGCGTACATGTTCCGGTTGGGTTTGTTAAACTACAAGCTCCAGGATCTGTACATGTTCCCTTATCACATGTATATCCAGACTGCGTACATGTTCCGGTTGGGTTTGTTAAACTACAAGCTCCAGAAGATGTATCTGTACATGTTCCCTTATCACATGTATATCCTTTCTCACATGATCCGGTTGGGTGTTCTTGACTACAAGCGACCGTACAATAGCCATTAATACATGTATATCCAGTCTGAGGACATGTTCCAGATTGGTTTTCTTCACTACAAGGTCCTGTACATGTTCCTTTAACACATGTAGTTCCTGTGTAACACGCTCCGTTTGGTCTCTCTGTACTACAACTGGCTTTACAACTGCCATCAACACACCAATATCCTTGAGACCCACATGATCCGTTTGGGTGGTCTTGACTACAAGCGACCTTACAATAGCCATAAGTACATGTATATCCAGTCGGACATGCTCCGGATTGGTTCTCTTCACTACAAGGTCCTGTACATGTTCCGTTAACACATGTATATCCAGTCTGAGAACATGTTCCGTTTAGGTTTGTTGAACTACAAGGTGGTGATGTTGATGTTGATTTTGATTTTGATTTTGCGATCAAATATATAGTAACCCCTATAATTACCAGGCCAATAAAAATAAGGAATGCGTTTAATTTTTTCATTTACTTATATATATATATATATTTAAAAAAATTTTAAAAAAGTGTTTCAAAAAATCTCTTTCACATATCAAATTCATTTCTGATAAATTTTTATATATTTACATTCAAAAAAATTTAGATTCGTCTAATTCACTAATAGGTGATAAACGAGATTCATTCTTTGGCACATACCACACTGACTCTCTAGTAAATATATTTACATAGTAAGGTTTTCCAGTTGTAGTACTAATTTTTTTTACCCACACGTGCATTTATTATCACATAAAAAATTAATTATCATTGATCTTAATGTGGACCGCTTAAACTTATCCAATAATTTTCAGAGACTAGATGCAAATTCATAAACAACAGATACTAAAACTTTTATACGACTAGCTATTTCCCGAATAATATTTACTAGCAATTGAATACTATTTTCAACTTCTGATGTATATAGTAAATCAGTTGTTTTAGTTAATTCATCTATTTCTGAATCATGACAAGGTTGCCCATATTCGCGTAAAAATGTCAAACAATATTTTAGTAAACATTTAACTTGTTTTTGCGCCATTCCGACGTTCAAGACGTTTTTTAGAAATGCTATATCTAAGAATTCTTCTATTTCATCACATTTAGACTGATTTTTTTGACATAGTGATAGCATACAAAGTTTTACATCTTCTATTACAGTGCATATATTTTCAAAACAGTTTTCTTCTAATTGTTTTGTCATATCATGCCAGTATAAATTATGTAAAGAATCATAAACAAATTTTTCTATTCGTAACATATCTTTGTGTATTTCTTTATTTTGATCAATTTCTAATATTTTTTGCGCATCCTTTCCAAAAATTTGTGATGTATGTTTATTAAGAGTATTCTCAAGTTTTTCAATCGGTTCTTTTATTTCAATTGGAGAAGATACTTTAATTTCAGATAATAAACGATACGCATCACGATATGTCATCGCTAGTTTTTCTTTATCAAATTTTTGCCATTCAGTAAAAGATAAAATATATTCATTTAACGCATTTACAAATTCAAAAGTCGAACATTCATTTTCCAATGTATTGGTATGAATATTATAAAGAATTTGTGATGATTTAATTAAAGATTCTGCTATATTACCTGTATCACCAACAACTTCATTCGGAAAGTAATACACTATATAATGAGACAAAAATTTTTTTGTGTTAACACGAGTATATATTGGGTTAATTTTTTGTAATGCCAATAAAGTATCAGCTAAAAGACTCGAATTTATCAAGCAACTAGATAAATTATTAAACGTATCAGTATATGGTTTTATTTTTTCTAAAAATAATTTTGTTATAATTTCCATTTATTAGTATTATCTTTTTTTTTAAGCAACACAACTTTATAGCTATTTACACAATATGCCTAACGTAGTATATTAGCAGCATAACTATTGTGCTAATTTTGTTCAGGTTGGATTTGTTGAAGCTTACACAACAGTATTTAGATTCCAATTAAGTGTAATTGTTTTATCTGTTAATGATAACGTATAACGTGTATCAAATATTTATTTTTGAACGGCTATTCTCCTCTTATAGCAAATGATTCGGCAAAAATATTTGATTGTTCAATTAATTTAAAAACAACAGCTAGTAAGTGTTGTTAAAAACTAGATTAGCATTAGCTATACGAATATATCAAATGAAAACTAAACCTAACAAGCATATTTTGATTTTGGACGAACCAGAACAAGGTTCTGATCCGGAATATTATTGAAATGTTCAAAGATAAAACTATTATAATGATTAGTCATATGTGTGAATGTCAATTAAATTGTCTAAATATTAAATGGAATAACAAATTGAATATTATTTGTGGTAAAATTGAGAAAATAAAAAATTAATTAAACCCTATTTCTCAAATTTAGCCTGAAAATGTACTTTGTACAGTAAAAATTATTTTTACGTAGTTATTTTTTCATAAAGCTCTGTAAGTTTTTTATCAAATGATAAAAACTTTTTATTCATAGTATCTTTAATCTGTTCGTTGTCCTCAAAAATTTCATCATTTGAAAAAAAGATATTCTCCAGGTCAAGTTTCATGATACCCAAAATGTCATTTATTTCGTCATCTGTTAATAAAATAGAATCTTCAATGGCAATGCAAATATCAGAAAATTTTTCTTTGTGAGGATAAAAACTAGTTTTAAAATTATACAACAAATTAGGTAACTCTTCTTTATTATAAATACACTCATCTACTTTTTCACAAAACAATTCAAAAGTTTCTTTCAGATCTTCACGTAGTTCACATATTTTTGAATCTGATTTGCAATGTAGAGAAATATTAATTTCCATGTCAAATACATCTTTAAACATTTCTTCTTTTTATAAACAGACTTTCATAAAAATCAAATTTATACTTACAAAATATTTTATTACTACTATAAATAAAATGTATCTTGAAACTGGAGATCTTATGTTGTTTACTCAAACAAAATCTTTGACAGAATGGTGGTTGATAGATAAAGCTATTGAGTATTTTACTAGCTCTCCTTATGTACACGTTGGTCTAGTACTTGTCGATCCTCCTTTTTTAGTTTCTAGCGGAACATACTTATGGGAATGTGGGTACGAGGCATGTGCAAATCCGGAAACAGGGAAAAAAAATATTGGCGTTAGACTAACTCCTATTTCAGTCGTTCTCTCTAAAGAGAATAATATTTATGTAAGAAAATGCAAATCTTTCATACCAGACAAAATTTTACAAAAAATTCATGCAGATGTTTTTTTGAAACCATACGACATGTGTCTTTCCGATTGGCTTCTCGCGACACTGCGCTTGGATATAAATCCACAAAAGACCGATAGATTTTGGTGTTCTGCATTCATAGGATATATTTTTACTCAACTAGGATGGCTTGATAGTAATACTGATTGGAGTATAATACGTCCATGTGACCTTTCTTCCTCTTCTACCTATTTATCTTGGAACTCTAAAGTATACAATGGAGATACAAGATACAAAGAATTTGAACAGTCTCCCATTTGTTGTTTAAAGTTAAAATTAGGCAAATTAGGCATAGAATGTAAACAAAAATCAAATTCGGAACTTCAAGTTGAACTAAGTCAAGGATTTATATATATTAAAATTTCAGAATTTATATTTGAAACTAGTGTAGTTGATACTGTAAAAACATTTCCAATTATGTCTTTCACAAAGCAAAAAAATCTGATTAAATATATTCTTGATGTTCGTGAATCACTCACATTATAAAAAAAAATATTTATTATATATAAATGACTGAACCATTCTTCTCAATAGAAGGATTTTCGACTAATATAATCAAAGAAGTAATTTTAGATTTTGGAACAATAGGTTCTAATGGAGTTACCGGTCCTACAGGATCAATTGGTCCAACAGGATCAATTGGTCCAACAGGTAGTGGTTCTAATTTAGTTAAACCGAATGAATCAATCGCAATTGGTACAGATGCTGGAACAAATCAAGATTTAGAAGCAGTTGCAATTGGTAAAGGTGCTGGTCAAACATCACAAGGTGAATATTCAATTGCAATTGGTACAAATGCCGGTAATAGTAATCAAGGCTTAAGTTCAGTGGCAATTGGTGAAGGTGCTGGTCAAACAGGACAAGGCGGAAGTTCAGTTGCAATTGGTCAAAATTCTGGTCAAAACACACAACTACAAAATTCAGTTGCAATTGGTGCAAATGCTGGTCAAACAGGACAACAAGCAGGTTCAGTTGCGATTGGTTATTATGCTGGTGAAACAACACAAGGCATAAGTTCAGTTGCAATTGGTGAAGCTGCTGGTCAAAGATTTCAAAAAGCAGGTTCAGTTGCGATTGGTATTTTTGCTGGTTATGAAAACCAAGAGGTAAGTTCAGTTGCAATTGGTCACGAAGCTGGTTGTAATACACAAGGCACAAGTTCAGTTGCAGTTGGAAAAAATGCCGGTAATAGTAATCAAGGCGCAAGTTCAGTCGCAATTGGTTTTGGTGCTGGTTATCAAAACCAAAAGGCAAGTTCAGTCGCAATTGGTGAAGGTGCTGGTAATGATAATCAAGAAACACTTTCAATTGCAGTTGGAAAAAATGCCGGTAATAGTAATCAAGGCGCAGGTTCAGTTGCAATTGGTGAAAATGCTGGTGCTAATAATCAAGGAACAAATTGTGTTGCAATTGGTAAAAATGCTGGTAATTCTAATCAACCTAATGATACAACATGTATCAAACCAATTAGGGATGTAGGTAATAGTACACCATTACCAACAGGTTTTAAACAATTAGCTTGGAATCCAGCTTCAGGAGAGATAATTGTTTTTGGAGATTTTGGTGCTTAAGGTAAGTTTAAGTATAATTTTTATATTTTATTAAAAGAATTAGGTTGGTAAATTAGGCATTTTGAAAAAAATTATTCTTTCAAAATAAGTAAATGAAGAAATGTTTAGGTGTTAACACACCAGTTATAATGTTTGATGGTTCAATTAAAATGGTGCAAGATATAAAAATAAATGACTTAATTATGGCAGATGATTCTACAAGCATAAAAATACTAACCACAAATTCTCAAAATGGTGAACTGTTCAAAGTCATCACAAGAACAGGTGATTATTATGTTATAAACAGTGGCCATAATCTGACTTTTAAAATTTCTAAATATATTATACCAGCTGGAGATAATTGTCTTTTAGTTTGGGGTGATAAAAACGGTACTGTAATTCACAAAAATTTTGATTTTTACGAAGATGCAAAAAAAGAATTAGATAATATACCAGATTTTGTAGATTTACCTGTTTTTGTGTGTATAGAACAAAATAAAAATCGCTATTGGCAGAAACATTTTCAACTAAGTTATACAACTTTTGATTTCCCTGAAAAAAAATTAGAAATAAATCCATATACATTTGGTGAGATTTTGGTAGGTTCTAATCGTTTTTCAAACTTAAAAAACACTATTGCTTACTTTAAACTTTTTTATAGTAAGCATATTCCAAATAAATACAAAAATAGCTCAAGAGAACAAAGGTTAAAAATACTTGCAGGTATGATTGACAGGTCTGGTCGGTTAACACCTTATAATAATTACGAAATAATATTAGAAAAATCAGGAAAATTTTTTGAAGATATATTTTTTATCGCGAAATCTTTGGGTTTATATGTTTTTATGATAGAAAAAAATATAGTTTGTATATCATGTGGATGTATAAATGAAATACCAGTTTTAATAACAAAAAAACCTACTTACAATGGTGAAAGGTTTGGACATTTATTATCTGCGATAAGAATATTACCAATAGGCAGAGGATCATATAACTCTTTTGAAATTGAGGAAAATAAGCGTGTTGTATTAGGAAATTTTATAATTACATAATAATATTGTTACATGTCAATTTTGATTTTAAAAAAGTAAATCCATCTTTGCTTATTTTATTCTTTAATAAATTTAATGTTTGCAATGAAGTCAACAACTGAAAATGATTTCCTAAAGCAATAACTCCTTTGTTTTTGATCCCATTATAAGACAACTTAATATCTTGGAGATATATAAGAGAAGAAAGAGTTTCAACTAAAGAAATAAGACCATTATCATATATTAAATTTGAACTGAGATCGAGTGAAGTTAATCTACTCATTTTAGAAAGAGGTAATGATAATTCAGTTGCTCCTTCTTCACCAAGATTATTATCACTAATATTTAGATAAACTAAATTAGAAAGACCAGTTAATGCATTTACATCAGACATTTTTTCATTACATGACATATCAAGATATGTTAAACTTGGTAAGTAAGACAGAGATAATATTAAAATTGTCAAATCACAATCAAGATATCCTATATCTAAAGTAGTCAACTTTTTCATATTTTTTATACAAGAAGAAAGAATAACACATCCTTCTGTTTCAATTTGATTGTTTTTTAAACTCAAATTGGTAAGAGACGTCATTGTTTCTAATGATTTTGAAAATCTAGGAACTCCTTTGTCTTTAATATTATTTAGAGAAATATTGAGAAATTCAAGATTTGGCATTTTTAAATCCGAATTTTGTGTCTCAAAATATTCACCTATTTGGTTACCACAAATGTTAAGACTTTTGAGATTACATATTATTGGAGAAAGAACAATTAGTTTATCAACACCAGTCTCGGTAAAACTCATATCAAATTCTTTAAGAGACGGCAATCTTTGCAGAATCAAAGCCCAGTCATGTGCTGATTCAGTTCCTGTACAATTGTAACTTATATTAAGAGATTCTAATTTTGTCATATTTACAATGTTTTTTGACAAAATATCTAACGAAATATGTCCAATATTAGTTTTAGATATGTCTAGCTTTAATAAAGATGTCATAGAGTTAAAAGCGGGTATAAGAGCTTTTGTTGCGGCTACAGTAAATATATTATCTGATATATTAAGATTTGTTAATTTATCTAACATGCATAATGCGGAAGCTAGCTGAACAAAATCTGTAGGAATAAAACGATTATTTGAAATATTTAACTCTTTCAAAAATGGAGTATGATATAGACATTCTATCATCGACTTAGCTGATGACATAGTAAGATCATTATCTTGCAAATTAAGACTAATAAGTCTATGATCAAAACTTTTAAACGTTTTTATTAACAAATTATTGTAGTCTTTGCTTTGGCGACCCGTAAAATTAATGGAAATGAAAAATTCTTTCGGAATTACAGTGTACATTCGATGAACTTCTTCAGCTTTACCTGAAGAAAAATAAACTATATGATTTACAGATATAAAATTAGGAAGATTCCATTTTTGTATAAATCTATATAAAATTGTGTTTAGATTTGTTGAATAAATAAATTCTGTTGGAATTTTTATTATCCGTGATGTAAAAGAAAAGTCTTTGCTTTGCCTTAGAAAAAGTATAATTTTGTATGTACCAGAGCAAACACCCGAAATATTTTTTAAATCTTGACTACAAAAGACACATTGTTTCCAGAATGTTAATGGTAAATGATTTAGCATTGTTTAATGTTTTTTATAAACTTGTATATAGATTTCAATTTAATCAAGAGTCTATTTTTTAAGTTTATAAAAATATTACAACATAATAAACATGCAAAAAAAAATTATAATAATTGGAGGTGGTATATCAGGTCTCTACGCCGCATATAAATTAAAAACTCTACATCCAGAGAGTAATATAACAATACTTGAACAGAATTGGATTGGTGGTAGAATGGGATCTCAATTATTTGAAGGAACTGAAGTAGTTACTGGAGCAGGTGTTGGTAGAAAAAGAAAGGATAAATTACTAATAAAATTACTGAACGAATTAGAAATACCATATCAAGAATTTTTATCGAAGCATTATTATGCAAGCACATTAGGGTTGTCGTGTAGTGTAAAAGAAACTTTTATGAAATTGCGCAAACTTTATACTCCTTGTAAAAAAACATTCAAGGAGTACGCAGAATCAATACTAGGTATTGAAAAATATAAACTTTTTGTAAAATGCTCAGGGTACTCAGATTATGAAAAAGAAGACGCTTATGATGTTCTACATCATTATGGATTTAACGATATTTATGATAATTGGACAGGACTTTCTATTCCATGGACAAAATTATTGCTTTCTCTGATTCATAAAATTAAGATGAAAAATATTCATTTGCGGAGTTCTGTAGAAAAAATAGATAAAATATCTGATAATAATTTTTTTGTGTATACAAATCGAAAAGTTTACGCTTGTAATATGATTATTGTGGCTACAGCTATTGACACGATTAGAAAACTTCTTCCTAAAGAAAATGTTTACAAAGGAATTAAAGGACAAACATTTTTGCGTCTGTATGGTAAGTTTTCAGATTGCTCTATTCCTATTATGAAGCAATATGTAAAGGGATACACAATTGTTCCACCTCCTTTACAAAAAATAATACCAATGGATCCTAACAATGGCATATACATGATTGCATATAATGATAATAAGAATAGCAAATATTTGAAAAAGTGGTTAGAAAATACAGAAACAAACCGTGCAAAACTTTGTACCCTTATTAAAAAATCTGTTGGTATACCTGTAGAAACAAAGATTTATTTATCTAGAATTGTTGATTTTTATTGGAATATAGGAACACATTACTATACCCCTCTCGACCAGAAAAAATATAGAAATAGAAATAATTTTATAGAAGTCGCACAACATCCAATGGAGAATGTTTTAGTTGTTGGCGAATCAGTTTCTATAAATCAAGGATGGGTTGAAGGTGCTCTTAATAGTGTTGAATGTATATTAGAATAATAATACTTTGTGAGTATTATTAAAATTAACAACTTAATTTGCTTTAGCTTCTTCTTCAATTAAGTAGTCATTGTAAGCTTTAATAACTTCAGGTGTCCAAACACTGCAATATTTACATTTACAAAGTCTAAAATCTGTTTGATCAATTTTACCAGTTTGTGGATCTATTATGTTGTGATATTCATGTAAAAGATTGCGTGAAGTCTTTAGTTCACCGTCAATGTTGCGCTTTGGCATTTTAATTATTATTTTTAAACTTTTTGTTTTTTTCAATTTTATAAAATATTCAATTATTATTAAATAAGAAATTTAAAAGATATCAGTTCTTATTAAGAAATGATATCTTTGTTCAAGGTTTTTATGAGCGATGATGTTTCTGATAATGTTGCTAAAACTCTCAAGTCCGGAATGATTACACAATCAGCTAAAGTCGAAGAATATGAGAAGAATTTGCAAGAGTGGTTTAATTGGCCGTATATTTTAAGTTTAAATTCTGCAACTGCTGGTTTAACTATTGCTGTTAGAATGCTTAATTTATCACCAGAAGATCAAATATTATCAACTCCTTTGACATGTACAGCGACAAATTGGCCTATTCTTGCAAATGGGATATCAATTAAATGGGTTGATGTAGATTTGAAAACATGCAATATGGATTTGGATGATTTGAAATCTAAAATAACAGAAAAAACAAAGGCTGTAATGCTTGTGCATTGGGGTGGTTCTCCTATAGATCTAGAAAAACTTTCTTCAATTAAAAAATATACTCTTGACACTTTTGGTTTTGAATTAAAAGTTATAGAGGACTGTGCACATGCATTTGGAGCAGAATATAAGAGACAAAAAATAGGAACTCATGGAAATACATGTGTTTTTAGTACACAGGCTATTAAACATCTAACTACAGGAGATGGTGGTTTGATTTTTTTGCCTGATAAATCTTCATACGACAGAGCCAAGTTACTAAGATGGTATGGAATCAGTAGAGAACAAAGATCATCTGGTAAAGATTTCAGACTCGAAAATGATGTTGCAGAATGGGGGTATAAAGCTCATATGAATGATATTAATGCAACAATTGGAATATCTAATCTTCCATACATGAATGAAAACTTGCGAAAGATAAGAGATAATGTTGATTTTTATGATAGATGCTTGAGAGGAATAGATGGTATCACTCTTTTAGAGCAAGTACCTGACTCTTTATCTGCTTATTGGATATTCACGATTAAAGTCAAAAACAAGCCAGAATTCATTGATTTTATGAAAGAAAATAATATTATGACAAGTCAGGTACATAACAGGAATGATACTCACTCATGTGTAAATGAGTTTAAAAGTCAGTTACCTCAACTGGATGAATTAGAAAAAAGCATTATTTGTATTCCTTGTGGATGGTGGATTACTGATGAAGATAGGGTTCATATTGTGAACACAATTAAAATGTTTATGTCAAAGTATAACAGTTTATAATTGCATCGAAAATTTCTTATATGTAAAGATATAAGAAAATACGGGTTAATATTACTTTTTTAAGTATATCAAATTAGTGATATTTCTTTAAAATACTCTTCAACTTCAAAAATACCTGTTATTTTTCCACAGTTAATTGTTATTAATTTATCATTAATTTTTTCTATATTACATTCTCTTGAATCCGAATTAGATATCAGTTTTGTTTTATTTGAAGTGAAATACCCAATATATTGAAAATGATCTTTAAAATTTTTATAGTAGTAGTTTACTTTAGTTTCCATTTGAGATCTAACTTTATCAATTATACTTAATTCTAGAACAAAATTATTTATATGTTCTAATTTTTCTGATTTTATTAATGGTGTAAACTCAACATCTGTTAAAGTATAAATATTATTAGAGATATCATGTGGATATAAAGAAAAAAAATTACCATCTATAACTGTTATAGCGTCAAAATTTGTTTCAGAATATTTCTTATATAAAAGAGATATAGTTTTCTCATAAATATACTTTTTAGAGGATAGATTTAATGAATTAAATGTGCAATCAATAATTAGATCACAACTAATTATAGAATTATCATCTAAAATCACGTTTGAATCATTTTCATAATTTATCTTGGTTACTTTTTTATTAAAGATTTTTTTACATATAATGTTATATGTAAAAAAATCTTTAGATTTATTTGAATTAATTGCACACTCATTTACCCTTAAAATATTATCGTTAATATTTTCAAAATCTTGATTTTTAATAATATCAAATATATAATTTTCATATTTATATATTGAAAATATACTTTGAAAATCAACTGTTGAAGTATTTGATATCAAATAATAATTTTTATTAATCTGTTGAACAATATCTTCTCTTTTAAATATTGATATAAATTTATCAAACCCCTTTTTGCATAAATTACGCGTTTTGTAGTCTCTGCAGTAGTGGTACCCCAAATGAAGTCTATTTTGATTATAAAAAGAAGATTTTTCAAAAATGTCTTTTTCTTTCTCAATAATAGTTACATTATGTAGTTTTTGCAATAATAATGCTGCATAACATCCATACCATCCCGCTCCTATTATAATAATGTTTAGTTTTGTCATCATTGCTTATTAGTTTCAAACTTTAAGTTAGATTTATTTATTCCATATATATTTATAAAGTTTAATAAAGATATTAATATTGTGTCTAGTTCATCTTCATCTTTAATCAACATTTCAAGTGTAATAATTTTATCATAAAATAATAAAGTATGTATATAATACGAAAAAATACTATTACTAATATGTGGAGTTCTAAAATTATCAAGATATTCTTGACTAATATGAATGTGGTGTATTTTTTCTTTTAAAAGTATTACTTTCGTTATATCATCGTTTTCCATAATTATATTTCCTAAATCAATCATTAATTTTATATTATTAGAATTTACTTCAGAAATTAGTTCTAATGCTTCATCAATTGTATTTATAAAATTACATCCATATTTTTTACTATTTGGTTCAATACATATAGTAATATTTTTGTCTTCACAATACTTACCTAATTTTTTAAAAAAATTAACTGCAATAATTTTGTTATCAATATCATCATAAAGTATTCTCCTATTTTTAGGACAGCCAAAAACCAAAATTTTTACATTATTTTTAACTGCTATGTCTATTATATTTTTTATGTGATTTAATAATAAGGGATTATTCTGATTAAAAATATTTAAATCGTTTAGATTAAATGTAATTGACTGAAATGAACAGACATTTAGTCCATTATTTTTGTATACACTTAAATCTAATAGATTTATTTTTTCCCACGAAACCAATTTTGTTGGGGCTACTTCAACGTTTTTAAAGCCCAAAACTTTTAAAATTTGAGAAAATTGAAGTTGTGATATAATAGTTGTACATATATTAGACACGCATAAATTATCTTTTTTAATCTTTTCATAGTTAATGAATCTAATTATTTCAGTTTCAACATCTTGTTTTTTTCTTATATACCCATCAAGATCACAATTAAAAAGTTTCGAATATTTTGTTTTCAAATTGTATTCTATATTTTGCAAACCAGTAAATGTGTGTAGAGGATAATTAAAATATTTAATAATATCTTTTGTATGAATAGGTTCGGTAAAAAGATTACATATCCTAATATTAGTATTAATTATTTTTTCAATATCATCATTTAACCAATTAAGACTATACCATTGAAAACTAGTATTAATGCTAATTTTATCAACATTATTATTATTTATTAAATCAAATAAAATATTTTTTTTTAACCCATAACCAAATAATCCAGGCAGCCTAATTATATAATGGTTGTTAAATGTTTTTTTTACAAATTCTTCAAACAGATATCTATTTTTCCCATAAGCATGATTATCAGTAATACACATATAATCTTCGTCAAAATTTCCATTAATATTATCATAAACATCAATAGTACTTATTAAAATAAATTTGTTTATTTTCATTGTTTTTAAGATATTTTTAATATTACAAAATAATTCAGTATCTTCTTTTGGGTTTTTATTTGCATACCATTTAACAGCAGGAATACCGCAAAAATACATAGTATCAACATTTAAGTCAATAGCATCAATAAAATTTTTACTATTGAAAAAATAGTCAAACCTATTTTTTAATAATAAATTTCCTCCAACAAAACCTGAATATCCAACAATAGATTTTGACATAAAACTAATAATAAAAATAATAATCTTTTAGATATGATTAAGAATACCTAAAATTTATTATTTAAAGTGTTCTTAATCATATCTAAAATGGCTAAGGTTAAGATTTTTTGTGTTACAAAAAATGAATATGATTTAATTGAAAATTTTATTATATACTATGGTTACCTATTTGGATATAATAGTTTAACTATTATTGACAATAATAGTACAAATGAGTTAGTATTGGAAATATATGATAAATACATAAATTTAGGAATAAAAGTTGTTTATGAATCAAATTATGAAGGTGGTGGACAAGGTAATATGTTTAATAAATATATGTCTTTAGAAAAATCAAATTGTGATTTTTTAATAGGTTTAGATACTGATGAATTTTTATTTTCACATGATGATTTTGAGAAAGGAAATAATCCATTTTGTAAAGAAAAAATATTAGAAATATTTAATTCCTATTCTGAAAATGAAACATTATTTAAAATTAGTTCATATCCATGCAGTGTTGTCGATACATCTGATAAAAATTATATTAATAATAAATTTATAAATCCTGCTAGAGAAATTGTATATTTTTCAGATGATATGACAATTTCAGAAAATATGAATTATTTTTGGAAAGATATACATAAATATTTTGTTAGAAGTAACGCTTTTATTAGTACAATGAATGGTAATCATGACATTCGTATAAGCTATGGTGAAACAATAAATTCTTCTGTAGGTTTATTACATTTTAATAACACAGGTAAGAGAAGATATTATGAACGTGCAAAATCAGTTATTGATGGTTATGGATATTTTTCAACTTCACAAGATATATCAAAACAAATTGATATGCTAGTTTTAAATAAACCAAGTTACGGTAATGGAAATCATAAAGTAAATAGCTATCACATATTATTATTAAGAATGTTTATTTTAGAATTATTCATCAAATATATTAAAAGATTACCAACTCAAAAAGAACTAGAATTACATTCCTATAATAATTTAAATGTTAATGTATTTGACATTGAAAATATCTTTAAAAATAGTGAAGAAGCCATTTTAAATAAAAATATAAATTTTATTTTTGATAATGAAGTTGAAAAAGATAATATAATTTTTTATGATGAATCATTAGATGAATTATCTTCAAAGTATAGAATATATAAAAATACCTATTTACAAGAATTATTTTTAAAAATACCTATTCTTTCAGAGAAGTAAATGAATTTCTTGAGAATGTTTGGTTTATTGTTAGTAGTAATTACTCAATTATATGGAATAGAAATACATAGATAAAAGCTTTGAAACCTAAATTCACATATTATACTTTTTTATGATCAAATGTATGCATAAGGAATTCCAATAATATTTAAGTAATCCTGACCAATTACAGTCAATTTTTATAAATTATAATAGACGTTTTATATCTAACCTAATATATCAGGTGTCTGTTTTTTTACAGAAAACATGTTAAATATCTGATTAAGATTATATCAAGAACTTACTAGAAATTGGCAAAACAACTGTGTCTTACTTTTTTGTAAATAAGAACCACAAATATAACAGACTTTGAGTTAACTTCCATATCTCGTCAAACAATATAATAAATACTTTGTAATTATTATTACCTATTCTTTATAAAATAAATATATTGATTAGTTGGTTTTTATATCAAAATATATGTAAAATTATGTAGTATTATTCAACTTAAAAGAATTAATTAATAAATCGGCTTCAAAATTCATTGTTAACCAGTTAACAGGTTGTGCCCAACCATCGTTATAGTTTCTGTTATCAAATGAAACATCCTTCCATTCTTGAATCTCATCTTTATTAAAATATATACTATTTTTTATTGTCTTAAAATTATTAATAAATTCTTGTCTTTGAGTTTCTGAATGCATTCTATGTAATAAACTATCACCCCATACGAAAAAAGGGGTTTTTATTCTTTCAAGTCTTCTATTGTATTTATCTAGACATATGTTTTGATCTGTTTCGTGAATCCAATGTATCTCTATGTCATCTAAAAACATAACTGGAAATCCAGGATAACGAATATATGGGTGTGTTGTGCATATAGGCAACTTTGGTTCTAAAAATTCAGGTTTTAGTTTAATATAATGATCAAAATTAGAACAAAATTTTAAAAACTGAAAATCATCCTGAAAGTAAGAACCAATAAATGGATTATCATATTCTCTATTCAATTTGCTATAAATTTTCACACCCAGACAATTATTTGTTATAAAACTATAAGTTTCCATTTTTATTTATGAAAAAATTTTTATTTAAATTTTTTAGTAATTTAGTTTATCATATTTATAGATTCTTCAAGAGATGATAAATCTATGTGCATACTTATATCAACAAGTGGATACATACATGCATGTGGGTAATCATTTATTATGTCAACTGTTTTTTGTGAGTTTATTAGTTTGTTTATGTTACAATCATTATATACATATAGTCTATCTTCTTGACGTTCTATTGGTTTATATAAATCTTTATTATCATATGATTTATCACATTCTATTAAAATATTACCAGCTGATAATGTTGCAAGACCTTGGACATAATATTTACGATAGAAAAATTTTGCATCAGTAGGCCATAATTCTATTACATATGTGTCGATTTTTTCATTTTGCAAAAATATACTATTAGTTACTGGACCTCCTGGACTACCAATCAAACATTTACATTTAGATATAAGATTTAGTTGTTCTTCCATACAAAGATTATAAAAATTTACACATTGAACTTTAAATCCTTTATTTTGAATAACATTAACAACATCGACAATATTGAGGATACGTCTGTAATCATGCATTGAAATAATTACGAATTTATCATCAACAGTATTATTAATATTATATTTAGAATATATGTATTTTCTGTATGATTCAAATAGAGATATTTTATTACCACAATTTTTTATTCTGAAGGATGTATTGAGTTTAAATTGTTGTGTTAAAAAAAATTCTTTCATATATTTCAATATACACTGAGAATCATAGTCATAATTAATGAACCAGTAACTATCATTTGTTATAAAATTTTTATTGATTAAATTTACTGTTTGTTCATTTACATGTATCGTTGTGTATATTAGATGATCAAATATTTTGCCTCTTTCGTAAAATATTTGTTGAGGATTTAATATTGATTTTAGTATATTTAATGATTTATCAGAATAGTCTGTGTTATGGATTGGGTCTAAGCATAATAAATTGAATTTTTTATCCAAAAGATTACATTTTAATATTGTTATATATAGAGGAAACAAAACATCTATAAAAAAATGTCCTTCATTTCTATTAGAAAAATGAGGTGCATATATGGTAGGAATAATGCTCATATCAGCTTTTATATCTAAAACAGTAATTTTTGTAGTATACATACCCTTTACGTGATTTATATCAATAGTATCATACATGTCTGTTATATTAATTATGTTCATTTACATAATAAGATAAATTCTTTAGATTTAAAACTTATTTTATACATCAAAGAACTAATCAATATGTATGATTATTTTCTAGTATATGTAAAATGAAATCCTGTTTTTATCATCCCACATTTAGTATAGAAAGATTCTAGATCTTTATTTGCGTCCAATACACATTTATAGCAGTTCATTGAATCACATATATTTAACATATGTTTTACTATTATTTTTCCGTATCCAAATCCTCTGTGGTTAATATCTACAACAACATCTTCTATATGTCCAACACTATCAAAAAATTTAATTTCAACTAGTAATTTAGCAGTTGCAACAAGTTTAGAACCAACCTTTATTACATAAATGATACCTCCTTGTTTTTTAATAGATTCATATTTTATTAAAAATTCTTCTTCTGTTATACTTCCAGAATAAGATCCGAGTTGAAATCTTAATTCCAAGTACTGTTTCCAATCTTCTTTTGATAATTCTGCTATTTGCATTTTAAAGATTTAACAATGTACCTTTAAAATGAAAATAAATATTTGCGTACCTCTTTTCAATAGAGGTTCTGATATTACTAATCTTGTACAAAATATTAACTCGATTAAAATTCCCAATATAACTTTAAATGTCATTATTGGAGACTATCACAGTACTGATGTTGATTTAAATCAAATAATCAAAGATCTAGAAATTAAAGTAACCGTTATACAAATAGATGGGCGCTTTAATTTAGCAAAGTCATTACAAATATGTTCTGATACAGTGTTAGATCCTGATGAGTTAATTATGCATATTGATGCTGATACAGTTTTTGATAATGGGTCTGAATTATTTACAAGGATATCTAATTATGTTATACAAGGACAATCATATTATTGTCCTATTGTATCCACAGAAGGTAGACCAAAAAAATGGAGTTCTCAATATAATGGAAAAGTGTATGTTCCAACAGAAGATCACTGTGGAAGTGGATTGATATTAATATATAATAGCGATTATAAAAATTCAGGTGGTTTTAATAATTCAGAATATATGAATGAACGTGGTGAAATATGGGGTCATCATGAAAGAATTCTTTTAAGCAGACTTTCATTTTTAAACAAAATAAGACATATAGAATCTGATATATGGTTGAGAATGCACAAGAGAGATAAAGATAGTGTATGGTATTCTGGTGGTTCAACTGACTATTTTTAATATTCTAGCCAAATCATATTTTCTAGTGTCCATTTAATAGTTTTTTCTAGACTTTTTTCGAAATCTAATGGTAAATTAAAACCCATATCTAACAATTTTTTCCCATTTAACGCATATCTTTCATCATGTCCAGGTCTATCTTCATGAAAATTAATCATTTTATATATAAGTTCCTTACCAATTACTTTTGAAATAAACTTTGCCATTTCTAAATTATTAACTTCTTTTTCACCTACAATATTGTATTTTTCACCTGGTACTCCATTATTAATTAAAAACATTACTGCTTGTGCAATATTCCTAGCATGAATATAAAATCTACTTCCCGGTATTGTGGCTGTTTTATCAGAATGAATTTCTATTTTTTTACCTTCTAATATATATTTAATGCATTTAGGAATAAATTTTTCAACATGTTGTCGCTCTCCAAATGCATTCATTACATTAACAATTACTATAGGTAATTTGTAAGTATTTTCATATGAAATACATATATTTTCTGCTGCTGATTTAGAAGCTGAATATGGATTTGTAGGTTTATGTCTATCCCATTCAGCAAAAGATATTCCGTTTGGAGCTGCGCCAAATACTTCATCTGTACTAAAATAAAAAAACAATTCTAAGGTATTTAAGGAACGTGCATATTCTAACAAATTAACAGTACTTGTAATATTATTATGAATTATTTCAACAGGATTTTTAATGCTATTATCAACATGTGTATCCGCTGCCATGTGAATTATATAATTAACATCTCCAAATTCTTTTATTAATCCTTCAGAAAAAGGAATTACAAGATCATATGTAAATATACGAACCTTTTCATTGTTAAAAATACATGCGTCCTTTAATCTATCGAATCCTTTACTAGCATATGTTAGTTTATCTATAATAATAATATTCCATTCTGTATTTTTTAAAATGTGTTCAACAAAATGATGTCCAATAAATCCACATCCTCCTGTTACTATAATTGTTTTTGTCATTTTATATTAAATTTTAATAAGTTTAAATATGAATTGGAATTATATAAAGTTTTATATCCTTGATTTATTTTATATAGATTTTTGCCTAGCATTTTTGAGAGTTTGTTCATTTTGTTTATGAGTTTCTTTATTCGGCTTTGAAGTATTTACACTATCACAAAAATTATTAATTTATTGATTCATTATTTTTATATTTCAGTAAAAAGAATGAAAATAACAATTTTATTTTTCAAAAAGTCTATAATAATACTTTGTGAGTATTATTACAAGATTCAAATAAGAGTATAATTATTAGATATTTAAACATTTTTTAGCGTAGATTTCTGTAAAAGTTTCAAATCCTAAAACTTTTTCCTGTAATTCGTTAAGAACATTATTCTCAAAAATACTTTTATAATCAATTTGTCTACAAAAAAGACATATAAAAAATCACCTACCTTTGGTAAATAATCGTTGTTATTACCACCAGTTATCTTATTAAAACAATCAAAGCAAATTAAATAATTACAATTTTGAGTTGGAAATGAATAAGTATGATTACGAAGAGGTGTAATAACTAAACTTATCATTTTTCAAATTCTTCATGTGTTCGTACATTTTTCCAAATCTTCTCCTCTTAGAAAAACTTTCGAAACATATAGAACACTTCATTTTATCAGTAATTATATAACAAAGTTGATTATTTCACTTTTATTTTTTTGTCTTTGTTGACCTGCGTTTTTTTGCAACTGCTTCTTCTTGTTCAATTTCTTGAAGCCACCTCTTGTACGCATTTTCAAATTGTTTAAGTTCTTCAAGCCATATATCTTTTTCGCTGTTGGATTTTAACTTATCCAATTTTTCTTTCAAAGACATGATATCATTATTAAGTTGTTTAATCTTATCGGTAGTAAAGGTTCTAACTTGCATTCTAAGAAGATAATCATAACCTCCTTCATCTTCAGTCTTTTTTGGATCCTCATCATAACCTCTCTTTTTTAACGCATCAATTATATCACTTTCTTTCTCATTCATAATAGATATAGTCTTACTTACAACTTCTGATACAAATCTTTCTTTATTTCCAAGATATCTAATCTCTTTTTCTAATGCGTCAAGCTGGTGTCGTTTTCTCTTTACATAATAGTCAAACCGAACTCTACAAAAATTGTCTAAAATTGAGTCTACGGTGTCATGTTTCTTTATCTGTAATTTTTCATTGAACATTACCATATTGGATGTGTAAAGATAACTGTGTAGTTTTAAACTGCCCAAATCGCATGTAAAATCATCTCCTTCTGTGAGTACAAAATGAACGTTCTTTGTAGACGAATAATTTGATACAGACTTGAGTTTCTTATCTGCTTTTAAATCTTCACAAAATTCTGCAAAATTAGAAGTCCACAAAGAAACAGGTAATTCTTTAACTTCAATAGTACCCTTCTTTCCTTCCTCAACAATTCCATATGAAATAAACCTATTTTCTCCATTCTTCTCTATCTCTCCTATAAATCCACGATACCAAGGTTTGAATTCAGGAAACATGCTAACAATATTTTTTGGATCATCAGGATCAGACACTAAAACTTCACCATCATTTTCTAAGTAAATTTTAATAGCTTCCACCATATCAAGAGGATTGTATAAAGGCACTTTACATGAGAAACCTGTTCCTATTCCAGCTGAACATCCATTAATCAACATCATTGGAATAATAGGAACGTAAAATTCTGGCTCAATAAAATTACCACCGTCATCTCGCATATATGTTAAAATAGCTTCGTCTTCTTCTCTAAAAATAAGTTCTGTTAATGCATCCATCTTTGTAAAAATATACCTACCATTTGCCGAGTCAGACCCCCCTTCGAGCCTCGTCCCAAACATACCGTCACGATACAAAAGAGGTATATTATTTGAACCTGGAAATTCTTGTGCCATACCAATAATAGTTTCAAGCAGATTATTCTCACCATGGTGATAATCAGAATGTTCAGCTGTATAACCAGCCAGCTGTGCTACCTTGAGAGATTTTGCAGAGTACTTCAAATTTCTTTTCTTTACAGCGTATAGAATTTTTCGTTGTGATTCTTTCAAACCATCAATTCCATTTGGAATGCTTCTAGCACAATCAGCGTGTGAGAATTTGATAAGTTCTCCATTGATAAAATTTGTAATACTCATTGAAGTTGTCTTTCCTTGATCATCAAGAGAAAAAGTATACGCTTCTGGATTATATTGTTCAAGCCAAATTTTTCGGGTATCTGCACTTTTCTTGTGAAATGCTTTTACCATACTTGCTAAAGATTGATCATCATTGACAAATTCTACCATTTTCAAACCAAAAGTATCGGGCACATCTTCCGCTTTTGTAGTACCAAGTCCCTTATAATACTTGACATTTAATTTGCTAGTTTGTTCACCGAGAAACTTATGAAATCTGCGTTCATCATAAAATAACAAATCACCAGTCTTTTTTATTACACGAGCGATTGGTGTTTTCATACTAACTATAAAGGGCTGATCTCTCTGCAAAAGAGTAGGATAGAGAGAATGGAAGAAGTTTAAGATTAAAGCTTCAATATGTAGACCATCTACATCTGCATCTGCAACTACTGATATTCTCCCATATGCAAGTTTCTTAAAATTACTTTCATCTTTATAATCTACACCTAATTTCAACTCAAGAGAGTGTATTAATGAACAAATAACTTTGTTTGCAGAAATAGTTGAAGCTGGCTTATCTCTAACGTTAAGCAACTTTCCTCGTACCGGTAAAATACCGTTCCAGTCACGACCAGATCTTCCATATAGACCTTCTTCAATTCCTGCTACTACATATGTCTTTGCTGAAAGACCTTCTGTGATAAAAAGAGTACAATTTATACTGTCTTTAGTACCTGACTTGTTTGCTCTATCGTACCCTTCAATCTTTGTCTTTTTTGATACTTTTTCGGCTTTCTTAAGCACTACTAATTCTTTTGCACGAATAATATCTTCAATATTATCCATAATCGACCATTTGCAAATTTCAGCAATATGTGTTTTCTTAACAACAGCTTCTACAGCTGGAGATTCCAGCTTATTCTTGTCTTGTCCATCAAACTCTGGTCTAACAACTGTAGATACGACAAATAACCGAAAGAACTGACGAACATCAGTAATATTAATTTTAGGTGTTTTACTCTTCGCACTATTTCCGTTAAATTTGTCTACAATTGGTCTAAATAATGCTTCTGCCCAAGAGTCTACATGCTGCCCTCCTAAACGAGTGTATACACCATTAACAAAAGAAATTGTTTGATATTCTTTTGATGGCGTAATCAAAACTTCTGCATCTTTTATCTTAATTAGAAGAGACTCCTCTGTCGGAGTATCATAAAGTACAGAGTATTTAGCAAGAGTCTTTATTGGAATAAGTTCATCGTTAAAATATACTTCTACTTTAGACAACATCGACGCATCGATAATGTACCTGGAGTACAAACGAATGATATCTTCTGTATAACCTTTCTTTAAAGCAAAGTGTTCAAAATCAGGAATCCAAGATACTTCTGTATAACCTAGTTTACCATTTGTTTCTTTGATAATTTCTGGACCAGATGTATCTCTCATATTTCTAGTCCATGTTTGAGAAAGTGTTTTCTTTGCTTTTGGGTCAAAACCTTTTACTGTAAATTTTGTTGAAAAAACATTTGTCAACTTAATACCAAGACCATTACGACCAGATACAACACGTTCTTCTTCATCTTCATAATTTGAACCCGTTAAAAGTTGCCCAAAGATCATACTATGATTGTAGCAATCTTGTTCTGAATCTTTTTCGATAGGCACAACATCTCCGTCATTCCAGATAGAAGTTTCTCCAGTTAATGCATTAATATTTACTTTAATTATTGTACATGGTGTTTTAGTTTTACGGCTTCTTTCAACATTATCGATTGCATTTGAAAGTGCTTCGACAAATATACGTAAAATAGCGGGAGATGTAGAAATTTCTTTTTGATAAATTCTCCAACCATCATTTGTTTTATCGGCTACAAATTCTGTAATACTACGCGGACGTGTCGATCCAACATACATATCAGGTCTAAGGAGAATATGTTCAATTTGATCTTTTTTCTGATAACGTTTTTTATCAACAATAACAGTCTTTGGAGGCATTGTTTATTTAATATTAAAATGTATTTCTTTAATATTAATTCATTTTGATTTTATTGACTTAAACATTATATATTAACATTTAATATAATGGAAACAAAAACGAATTCTATATCTTATAATCCATCTTCAATTTCTATAGAAAATTTTGGCACATGGGCTCGTCTAGGAAACCAGATGTTTCAATATGCTTATTTGAGAGCCATATCTATTGAAAAAGGATTTAAAATAAATTTACCTATAAATATTTCTCCTTTTGGATATAAATCATCTCAATTTTTTGACTGTTTTGATATGCCTCATGTAAATAGGTCTCACCTTAATACTCCTTATGTAACAATAACTGAAAACTCAATCTTATATGATGAAAATTTTTACTCAAAAAATTTAACAGGAAACATTATGTTTGATGGCTATTTTCAGGCAGAAAAATATTTTAAAAAATATCAAGATATTATTAGGAATGATTTTACTTTTAAAGAAAATATAAGGACAGTTGGTGATAGTTTTATGAAACAGTTTGATAATACTAAAACACTAGTCGCATTACATGTTAGAAGAGGAGATAATCTCGGCCCCGGTACACCTACTATCTTAGTTAACGAGACATTCAGAGTTAATGCTATCAATCATTTACACAACAATAATGTTAAAAATTTTCATATTCTAATTTTTTCTGATGACAAACAATGGTGCAGAGATAATTTAAATTACACAAATAACTCTTGTCCAAAGAATGCTGTATCGCAATCGATTGTTGATGGACTTTCTGATCTAGAAGAATTATATGTTATGTCTTTATGCGATCATTTTATTATAGGTTCTTCGTCTTATTCTTGGTGGGCTGCTTGGTTATCTAAGAGCAAAGATAAAATAATTATAACCCCAGATAAATGGTTTATAAGTAGATTAGATTGTAAAAAACCATTATGTGAACAAGAAAAAGATTTAATACCCACATCTTGGATTAGACTGTCCTCAGATGTATTATTTTAACATCATTTAAAGATTCTTTTTTATATTTAAAATGTCAACAAATCAAATAAATGAATTTAATTACCCAGATGAAATAAAATTAATGAACTTAGTATCAATGTACGATACAACATCTAATAAACTAAAAATACCAACTAATATTACGCATGTTAAAATTGATATTGGTTTATCATACAATGCTCCAAATTCTAGACATTGGATAAAATATTTAGAAAATAGATTTGTATTTGGTTTTGAGCCTAATAAAGATTCAATAAAATCTGCATTAACAAGTAATTATAAGGGTGAACAGTTTGTAGATTTGCCATTCGGAGAAAAATTTTCATTAATTCCTTGTGCTGTAGATATAGAAGAAAACAGGCTTACATTTTATAATACTGTAAATGATGTAGGATGTTCTAGTTTATATAAACCTGTTGATGAAAAATGGATTGGGTCTTCTTATGAAGTCCAGTGTTTTCAACTAAAAACATTCTTTCAGTATTTTCCATGGGATAAATATCCTTATATTGAACATATTAAAATAGACACTCAAGGAAATGATTTTCGGGTAATTAAAAGTATGGAAAATTATATAGAAAAAATTGTATATATAACAATAGAAGTTGGACATGAAAGATTTCAATATTTTTGTGATAAAGAAGATAGTGGACATACTTTTGATGATATTAATACATATATGATTAATAACGGTTTCAAACTTATTCCTTCAAATGTAGCAGGTCTTGGATTAACATCTGAAGGAGACCCTACTTATGTAAATACTAGATTTTCAGATGAATTGTTAAAAACTTTAGATTACACTACTTTTAGATAATATAAAAGATTCCTGATCATGTGTTAAAGCTCCGCTCGATGATATATATAGAGTTTTATCTGTTAGTGTTGGATCTGACCTTTCTCTTATAATTTTTACTCCTCTTGAATAAAAATTAGCTAAACGTGAATAAGAACCTTTAGACATCACTAAAATATCCGCATGTGAGAGATGTACTAAGTCATGCATAAGAGTATTACTAGTATAAACACATATATTAGGAGATATATCTAAAAAATGGTTAAATATCTCTTTTTCCTCCTGTGAATAAATATGAACAAAAGCATTTGGGAGTATAGTTAGTAAATTTTTAATTACATTTTGAAAAAAGATATCGACGTGGTTATTTTTTTCATAATACTCTCTCCAAACACCTGTGTCACAATCTGTTTTCATAAATTTACGTATATGTACAGCTATATTAATTGTATTAGGTTTAAAATCTTTAATATCATCCTTAGTCTTATTTATAAAATTACTAATTATGCTGTGTCTTAGAATTTTATTTTGGTTCACCTCTTGATCAAAAATCCATTTTAATATTGATGGGTTAGTAAGTCTAAATAAAGTATTAAATTCTGAAACATATTCTAGCTGATTTATATCCTGAATATTTCCCTTAAATTCTAAAATATTTTTTACGTCAGGAAGAAAAATTTTTTGTATACGATCATTCCATAATGCCAACCATACATCATTCGGCAAATCATTATTATGTTCCAAAATTTTCAAATCAGTATGTATATATTTAATACCGTATTTATCACAAAAAAAAATTGCTCCTAATATATATTCCATTAAAGATCCAAATCCATCTGTTGGTAAGTTTACAACAGTTAAAAAACTAGTCATTTTAGAAGTAAAATAATTACTTTAAATAATTATTAAACTAACCTCAATAAAACAGTAAAAAAAGAAACCCCCTCTACTTTATATCCTAATATGCTAATATCATACGGAGTAGACATACCTTTAATATTGTGCAAAACAATATTTTTAGAGTTAATATAACTGTAAAGTTTAAATTTAAATGGTTTGGCAGAACCAACAGCGTTATGTTGTATATTAAACCCGGATTTCATCCAAGTTTCACCTACTTCTCTAGCTTTTTGCAGAGTATCAGTATTTTGCGCTAAATATATCTGGTTATCTATCAAAGAGTTCTGAAAAAAATATGGATTTTGCACACCAAGCTGTACTGAATGATTAACTATATACTTAATTTTTTGTTCTTGAATCCACTTGTCTACTGATTCATCACCGTGTAATATTATTTGCATCGGATGATGATCAAAATCTGTGACATCAACATAATAACTTTCAATCGCTTGTTTCTTATAGTAATTTTGTATATTTTCAGCTGAACGCACTATAGCTAGTCTGAGTGTATAAACCAAACGTTTGAGAGTTTCCATTGATTTTATAACTAGCTTATTATCATCCATTACACCACTATCATTTCTAAAAATTTTACCAACATGTTTATAATCAAAATCTTCATCTATCTTGATTTTATCTTCCACAAACTTTTTAATTGTAGTTGAATCCATTGTTCGTGTAATATCTTCTTGTATGTAATTAGAGAACAACCAAAACATATATTCTACAATATACCGAGCTAATTTTCTGTATTTATTATGATTATCTATTACAGACGTTTGATTTTCAGGGTAGCTTATACATTTATCTGTATATGATATCCCATCAATAGGTTCATTATCTTCAATTGGTATTGATATATTTACAGTTCCAATTTTACCGTAAATTTCTTTAACTTTGGTACGTAAAATTGTTTGACTAGTTATATTACCGTTTAAATATTGTACAAAAAATTGTTTTGCCAAATCCTTTGATATTTTTGTAGCTACCCATTCCTTTACTTCTGGTACAGAAAGTGGTTGCATTGGATCAGTTAGTAGTGTTCCAATAGCTCCATTATATTTAAACCTTAACATGCGACATTTACCGTAAGAATCTATGCCTTGTTCAAAAAACTTAATTTTAATAGGAAATTCCGTTTCTGTGATTTCAATATTAAGTGAGTATGCTTTAGTCATACGATTAAATATACCTATAACCCCTTGTGAAACTTTTGAGTCATATGGATATGAGTAACTTAAATCTTCTTGTTTACTGCTATCAATTTTCCATTTTACAATTAATTCACAGTGTGAACCTGGAGTGTATTTTTCATCATCAGCCGCGCTACCCATATGTTCATATATGAAAATACAGTTAGTCTTTCTTTTATTTTTATAATATGCTTGTAAATGACGCGGAATACTCAGTTCACCATTACGGTTATTTGTTCGATTAAAAACAAAAATATTACAATTAAAATATTGTTCTAAAAGAGACGTGAAGAGATTAGGTGACATATATACTTCTGGATCACTTATATCTCTGATAATTTTATCTGTACTATAATCATACATTTCTTGTCTGCATGTTGCTGCTAAAGAAGCGGTTGCAAGGTTTTTTCTTACTTGATATAGATAATCTTCTCTTTCATCATTATCTTCATAATCTAATATTCCACTCTCTTCGTGCATACCTTCCATTACACATTCTAGAAAAGAGCTTTTAGTATCAAGAACACCCTTTCTAACATACATATACTCTTCGTTTTCTTGAAAATCAAAAATTTTAAACAATTTTTCTATATTATCAGGCAATGTTCCGTATGTATCTTTTGTAACAAATTTATTCGTAACTATTAATCCCTGTTGACTTGTTTTTGCCTTGTCTTTTAATTGTTCTCCAAAGTAATAGTGTCTATAAATATTTCCTTCATCTGTCGCATGATTTTTCTTATAACAACATGGCAGATAAGGAATTTTATCACGATTTTTCAAAGGATTACTACGTAAGCCAGGATATTTATAGTCTTCATAATTACAAATATAATTACGTTGTTGAAAAGTGTCTCCTTCTTTTGGGTATCTCATTATAATTTTACCATCTTTTTTAGCTTCTTCTAGACTTGTATAATTATCGTCTGCTATAATAGTAGGTTCATACGGACATCTTTGAGGATATCCTGTTACAAATACATCAGGTTCAATATCTTTAAGAGTTTCAGCTTTTTTATTTGGATCTTTTGCGTTTTTAATTTTATTATCTGCAAAATCAGGAATATATATCTTATAAAAATCTACAATATCTTTGTATTTTTTGTCATATAATACCATTAATTTACTTAGAAGTAACTGGAAAGCTTCTACAGATTTTATATTATCAGCAGATACAATTTTAACACGAATATATGGTGTACCTATTTTAAATACACCTTTATCTTTACCTCGTAAATCAGGATCATTTCTTTCAGATATTTTTTCTGTTATATTTGCTGTTAATTTTCCTATTTCAGAATTATAGAAGTGGATATACACACTTCCCTTTTTTGTACTTGCTTTATCGCTCTCGTCAATCGATAATAAAGAAGAAAATAAAGGATTATTCATAATAAGTTCATAAAATACATATTTGTTCATATTGTGGTTTGTAAAATAAAATACTCCGTTAACTCTAGTGTCATTTATACTGTTAACTTCAATGTTTCCTAATCCTTTAATGCTACTAATAAATCTATCAATAAGAGCTTCGCGAGATAAGTAGTGGCCAGAAGTTAATAAAGACATAGATACTGTTATAGTTTTAATTTCATTCTCTTCTGTAATATAAAGTGTTCCTTTTGTATAATCGTCTGGTTTTACTCCAACAATTTCTTTTTTTTGTAAAATTCTAAAAATAATAGCATATGGAAGATAAATTCGCCATCCTTCTGGCGGAATAAAGCCTTTTAGAATCTTGAAAAAGCTATTAATACAAGCAAAAGGCATATTTGAATTGAGATGTAGATTGTTAAACAATTCCATGATAGTAACATCTTTTAGGTCAAGAACAAATGTAAAATCAACACTTTCTAGTTGAAATTTTGTATAATTAATACCGGTATCTATTGCCTCAAATTCATCAAACATAATTTTTTCAGCATTTGATTCTTTAATATTACTTGCAACAAGGTCTGAAATATCTTTAATTGTTTTATTACGATTTTTTATTTCCCATTCTTTAACTATATATTTAAAAAGAGCCTGGTTATCTTTCTCAAATATTTTTGCATCTGTTATTTCATTGCTTATGCTCAAAAAAATGTGAGACGAATCTGTATCTGTAAAAGAATTATTAAATACTATAAAGGGTAGAAAAACATCTTGTTTTAAATCAAGTTTTTGTTGTGAAAGTTTTTCATTCACAGTTTCAAATAGTTTTATAAAATCTATACCAAATTTATTGCTTATAATAATTTTTAAAAGATTCTCTACTTTTATATTTGCATCTTTTTCACGAAATTTATCTATATCAGGAACCCCATCAGGAAAGTATAAATATTTAGGTATCGTTTTCATTTGTGCCGCTAAACGACTAATAGCACTCTTTTGTGTATCTAATTCGTAAACAACAAATTTAGAAGTTCCATTGATCTGCACCATTTTATTCTAAGTAAACATTTACTGTGTTAGATTAAAAACAAATTTCTTTAAAAAATTAGAAAACTACAAAGTTTTCTAAATATTCTACAGAACGCCCCCTCAATTTTTTATTTACGATCTTTCGACATATTTATTCCTACAAAATTTTCTAAATGTTCTACTGAACGACCCTTAATTTTTTTATTTACCATCTTTCCATCTTTATACAATATATAGTGCGGAAATCCTTTAAAATCTGGAACAAAATCGTTAACACGATTTCCAAGTTTTTTCTCACTTTCTCTCTCACCGTTTGATTCTATAGTGGCGCAAAATACCTTATTCTTATGTTTTTTTGCAAACTTTTGAAAATGTGGCTTTGCTTGTTTGCAAAAATGACACCAAGATGCTTGTATCATAATGACAACAAAAATATTATTTGGTATAGATTTATTAATTAGGTTTCCTTTCTTATCAAAATCATGATTTTCCATATAATTCACGTGTTTATTGAATTCATCCATATTTTATCATTGACAAGATAAAATAATATTTTTGTTAATATAACTAAACTGGTTTACACCTTTGACTTCAATATGTTACAGTATCGACTTTTTTTCCATCAATTTTTTATGTCTATCCGTATTTTTATGTCTTTTCATACCATAATGAGTAATTATCATACCACATTCACATTTTTCCTTTTCTTTTCTTTGAGCCGCTATCTTTGTCTTATAATTTTCTTTATAATATTTAGCTCTTTCTTCTAATATATGCTGTTTATTATCTTGATAAAAAACTTTTCTCTCTTCTAATATACTCTCTTTGTTCTCTTCATAATATTCCATAACATTTTCTATTACTGCTTCTTTATTTTTTTCATAATATTCTTTCTGTTTTTTAGCTATAACATCAGCATTTTTTTCACAATATTCTTTTTTAATATCAGACAATATGTCTTTATTATCTTGGTAATACTCGTTCATTTTTTCTTTAATTTCCTCCTTATGTTCTTCTTGGTATTTTATATTTCTTTCTTTTTGTTTCTCTTTATCTTCTTGTATTGTTCTTTTAGGATATATAGCCTCGTCAATACCATCATAAAACTTTAAACACTCATCAAATATATTTGTAAATACTTTGATATCAACAAATGATGTCTCTTGTGTAGGTAATAAAAATACATCTCTACCAGCTTTACATCTATATTTTTCAAGTTTCATTAGAATGATGCTTTCTAGTAGATCCATAAATTTAGAGTTTTTGCAAGATATATAATAAATAACTTTGAAATTATGTAACTTATTGTGATTGTAAGACTCTTTTCTCTTGGATAAATCTAGTGCTTTTCCTACATTATATTCGCCAACTTTTTCACTTTCTTCTGAAGTCATAAGATATACGACATTCTTTTGTGCAAGAACTTCTTTTGGTTGTTTTACATATTTTTTTCTTAATTTTTTAACCTCTTCTTCGACTTTAATTTTTTGATCTTTTATAATCTTATTTTCTTCTTCTAATTTATTCTTTTCATCTAATATCTTTTGATACTTATATTCACCTGTCTTTCTAATAGATGGTAATATCTCTTCACACACAAATTCTTGAAAGGGTTGTGATATTACTTTATTAGAGCGCATAATAATTTTGTATAAACCTGCTTCATTAACAACACAAGAAGTTTGAAAATTACTAGAATTACCGGTCTTCAGAGAAACTGAAGACCGCCATTTTTCGGGAATATTACGTAGTGTCTCGGTTACATTAGTTAGTCCTAAAATATTACAGATATCTTTAACGACAAACATAGGATTTTCAGACGTACCTAATACTCTGATAGTTTCATCATTAAAAGATAAGTTCATATCAATTGAGTTTATTAATTCAGTCATTTTATAAAAGAATACAAATCTTTAAGCCGTTATTAAAAATTTAAATTAGTGATAAATTTTTTAATACCCGATTTTGAAAATATATTATTTTTTTGCTAATATAACTTAAAGTTGTAAATTTTTATTTTTAAATGCCTGTGACTTTCAAATGTAAAACCGGTGAAGCTTATCAGATTAAGATACTTGCTGAATTATTAACAAATAACCTAAAGCATGGTTGTTTTGATGTAAATGAGGATGGAATTACTCTTCGTATGTTTGATCAACCGCGGAAAACTTTGGTAGATATGAATCTTCAATCTGAAAACTTTTCTCTATATAAGTTTAAATCAGAAGAAAAGTTTTGTTTAGGTCTGAATCTCAATCATTTTCATAAGATGCTTAAAAGTATTAAAAAGAAAGATTCATTACAACTTTTTATCAGTTCAGAAAATCCGAACGAACTTGGTATAAAAACAATCCCAAAAGAAAACACTCGAGTTACTACATCAGGTATTAAAATTCAAAATATACAAAACGTTGAAGCAGATGTTCCTGTTGGTTATGGAAAACCTGTCATTGTCCCTTCACCAGATTTTCAAAAAATGTGCAAAGAACTTAGCAGTATTGGAAGCACAAACATTCGTGTAAAAGCAAGAGGATTTCATATTGATTTTATTGCTGATGCAGATGGTATTTTAAAACGTAAAGTAAGACTTGGAGAAAGTGATGACTCAGAAGACGAAGATGGAACTCATAATGTATTTACTTCTTATGATGCTACTTTTACTACAGATCAATTTACGCGTATTAACAAAATTGCAGGTCTAGGTTCTACTATGCAAATTTTTACAGGATCAAATGATCTTCCTTTACTTTTTCGTTCAAGTGTTGGTAGTTTAGGAAAAATTTCTATTTACATCAAGTCAAAAGAACTAGTAGACAGAGAATTGGGTATATCAGGCTCTGATAGCGATTAAAAAATATTCATTTATTATTCAATAATAATAAATTATAACAAAATATGTATATTATATAAATGATTACAAGAAAAATTAAAATAATAATTTCTATTTTTATTTTTATTGTTTCATTCATTTCAGCAATACTTATTTTTCACTATCTAAATAACAAACCAAAAACGACAGGTGAAGAAGGAACTGCAGGTGGAGGAGGAACTACAGGTGGAGGAGGAACTACAGGATGTAAAACAGCAAAACAAATGAACTTTTCTGATATACCTGATAGCAAACAATGTAATATTTATGGAACAAATTCTAAACCAGCTTATACACTTTTTATCAGACACTGTGACAGAGGATATAAAGACAGTAGTAGTTGTCAAGACAAAAATGATGGAACTTGTTATGGTTGTCAATATCTAGAAGCAGAAGGAGGATGCGCAACAAATGATTGTTCAGATGAAGGAATTAAACGTTCATGGAATATTGGAAAGTGGGTAAATTGTTTTGCAAATGATAAAGGATTAAAAGTTGCAGGAGTAATATCACAATTATTTGTATCTGGACAGACAAATCAACGTCCTACAACCACTGCATCGATTATTTATGAATCTCTTATGAACCTAGGTCATTCTCCTTGTTATATATCTACTATTGACAATAATATTGTAAAAAATTACGCAACATCAGAAAATTTTAGTGGTCAAATTCTTGTTGTTGTTTGGGATCACGGTAAATTACCAGATTTAATTAAAACTGTTACAGGATATACTGCTACATGGGATAATTGTTGTTTTGATAAAGTCGCCGTCGTAGATAACATTAACACCAATATCGCAGTTTATGATACAAAATCTTTGAGTCAAAATGATCAATGTGGTTCTGCTTGTGATTCAAAAAATAAAATATATAAGAATTGTTATTTCTCTAATTTTGGTAACTTAACTCCGTGCAAAAAATGACATAAACAATAATTTTTTATCAAATTATTCTGTATTATTTTGGTGTAGTTGGTTTATTTTTTTCAATTTTAATTGAAATATATAAAATAATAAGTGTAAATATAACTGAAATCATTGTAGATACGGTTATCGCCTTTTGAATACTAAACTTTTTATCAACATTGAGAACAACTGATGGTGAAGTTATTTTTAATATACCATATAAGACAATTCCAGTAACAAGAAACAATGTTAGGGCACCTGTGTATGTACTTTGCATAATTGTTATTTAATCTATGACTTAAATAAAATTTATAAATTTTATTACTTAATGAAATTTTGTATAATTTGATGTTCTGAAAGAGGAACATAGTATTCTTTTTGTTTTAATTCAACTTTGTAATTTGAAACTATAATGAGTGCTGCGATAGATAATATTAGAGCAAATGTTGCTGAATAAGATAATAACAATTTCCAACAAATTGTTCTTTTACCTTTATCTTGGTTTATTACTTGGATCCACGAAGGATTAAATAGATAAAGTATCCCTACTATAATAGAAAATGTTACAATTAAAGTCGCATACGCCATTGACACAGAATCTTTTTTATCGAATATCATTTTACTCTAAGGAAATATTTTTAAGTTATTTATCTTTTCTTATGAACGTCAAATTTTACTGTTAGTTTTCCTTGAGTATCATTAAAATTTACACTAATGTTTTTACTATTAACTTTTACAGATACAAAACCAAAAATAGATTGGTGGTATTTAGTAGCCTTTTCAAGTTCTGAGTCTTTTACAGGATAAAATTCTGGATCTAAAACGGTTCCTCCGCTTCCAGCAATTACTTGAGGTGGTAATTTTCTACATCCATTATAATCATGAATGTATGTAGGTCCTGTATCCTCATCAACCAAATCTGTAATATATTGTTGATTATGTTCATCAGCACACATATATAAGTCAATATATTCTGCGTATGATAAAATAAGATTATAAAGTTCTTCATTGAATACGTTTAGTTTTGGTTTTTTGCCTTCTTCTTTTTTAAGTTCTTTTTTAGACGAGCAATAAAATGGAATGTGTCCAATTACAATATTCCATGTATTCCTTGATTTATCAAGTGCTTTTCCAAGCCATTCTGCTTGGTTTTTTATCGCATCTTCAGGATATTTTTGTTCTTCTAAAGGGTGTAAAGGTGATTTTACTTTGAAACACCATTTCTTTTTGTACATATTTGTATCAATAAAAATTAAATTAACCTTAAAATTTTTTTCAGGATTTTCCGGATTTTCCTTGTATTTATACATAATTTTATAAGAAAGCCCTGGCATAGTCCAATTATTTTCCTTGTAATTGAGTTGTTTGTTTATGGTTCCACATGTTTCAATATCATGGTTTCCTACACCTATAAGAAAATGATCTGTTGGTACCTTACTCATTGAGTCTATAAATCCTTCTTGTAATTGTTTGTCCATATTATAAGAATAGTGCTTTCCATACGATTCAATCTCTGCTTTAAAGTCACTATCTATTGGTATTTTACTATCAGAGTAAACATTATCGCCTGCGAGTATAACCGCTTGTTGATGTCCTTTTTGTTCAACAAATTTTTTCATTGCTTTTACAACAGATTCTTGACCATATGTTTTTGATTTTGGTTTCCATTTTTCCCCATCCCAGTTTTCTTCTTCAAGGTTTCCCTGTTTACCATAAACACCCCAGCAACCAACAAATAAAAAATTAAATTCTTCATTATTTATATAAAAATTTTCTTGAACGACTTTTTCTTTTGGACATTTATCATAATCAGTACAATCATAGCCACTCATTTATTTATACTATGAAATTTATTTTTGATTTTTTTAAGAAATTAATAATAAAAATAGAGATGGAGCTTTATACAGTAATTATTCCTATTAATGGATTACCATACATTAAAAAAACTTCCGAAAAAAACATTTCTTTAACAGAAACAGAAACAGGATATGATATTTCTAGCGCTAGTATTGACATAATAGAACCTAATTATGATTTACGTGTTGCTCTTTTTTGCAACTGGAATGATATGAGAAAACACAAGCCGGTTTATGCCGAAATTTATTCAGATGATCAGGACGAAAGGAACGAATATTCTGGAATAGACAAGATTACTGCTGAAAGAATAGTAGATAAGTTATCAAAGAGAAAATGGCATCTTTGGAATCACCCTCCTAAAAATTAAATATTTCTTAATATATGATAAAGATGCAAACTTATTTTACAGTATTGTGTATTATCTTTATTATAATTACTGGTTTAGTATTATTAAAATTTGTACATTGGATATTTAGTATAATAGTAGTACCAATACTATTAGGAATTTTTTTATATTATCTGTTTACCTCAAAAAAAAACACGAGTACACCTCCTAGTAGATATATCAATAATTCACATCATTATAGTCTAACTTTAAGATATATGTGGGGTTTGTGGGACAGTTCTGATATACCTTCTAAATATTTAAAAAATCAAGAAAAAAATCAAAATATATTAAAAGGAAGTAACAAAATAACACACGGGAAAAAAGATATTGAAGATCTTGTTTTGAAATATTCCGAAGAATTTGATAATGAATTTTCTAACATTTACAACAGTATTAAAAGAAATGTATGTAAAGCTGATTTAGGAAGATATTTATTAATATATTATTATGGCGGTGTTTATCTAGATAATGATGTTGATATAAAAACTCCTTTTTCTATGAGTGACTTAAAAAACCATAAAAATGGTGTATGGTATACTGAAAATATAGTTAATGTAGAAGTTTTAGATCCCAGAGAAGAAAAAATACCTAATAGGTATGCTAATTATATTATCGCTTCTTTATATCCTGGAAATACAATATTATTAGATATCATTAAAGAATCTTCCAAACGTATAAAAACATTAAAAGATTCTATAAATTGGACTGACAATGATATTTTATGGTCTACAGGACCAGATGTTGTCACCGCTATATTAACTCACACAAAACATAGTAATTTTATTATATATGATAAACAAAAAAGTGATAAAATACTTATACATACTTGTGAAGGAAGTTGGCGAAAAAACAAAAATAAATAGTTATCGCACGTTTATTTTTATTTTACTTTGATTTAAACAAGACAAAATAACATCCAAATGAGTAGTCCAGCCACTGTTGAAATACAAGAACTTGACACAGAAATTATTCCACCTTTGACTAACAGAATGAATGATCCAGACTACAATGGAGGATGTAAAATTGTTGTTATAGGAAAACCTGGTACTGGAAAGAGTACACTTATTAAAGGTATTTTATATTCAAAAAAGCATATCTTTCCAATTGGAATTGCTATGAGTGGTTCTGAAGACACAAATCATGCTTTTGCAGAAATTATGCCAAGTACTTTTGTATATAATGAGTATGACGAAGAAAAAATAAAGGATTTTGTTAAACGTCAAAAGCTTGCAAGACAGCATCTTGAAAATTCTTGGGGTGTTCTTATACTTGATGATTGTACAGATGATCCTAAAGTATTTAATAAACCTCTGCAGAATGCATTATTTAAAAAAGGACGTCACTGGAAAATGTTTTACATTCTTTCTTTACAGTATGCAATGGATATTAAACCAGCAATTAGAACAAATATTGATGGTATCTTTATTCTCAGAGAACCTATCGAATCTAATAGAGAAAAAATATACCGTAATTATGCATCGATTATTCCTACATACGACCTTTTTTGTGATCTCATGGAACAATTAACAGAAGATTATCATTGTATTTATATTCACAATGCTACTAGAAGTAACAGATGGCAAGATTGTGTTTTTTATTGGAGAGCTCCAATAGTTCCAAAAGGATGGCGATTTGGTTGTCCAGAATATTGGAAATTTCATGAGAATAGATATAATATTGAATATACTGATCCTATTGGTTTTTAATTATTTGTTCTTAATATTAGAAAATATTAAGACTAATTGCATCAGTTAATTTATTAAGATTTTATATTATTTTTGTCTATTCCAACAAGACGTCTAATATTAAGGACTTCCAACATTATTTGTTCTGCTTCAGAATATTTACCTTTATCCCAAAGAGATTTAGCGAGTTTGTGTAAATTAATTTCAGCTTTATTTTCTATTGTTTTTTCTTTGTTTTTTAATATTTGTGTGAAACGAACAAAAAAAGGTCGGAAGAATAAACAAAAATTAGGCAAACGATTTGAAATTTTTAATTTACGAAAAAAATTAAACCGAGGTCTGATCAAAAAGGTTTTCATCCGTAAAAAAAGTGTCTTGGGAGATTCTAACTTATTTGCTTTTGAAACAATATCAGAATTTTGAGAACAAGTTTCTGTCTTTTTATCAGAAGAAGTTAACAATAATTGTTTTTTACACAATATAAACAATAAAAAAAATATAAGAGTACTTGCAGTAACACGAGATATCAATAACAAATCAAAATCCATTTAAACTAAGTAAACATTTTCTTATATAAATATTTTTTACTATACTAGAAACAAATATTTCATTCCAAGTTATGTTTTTATAAAACTCCTTGATGATTCCAATGTAGAATGATTAGAAAAACAGTTAGTACCTGTTTTATGATATGAAACCGTAAAAGAAGTGTTTGCATTATGCCAGTTAAAATACTGAACAAAAAATACAGAATATTCTGCATAATGAATACTGTTAATATGTTTTATATATACTTCTGGTGTATAAACTTTTGGTGTATAAACTTTAGAATAAGTAGTAAGAATAAAATCAATCATTTTTTTATTTATTTTTTCTTTATTTCTAATCCAATCAGAATGCAAAGAAATTATATAAAACCCTTCTATACTAGCAACAATATGTAATATAGTATCGTATTCTTGACTTGCACTTAAAAAACCTAGATAATCTTGAGCTGATGGCCAAGCAAATTTTACATTGTTGCGTTCGTAAGCCTCAACAGGATGGGAATGAAAATTATAAAGACCTTTAGCAACTTTAACACCCTCTTCTTCACCGTGAATAATACTTTGTTTATCAACATCAAGATAATGTACTAAATCATCTGTAACTTTTTTAATTACAAATCTGCCAGCGACTTCTTTTTGTGTAATAATTCCATTTCTATTTATTGTAGAACCCATCATTGATATATTCCGTAAATATTTTATAGACCAATCACTTAACTGAACTTTCAGAGTGCATACATCTTTTTTTTCTACATTTTGTTTTAATACATACTTAACCTCGTTAGCAGACTTGTCATTTACGATATTATTTTCACGAATTAGACACAGCCCATTCTTGAAAAAATTAACACCCATAGGGCTTCTGTTACTTATATAAGGAGCATGAAATCCTGAATCTATATATTCTTGTATTAATTTAGTATTATCAAGATCAATCCCAACACACAATGTAACATCGTTAGGAATGTTAAGAAGAGTTGTTTCCAAAACTTTAGGAATCATAAAACTTTTTGCACCAATAATTTCACACACTTTTTTCTTTTTATCATAAATAATATATGAATAATCAGAAATACTATTAACAAAATCAGTTGAATTTATATATTTTACCCTGATATCTCCCTTAGGTAACTTGTTTAATATATTGTATTGTTTTTTGCTAATCACAAGAATTAATCCAATACTAAAAGAAGTTTCAGGAATAGGTATAATTCTATTTTCCAAATTTCTCATATTGTTTGGTTTGACTATTTTATTAAAATCTATTAACAAATTAGACATATTTATCTTTGGCAATAAAATGTGATTTGATTTTTACATTTGAGTTATTATATTAACTATTATAAACTTTAGAAAATGAACAACATTCGTTCTCTATTTTTTCCTACAGGAAAAGTACATCCAAAATATACACAATATGTTGGATGGTCATTTATCTCAAATGTTTTAGTATCCGCTGAAAGCGCTATGTCAACACATAGCATGTTTAACGCTATTGATACTTGTTCTGAAACTGTTAGAACTGCGAATTATATTGGCAAAGATATTATAGGACAATTTGGAGGTTTACTGTATATGGCTAAAATGGGTAAACAAGCTGATAAAAAACCACTCAAATTTTTGTTTTATACCAATATTTTGCAACAATTTGCTTACTTTTCTTTATGTGCGACACCCATGACACCCGAATATTTTTTACCTATAGCTGGTGTATCAAACATTTTTATTAATGTTTCTTTCATTGGTTTCGGAGCTATTAATGCAAAATGTATACAAAATCTCGCAGTTGATGGAAATGTTGGAGAAATATATTCGAAAATATCAGTCATTAATACACTAGGAAGTAGTATTGGGCTTTTACTTGGTATAGGAATTATCGCAGCTGTTCCTGATCACACAACAAGACTTTTAATTATACCAATTATTGCACTTGGGCGTGTTGCAACATTCAACCGAGCAGTTAAAGATTTGATTTAGATTTTTGCAATAAAAATACTAAAAAATCAGCTTTAAAGTCTCCATCCTCATCTCCAACATAATTTCCGTCTGCACATTTCTCAACCGCGACTCTATAATCTAAAAGCTGAACTATCTCTTCTCCATTGTCTGCGAAATTATCATTCAAGCAAGTACAATATTCCATTATCAACTCTTTATTTCTATCTCTAACAGAATCAAAAATAAGTTTTGTTAAGATAACTGCTCCATAGTCAATTATTGTTTCACCGACTCCATCCTTAAATTTTACTAGTGGATTTAAATAATCTACTACTATTATTCTATCCTTTAGAACATATGTTATGAAATAATCAGCATATCCCTCCGGACCTTTTACTATATGTTCTATAGTAAGAAATTTAATATTTTCTATTAGCAATTCTTGTGTAATAGGAAGAATTTCTTCAAGTTTAGGTTCTGGTGCTGAAACTAATCTCGCGCAATTCTTTCCTGTCAACTGAGCCATTCGTCTGTTAAACACTCCTGGTTTTTGATCTAATTCTGATATAGAAAACGAATTCTTTGTTATTTCTGCCATCAACATAGGATTTTTTGTTATTTCTACAGCAGCGATCTCACATGCCTTCTTTTTGATTGGGTCATGAACCGATTTTATTAAATGAGAATTCTCATAATCAACAACTTGTTCACCATCAAGAGCTTTGTGGTGAAAAGCTCCTTGTTTTGCGTCAGTGCAAACTATCTGAGATTTACCTTCTGAGTCTGTAAGAAGATGTTTGTGTACAATCTGTGCTACACCTTTTTGACCTTGATAGAAATCACTTTTAGTGTATTTTTCAGCTATCAAAGCCACACGATTTTGTGATAAGTCTAGAGGTGTTAAATTAGCAATTATATTATTTTGAATATTTTTTGTACTTGTTTTCTGGTGATAGGTAGGTTTTTTGGCTATTTCTTCAATCGTAGCGTGTGCTCTATCTGCGAGATTTTTATATATCTCAATTTTCTCATCTTTCATTTTTGTAATTTCTTGATCTTTCTCCGACTTTAATCTAGTTATTTCTTCATTAAGAAAATGAATTTTTTTCTTACATGATGAATCATGTCTTACAAAATTTATAGTTGAAAAATTTTTATTACAATATTTACATGTTTCTAATGTTGATATAATTTGAGAATTTTGTGATTCTTGTAACTTCAAACAGTACTTGGCTTGTGTCTGATGCGTTGCAAGTTTATATTTAGTTTTGAAATAATTATCACAATATTTACACTTAAATGATTTATCTTTAGCTAACTCTTCTTGTATTTTCAAACAATACTTTGTTTTTTTCTGGTGTTGTTTAAGCATTTGAGTATTTCCAAACATATTGTTGCAAAAATGACATTTTTCCATTTGTTTTTTTATTTTATTCATTTGTTTTTAAATGAATAAAACATTTTCTTTGTAAAAAAAACATCGATTTTTTACAAAGAAAAAAAAATTGAAAGAAATTTGAAAGAAATATTTTACAAATAAAAAGAAAATTGAAAGAAAATTGAAAGAAATTTGTCTTAATTCTCTGATTAAAGTGACTTTTAACCAAGAAATGAAAATCAAAATGAAAATATATATATATCCATTTTAAATATAGAGCCCGATTTTGAAAAACGAGTTTTTTCTCCGGTTTTTCAAAAAGTCGGAGGAGCAAAAAAAGGTTTTCCTTTTCCATTTTCTTTTGTAATATTTTCAAAAATTATTACAAAATTTCCTTTGGATTTGGATTTTTTTTCTCCTCCTCCTCCTCCTCCTCCTCCTCCTCCTCCTCCTCCTTTTTTAATTAAGTATCTAAAGAAAATGTTTTTGATAATTAAATTTTTAATCTAAAAAGACAGTGTCAATTAAGTAAGAAGCTTTAGTGTGTATGATGATTATATAATGATAAATTATATAACTAACTTTGTATTTTTGATATATTGTAACTTATTATTCTTGATAAATATAATCTCATATTACCGATTAAAATTTTTGTAAACTCCTCCATAAAAATAGAATGATGATTTATAAAACAAAAAAGCTTAAAGGTTATTTTTTTTTATTATAAATGACAACAGAATTTGACAACATAGAATCTTCTTTAATGTATTTTCATGAAACTTTAAAACAGATCTCTATTGAAAATAAAGCAGAACACGATGGTTTAGAAGGTAATGTTTACACCTATAATGGCATTGATACAAGGGAATTTATGAAGGCTAAAATGATAAATTTATTTTATCTTGCAAAAGAATGTGATAAAGATATTCTAGAAATAGGTTTTAATGCTGGTAATTCATGTGTTATTTTTCTCTTAGCAAATCCAAATGTTAAGATACATGCTATAGATATATGTATTCATTCTTACGTTCAACCATGTGTAGACTTCCTAAATAAAATGTTTAACAATAGAGTTATTCTATATAAAGGCGATTCTTTACAAATTGTTCCAGCGTTAGATAAAAGTTTGGGTGATACTATAGGTCTATATCATATAGACGGATGGCATGCTCTTGAAGGTATTCAAGCAGATATGAAAAATTGTTATAATTTAGCAAAAAATGGAGCTTTTTTGGTAGTAGATGATGTAAACATTGCTGATATCTTAAACGAAGCTAAAAAATATGATGATGAAAATAAAATAAAGTTATTACCTGAAAAAATAATAAGAATACCCGAGTATTTTCCTCATCTAATTTATTCATATAACAAATGAGATGAAAATATTTTTTGGTATTCAGCATCTTTTCATATTTATCGTGTAGAGTTTAAAAATCGAAGTACACTAGATATAGGCTCAAATTAGGTTTCTTTTTTTATTTAAAACTAAGTATAAGGCGTATGACTGAACATTTGTAAAAAATATTGGTTAGTTTTTTCTTTAACAGACAATAAATTTAGTAAGTATTCGTGCACCAAATCTTGTACTATATAATAATTATGAAATGTTATTGTCACGTATATATTGAGCATCAAATGATCAGTTTAATGATGGTGAAGGAATAGTGTCAATTTCAACTAAAGTAAATTTTTTTTATTATCACTTTTTAACTTCCTTACAAAGTTCAAGTTAGCAGATCCTTCGGAACGAAAGTGGTTGGAATAAAAATCTTTTATTACTTCTTGTCAATTTGGAGAAAAATTGTTTTCTATATTGTCTTTGTATTTATACAATGAAGAGGGGTTCCCTTTCAACTCGAAACTTTTCTATTTTATATTTAATACAGATCGTAAGCAGATTGAACGTTAAGAGAATGAATAAAATAAAAGATCATCCGCTTTTATTTTACGATTCTTTTTATTTAGGAGGGTATTTGGATATTGTTTACCGAAAAACTCAAAAATGTAATATTCTTAACACATATTTTTTCTAAGAAAAGTTAGTATTTCATAGAGTACTTTACAATCAAATTCATTATACTTGATAATGTCTTTCATTGTATCCGAATTTTGTGGATTATCTGAGTTTGAGTAAGTTTGCCACGCATCAATCATCGCAGATATACCGTTATTACATTTGCTATCATTACGTACAGATATCATACCATGTTTTCTCATTGCCGCTGCGATCGGCTTCAGACCAAATTTAAAACAATCTTTGATAACTATTGGTTCTGCTTTAAACATTTTGCATAAATCGAACCAATTATTTAATCTCCATTTGTCAGATATATGATTTTTCTTTAATTCAAACTGTCTGGATTGTGCAGAATTCCAAAAATTTGACTCAGCGTGCCAATAATAAAGTTTAGGTTGTCCACGTTCTTCAATAAATTGCATAAACTCGTCCATAATCCTATATTCTTCTTCGTATGTTGTATTCGCACATGTAAAGTTCTTATATTTCCAAATACCGTTATCGGACCATCCAACGCCAATCATAAAAATCATATCTGTTCTGGACTGAAGAGGAAGTGATGAAAAATCAGCAAAAATATCACTCAGAGTTTCAAAATCTACATATATCTCATTTGATTCTGTTTTCCAGTTATACATATTATTTTTGATTAGAGAAGGACGTATTTTATCTATGTTTTGGCGATTAATATCCAAAATAGCATCTATAACAGGAGCTCGAATACCATTTATATTCATGTTTTTTGTAGTACAATTCATATCTCGCCAAGTATTAATCCCATTTTTGATAGCAATATTTCTTTCTTTTATACCAACATACCAGATATTTGTCATTTCTCCGATAGATTCAGCTATTTTTTCTTTTTCACTATTCCATTCACCGGAATCAACACACATGTTTGGATATAATTCTATTCTAGTAGGTGGATATACAGACCAATTATGTCCTTTAGTTCTAACGTCTCTTATCCATTTTATCGCTTCACGTGTGCGACGTTTATAATCTAGGTCTACCGAATTATAAGAAATCTTTCCTAATCGGTTAAGACATGTCTGATTATTATTTATTACACCTGCTTTGTTAAACTTCCATCTTCTTCCCATAATAAATGAATATGGTGCTGTAAATCCTTGAATTAAGCCAACAGCTTGAGTATAAACTAAGCATTGTGCCTTGTAAGCTGGATAACTTCCAGAATTCAAAAGGTGAATTCCATCTGCACGTAAAGGCAATGATGAAAACTTTACATCAATTACTACATAATGATATGACTTACCAAGTTTTGGTGCGCTAATTTTACTCTCTGTGTTACTTAAAGGTGGTTCATCAACCAATTTATCTAAAAAATCGCTTCGTATCAAAATATCAATAACACCTTGTGTACATGTATGATAATTTCTGACTGGTGCAGAATGTATAAGAGGAACTCCTTGAAACATTAATTCTTTTGTTTTAAGAACAGTTTCGTCTGTAATGAATGATGAAACACTTATTACAGGAATTTTATTTAAATTAATATATTTTATCAATTCTCTTTCGAATTCAACACCCCGATTCATAATAAACTCAGTAAACCCATTCACATGTGTATAAGAAGTTGTTTTATGAGTTCCATGACGAGTAGTAAGCTTTAGCCAATCAATTAAAGGATCTTGCATCATATAATTATATAAATGACTCGCAGATACCATTTCTATATTTTTTTTTACATGTTTTGATTTTTTACATTTATCTGGTAATTCTTCTTGTATTAGTCTTGGTCGTTTAGATCTGGTATTACTAGCCACACAGCTTGAAGGTCTCTTCATTTACAATAATTAAATTTACATTTAGATTAAAATCAATTGTAATTTATTACCATGACACGCAAGCATTAGTTCCACATTGTTTTTTTGCACCGTCTTCAGAATAACAACCTATATCTGGAGGACAAAGCCATTTATTTACAGGATCTCCACACGCTGTTGGTGCGACACACCCGTTAAGTGGTTTGCATCTATACATTGTTTGGTCACATGTGTATCCATCCGCACATTCAGGATAACAATTACATAAGTCTTTATTACCTTTACAAGCAATAGCTATTTGTGTACCGAGCGGTTTACCCTTAGCATCTTCCTTATATTGCACAGGAATACCACTAGAATTATAAATATGATTAATACCACCTTTACCATTCAAAAATACACTCACCAAATTTTGGTAATCAACCTTTGTTGTTGTATCATTCCATTTAAAACCTGCTTCAGCCATTATGGGATTATCTGGAAAGAAACTATAAGCACCAGCTCCGTATAATTTATGATTTTTTACTGTTGACGCGATTTCGTATGCTACTTTATTATTAAATTTTTCCTGAGTTGGTGGATAATAATTAAATTCTGATTGGAACATATATACTTCCCCCTTATCACCTTCCCAATAGACATTTCTATTATGAGTATGTTCAGAAAATAATCCATAAGCAATAACATTATTACCTGCTACATGAACACCTGTATCACATATCGCGTTATCCCATGTAACAGCTCCATTATTACTATAATGATCTGCTACCCAACACCATACATTGTCCAATATACTGTTATCTCCACCAACATATAACATTGTGTCTATATTATAAATATCACTTGACTTTTTATTATCTCCTCCTCCAACTCTGCAACTAATATCCCATAAATATGATGGTTTATCTTTTGTTAAATTTATCAATATATTAGTACCATTTCCACCTGAACCAGCTTCAAAAATTATTCCACAAAGTTCACCATACCCTGATATAATATTATTTCTTGATCCAGATCGTAACACAGGTACTCCTAATCCAAATAATAATTGACCAGATAAATTTATAGGTGTTGTTATAGTATACCTTCCAGGAGAAAATATTATGCAATTAATATTTGAATCTGATAATATCTGATTTATTAATATTCCTGAATCAATAGTTGTATCTGATTGAGCAGAAATTATTTTATAATTAGAACTAGAATTAGAACTACTAGGTTTGTTTACATCAATACCACTACTATTATTTTTTAAGTTTGGTCTCATTATTGATATATATTGTGTAATAATATTTTTGTCAGTTACATTCGCAGAACCTGTGTACGCTAAATAAGGTTTTTCTTTTACCAATGGAGTATTATCAACAACTGTTAAATTAGTTGAACTTCCAACAGCATTAGAAGGTGTAGTTATACAACATCCAGGTCTGGGTTTTGTAGATGATGTACATCCTATATTTACATTATTCCATAAAACATGAGGAAAAGTACCATAATCAGTATTTCTACAAATAAACTGTTGCTGTGATGACATGTCTAATATTCCATTAATTTTGCAATTAGCCATAAAACCTCCAGACGAAAAACCAATACCACCATCTATGGCAAATGCAGATAATTGTAAGTTTCCATTTATATTTACTGATCGCAAAGAGCATGCTTGGCTTACTGCATATATCATAGTATTGTTAGTAGGATTTACTGTCATATTTTCACATGATCTCCAAAAAGTATTAAGCGCTCCTACCAGTGCACTTTTAGAACCATTATTAACTACAGGACCTCCAATCATCGTAACTAGATCTCTCGTTTTACCTAATCCAGCTACATGAGTATAATATCCTATTGGTATATCAACCTTATATGTTCCGGGCATAAATAAAAATGCATAATTATAAAGACTGCTTTGCCCATTATTCTCTGGGAGTACACCACCTTGTGTCACAAAAGCCGTATTTATTTTATTTTGCATATCAGCGGGGTTATTTGCATCAGTTTGTGTAAATATATAAACATTATCTGGAAATATATTATTAGTACACGAACTACAATCATATGTACGAGTTTGACCTTTTGGACAAATCGATGATGATGCTGGATTACAAGTCCAAGGATTTTGTGTCTTGTCGCAACAACTTAGAACACATTGTCTATTAATATCATCTTTTGTTCCGGTGCATTTTGAAATATCGCATAATGTACCTGATGTATTTTGACAAGTTGCTGTTCTAGTCTGCTTAGGTGTTGCATCTGTACAAACAGACCAATCACTATATGTCCATGAACATGTTTCTGGTGATGTACATGATTCAGAAATATCCGTAGGCTTGGTATCTTTGCAATTATCATTAGAGCATGGTCCTTTGTTATTTTTACAATTTACATTTCTTGTTTTGTTTCCTGAGGAATCACAATCACCCCAATCACTATATGTCCATTCACATTTATCAGATGAATGTTTAGGTTTTAATACTAAAAATAATATTAATGATATAAGTAATATAGCTAATAGTCCGGATCCTATCATTAACTTTTGTTGGTTTGTTAGTTTCATTTTAATCATTATCAATATTAAAGAAAAATTAACCTTAATTTTTTATCTTTATAATAGTAAAATGAGTAAATTAAAAGAAACAAACAAATCAAGTGTAAAGCTTCTTTATCAATTAATGTATGATATACATCAGATATTAGTAAATAATGGAATAAAATATTGGGCAGATGGTGGTACATTGTTAGGAGCGGTTCGACACACGGGTATTATTCCATGGGATGACGACTTGGATATTGGTATTTTATCCAAAGATATTAAAAAATTTTTAGATTTAGAAACAAATTTGAATAAGTGTGGATATAGTATCTGCAAAGTTTGGTGTGGTTACAAAATTTTTTACACGGACAGAAAGAAAATTATGATAGATGGTGATGAGCAGTGTTATTCTTTTCCTTTTATGGATGTTTTTCCATTTAGAAAGTTTCCAGATGGAAAATATTATTTGTCTCTTAAAGCTGCTCGAGATGCATGGCCTAAGGAGGTTTGGAATGAAAAAGATCTTTTTCCTTTGGTAGAATATGAGTTTGGAGATTTTAATGTATTAGGTCCTAAGAATTATCAAAAATACTTTGATAAATTATATGGAAAAGATTGGAACAAAATAGCATACAGACAGTACGATCATCAAAATGAAAAAGAAGTCGAGAGTATTAAAGTAAATCTAACTAATCGAATGCGTAAACCAGCAGAACCAACAGATAAACTTCGAGAACGAGCGTGTGTAAAATGTTGTTTGAAAAGTTCACCAAAGAATATCAAAAAGGCGGATTATTGGATGCAAAAAGATACAAAAACTTGCTCTAAATCTGGAGGTTGTTATAATAACTTTGACATCAAAATGGGTGTTTATGTAGTTAATTGTTCTGTGCATAAAAAACGTTACGAAAAATTTAAGAAATATGCAGGTGTGGCCGGTTTGAATGCTTGTCGTGTGCCTTGTGTTTTGGGTAATAAATTTAACCAATCACTAATGTGCGAAATGATTAAGAAAAAGATTGTTTCAGCCAAAGCAGATATGACTACTATCGAAATTTCTATCAATATGTCACACTTTAACTGTTGGAAAAAACTTATCAATTCATGTGAGGATTATGCGTTAATATTAGAGGATGATGTTGAGGTAAAACCAGACTTTATTAAAAAAGTAAACCTTATTATGTCCAAATTGAAAAATTCTAATTATGATGATTTCTCGGTTTTGCATCTGTGGAACGGAAATTGGGCAGATACAGAAGAAGATCATGAATTTATTATGAGTGTTTCTCCAGGAATTAACATTGTTAAAGAAACAGAAGAATATAATGCAGGTGCAGCGGCTTATATCATATCGAAAAAGTATGCTGAATTTCTAATAAAACGTTTTTTTCCTATTAAAATACCACAAGATATTATGATGGGAAATTACGTAAAGAAAGGAAATCATCTTTCTCTAAAAATGAAATATCGTAAGAAGGACGATTGCTATCTGTCTCCCCTTTTAGATATGGAATGCGGTGGGCCAGGAGGTACAGGGTCTCAAACTACACAAGAACATTCATCCCCGACAATTGCCGAAAGATGGTCTTGTAAAAAATGTTGAAATATAAAATTTTTATCATGGTTAAATTTATGTTTTTATAAGGTTCGCTAAAGTAATTGATTTCTGCTTAAATTTATTTCTAGAATACCATAGATATATTGTGCTAGATATCAATAATATAAAAAAAATAAAATATGGAAATAGAGATGTAGGTAGATGAGCTTTAATACAAAGATTTTGGATTGAACTAAGATGAATTTTTTGTGAACCAATTTTAAATCCATCTAAATTTATTTTTTTTATAGTATTCATGTGAGAAATATACCAATCAGTCTGAACATCTATAGGAAATGCATTTTTTATTAATTGTTTACATGCAGAGTTAGAAATAATATAAAAATGAGCTCCATGAAAAAATGTTACTATTCCTTGTTTATTTATTTTTTGACTCATAAATACAGAGTTTGGTTTTTCTAGAATTTTTTTGATTTTTTCTTCAGTGTCTGGACTAATTTTTTTCAAATATAAGTCAGATTCCGCTACAGCTATATAAGGTAGATCTTGTTCTACACATAATTTCCATATTTCATTATGACTCATAGTACATCCTATAGCTCCTATGCTAGGCATTCCTGAATGCTGATGTCTACCTAATAATAGGTCGTGATAAGAACGTATAGTTATTAAGTTTTTTTCAAGTAAAAAATCTGGTTTAAACTCTCTACCATTAATAGCTTTAAAATGAATTATTTTACTAAATCCTCTTTCACTCAAATTTTTTTCTAGATCATTTTCTTTTTTAAAACTGATATAATATACTGGTATACTATAAAGATCAATCATTTATTTAATCATAAAAATTATATTTATATAATTATAATAAATGAAAATTCAGGGTACAAGTATAATTTATTTTAAAGTACATGACTATATCTTTTTTATAGTAGGTTTTATAATTACCATTATTGGGGTAAAAAAAGAATCACTAATATTTGTAGCGATGGGTGTACTTATTACTGTAATATATCCAATAATTATTGGAATAATAAGAAGAAATAAAAAAAAATCAAAAGAAAAATTGGAAAGTATACTAGAATCAATTAGCGATCAAATTAAACCAAAAAAATATTGTTGTGGACTGTATTCTAATAATGATTATTATAGGTTAGGAGATATGGTTATTTGGCAAGAAAGATGGTTGAGTGGTGGTCAAGAATACCACTATAAAAACTTTCCAAATTCTATAGCAACAGAATATATGAAAAAGACTGATAAACAGAAAAATTATAATATTCTATTTTCTATTGTTCAGCAGAGAACAAAAGAAACCAAAGATTTACCTGATAAAAATGATATTGTTATACATCTAAGGGTTGGAGATGTTGTTGAAAATAATCCAGCAGACGTAATTACAATTCTTTCTACTTATACATATATGGATTTGTATTCACAATCAAATTACACACCTCCATTAAGCTACATTGAAGATAAAATTAAAAAAATAAATCAGAAAGATGTAGGTAAGTTAATATTTGTGGCAGGAAGCCATATTGAAATACCAACTCCAAAAAGCTGTCAATATATAGAAATAATTAAAAGATATTTTGAGATCAAAGGATATAATATTCAGACGCGTCTTGGTAAAAAAGCGGACGAAGATTTTATTTTTATGTGCAATGCCAAATATTTTATACCATCTACAAATGGAGGATATACAGGTCTGATAAAAAAAATGGTAGAACGTATGGGAAATACGGTACTTTAAACACAAAATTTGCATTTCAAAAAAATTCTCAGTCTAATATAAAATGAAATTTTATATTATAGGCATAATCTGCCTTTTTTTTACGTGTATATTTTTTATACTTAAACAATTTTATATATCGAAAAATATTTTTAAAGCAAAAGAACCACGTATTATTATTTCTATGACAACTTCACCTAAAAGAATAAATAAAATATCTGAGTGTATAAACTCATTAGAAAATCAAACTATTAAACCAGATTTATACTTTATAAATTTACCTAATATATTTAAACGAGATGGAAGTACTTTTTCAGATATACCAAAATTTTTAATAAAAGATAATATTATATTAAATTTTTGTGAAGATCTAGGTCCTGCAACTAAAATAGTCCCAACATGTAAGAATGATATTGTGAGAGAAAATGATATTATTTTTTCAGTAGATGATGATATTAATTATCCAGATAAAATAATAGAACTTTATCTAGAAAATCACACTTTATATCCTAATCACGTAATATCTGGGTTTGCTAGTTGTTTAAAAAAGCCTCATAAAAAACACGGCGAATTATCAGAAATTTTTATCTTAGAAGGTTTTTCGTGTGTTCTATACAAGAAGAGATTTTTAGAAAACATACCACTTGAAATGTTTGACAAAACTAAAGTACCTATTTATCATTATCTATCAGATGACTTGGTTCTTTCAAATTATTTGGCTTCAAAAGAAATTGGTATTTTAGGTTTTGGTTATAATCATCCAATAATAAAAAACATTAAGCCTCTTTATTATGGGTACCAAGAAGATGCGTTGCACAAAGGAGCAAATGGACTATCTTATGGAAATAGTAATAATTATAATAATACAGCCGAATTTTTGAAGAAATCAAACTCTTACTATTTACCAGGTGATTATATATATAGTGGCCTATAAAATTACTTAGAAATGCATGGCACGAACAATAGGAAATTATATGGATATTTATAAAATATTAAAATATTTTTATTATTACAAATGATTAATGTTTGGGAACAAAAAAGAGTAAGAAAATCAGATAAAATTTACTATAAAAATATCTTGACAAATGAATCTACATTTGATCTTCCATCTCAAAGAAACGGAAAATGGAAAAAATTAAAAGATAAATATAATAATATATATTTAATGTATATTCCTATTTTAGATCGTCGTTCTATGATAATAGAAGCTGGTCTGGATGATTTTGATTATAGTAATATGACACTTCAATTATACAACCAACAAAATCCAGATTATCAACTTGAAACATTACCTCCTAATAATCCTTATCTCTTAAAAGATTGGATGGATAGACCTTTTAGAACTAGTGATCAACTTCGTGCATTTTGGGTTTTTAGAAAATATAATCAGGAATTAGTTTATGATTGGCATTGGACACGTATTATGAATCATATGAGACAACGACTTTTACTTTCATATACTGATTTAGACAATTTTTATATTGATTTTTATATTAATTTACGTCTGAATGATGGTAATTTATATGAGACTATGCATTTTTTATCAGAACCAGTACCTCCATTTTTACCAACTGATTCAAACGAAAGAGACGAATTTTTGAGAGAGACTCATCGAAGTAGCCAACAACTTTTGGCATATTGGATTCACAAAAATTATAATCCTGAAATGACTGAAGCTTGGCCACAATTGATGGAAATCTTAAATGAACGAGGGGTGAATTCTTATAATGCATTGGATCAATTGTATGAAAGTTCAGAAGATTTACAGATTAATGCTCCACGTTTCTTTTCTAGAGCAGCTATGTTTTGGTTAAGAGATGCTTAAAAAGTAAAATTGGTTTTAAAAATCAAAATAGTAAATCAATAAATAACAATGGAGACACACAAACTCTTTAGCTACAGTTGGCACATAGACGATGATGAAGAAGAAATTACATCAATCCGAATATACGGTGTAGACGATGAAAACAAAAATATATGTCTTCGTGTTGACAACTTTACACCTTATGTGTACATCGAGCTACCAGATAGGATAAAATGGACAACAGGATTGGCTCAACTTGTTGGAAATAAGATAGACGAATTGTTGAACAGACAAAAACCAATTAAAAAAGTGTTAATGATGAAAAAACGTCTTTATGGAGCACATATTGAACCAAATGGTAAAACAAAGCTATTTCCATTTCTCTTTTGTTCTTTTTCCTCAAGAAAAGATATAAAGTCACTTGGTTATAAACTTCGAAGTTCTTTAAACATAGCAGGTATAGGAGGAGTGAAATTAAAAATACATGAATCAGATGCGGATCCTATTTTACAGCTAACTTGCTGTAGACAAATTTCAACAGCAGGATGGATACAATTTTCAGGTAAACCTCAAGAAAATGATGAGAAATTAACTCTTTGTGATCATGAGTTTAAAGTACAATGGAAAAATCTATCTCCACTAGTGAGTGACAAAGTACCGTGTCCAAAAATTATGGGATTTGATATTGAAGTTAATTCAACAAATCCATCTGCGATGCCTAATCCAAATAAACCAGGTGATAAAGTATTTCAAATTTCATGCGTAATATCAAGACACGGAGAATCATCAGATAAATATGAAAAATATTTGCTTACTTTGGGTCAGCCAGATCAAAATATTGTTGGAGACGAAGTTCTGATTTACATGTATGATACGGAGGCAGATCTTTTAACAGGTTTCACAGATCTTGTCAGAGAAGAAAATCCAAACGTTATTGTAGGTTATAATATCTTGGGTTTTGATATTCCGTATATGATTGATCGTGCGAAATTTAACATGTGCATCTTCAATTTTGATCAGCAAGGTTTTCATAAATATGCACATGCCAAAGAGAAAACAATCAAATGGTCTTCTTCTGCGTACAAAAATCAAGAATTTCAATTTCTTGACGCAGAGGGAAGAGTTTTTGTTGATCTCTTGCCACTTGTGAAGCGTGATTTCAAGTTTAGCAACTACAAATTGAAAACAATCGCTGAGCATTTTATCGGAGAAACAAAAGATCCACTTAGCGTAAAAGGAATATTTAAGTGCTATCGTATCGGAGTCACAAAAAACAAGGATGGTGAATATAGTAAAAGAGCAAAAAAAGCAATGGGAATTTGTGGGTTGTATTGTATTAAAGATAGTGAGTTAACTGTAAAGCTCATGGACAAACTACAAACTTGGACAGGACTCACCGAGATGGCTGCGACTTGTTGTGTTCCTATTTTTACTTTATACACACAAGGTCAGCAGATTAAGGTGTACAGTCAATTATATAAGTATTGTATGTATGAAAACATAGTTGTTGAGAAGGACGCGTACCAAGTATCTGAATCAGAGCGTTATGTTGGAGCTCATGTCTTTCCTCCAGTACCAGGGCAGTATAATCAAGTTGTCCCATTTGATTTTGCATCTCTGTATCCGACTACTATTATTGCTTACAATATTGATTATCATACTTGGGTATCTGACGAATCAGATATTCCGGATGATAAATGTCATGTGATGCAATGGGAAGATCACATCGGTTGTGAACATGATCCAAAAATTATTAGAAAGATGCAATTAAACAAGATGATTGAAATAGAACAAGAAAAGATTAAGAAAATTAGAGATAAAAAGAATAAAACGACAGACAAGTTTAGGAAGAAAGAATTTGGTGATGAAATCAAATCTCTGATTGACGAGCTTAAACCCTATGTCAAAGAACGTTCAGACCTGAACAAAAGTAAACCTAAATTTCCAATGTGTGCAAAGAGATACTATCGTTTCTTGAAAGAACCAAAAGGAGTATTACCAAGTATTATCCAAAATCTTCTTGATGCACGATCTCATACTCGTAATGTTGATATGGTTAAAGCCAAGAAAAGAATTGGTGTTTTAGAAACAAATGGTCATGATAATACCAAAGAAATTGAATCCTTGAATAGTTTACTTGGTGTTCTTGACAAACGACAGCTGGCATATAAAGTTTCTGCTAACAGTATGTACGGAGCGATGGGAGTTAGGCGTGGATACTTACCTTTTATGCCTGGAGCTATGTGTACGACTTATATGGGTAGAAAAAACATAGAAATTACAGCTGAGACTATTGTAAAGAAATTTGACGGTCAATTGGTATATGGAGATACCGATTCAAATTATATCAATTTTCCTCTAATGGAAGGAAAGTCTGACGAAGAATTATGGGACTATTCCGAGTTTGTCGCCGACGAGCTCACAAAGTTGTTCCCACCACCTATTAAGTTAGAGTTTGAAGGATGTATTTATAATTTCTTCTTCATTTTGACCAAAAAGAGGTATATGCATAGAAAGATTGAGAAAAAACGAGGTCAATTAATATACAGTGATAGCATTGGTAAAAAAGGAGTATTACTTGCCCGCCGTGACAACAGTAATTTTGTCAGAGTAATCTATGAAGGAGTTATCAATCACATCGCTGATAAAACACCAAGAGATGAAGTTTTGTATTGGGTCCTTGAAAAAATTAATAAAATGTTCTCTGGGTGTAATCCTTATACAGATTTTGTTGTTACCAAAGCTGTAGGAAATTCAGGTGGTCTTCAAGCAGAAGCATTTACAAATGAAAAAGGTGTTAGAAAAGCCAAGGTAGGTGATTATACTGTTCCTATACTCTCTTCAATTCTTTCTGAACGAGAAGAACAGTTAAAAAATAAAGGAGCTGAAAATCAAGAAGAATACTATCTCCTTTGTTTACCAGCTCAAGTTCAATTAGCAGAAAGAATGCAACAAAGAGGTCAAAGAGTAGATGCCGGTACTCGTTTAGAGTATTTGATCACAGGACCTGACAAACATACTGCAAAACAATATGAGAAGGTTGAATGTGCTGAATATTATTCTAGACACAAAAATGCTATCAAAATTGATTACTTTTATTACTTAAAAGCTCTTGCAAATCCACTTGATCAGGTATTATCTGTTGCATATCCTGGTGTTGTAGATTTTGTGTTGAATCAATACAAATTCAGATATAAAGTTCGACGTAATTTGTTGAATGAATTAAGTGAATTATTTACACCTAAACTTAAGTTTATTGGATAGAGCACACAATTTCTATGGTTGACATTTTCCATCTGAACCACATATATTAGAGTCAGAAAATGGACAATCAGCATTTGTAATGCAAGGTTCACAGTTTTTGTTAATACATGTTTGACCTTCTCCAGTACATCCGCATGTTATCGAACATTCATTCCTCTGATCGCAGAACAATCCTGTACAGTCTGTAGAACATGATCTACAATCTTTTGATATGTTGTCACAAATTAGTTCGTCTTCACACATACAAACTCCTCCACAATTATCATCGTCAGAACATTTTCCCTCAATGCAATTCCGTGTGCAGCAAATTCCAGTTATAGGATTACAAATCTGAGGTGAAGTACACGTTACGCTATCGCACTTACCGACACATTTTCCAAGAGTTCTATCACATGTTTTATTTTCTTCACAATTCCCAATTAAATCACATTTATTTATACATTTACCTATTTCTGCTATACCATAATCTCTACATTCTTCATTATCATTACACTTTAATCGACTGCACGGAAGATAACATTCACCTGTAACCGGATCGCATTTGTTCCAAGTTGGACAAAGTGGTGAAGATGATGATGCATCACAAACGCAATTTCCAGTTCCAGGATCACATTTTTGTCCAGTTTGACACTTTACGGAATCACAGTTATAGTTATTAACGCAATTTCCAGTTCCAGGATCACATTTTTGTCCAGTTTGACACTTTACGGAATCACAGTTATAGTTATTAACGCAATTTCCAGTTCCAGGATCACATTTTTGTCCAGTTTGACACTTTACGGAA